ATGAATGTTGATACAGCAGAAATTAATACTATAGAAATTTGGGGAGGAGAACCTTCTTTAGGGATTCATTTAATTACTCCAAATTTAGAAATTTTATTAAATTTATTTCAAAATTTAAACACTTTTTTCTTATCGACGAATTGGACTATAACCCCAATTAATGATTTAATAGATTTCATAAAAGAAATTGATTGTAAAAGTAATAAAAAATTTACTCTTAATCTTTAGTTGTCTATTGATGGTTTAAATGGAGAAATTAATAAACAAGGCCATCCAGGTTCTGTAGAAAAATATATAAAAAATATGGATTTATTTTTTGATTAGATAAATAAAATAAAATTAAAACATATATAGATTAATTTCTTATTTCATCCAGTTATTTCTCAAGAAGTAATTTTAAAAGAATTAAATACGTATGATAAAATTACTAAATATTATAAAGAAATGTTGAATCTTATTCAAGAATTTGATAATAGAAATTTTAATAAAGCTTGTTTTTTCCCATTATCTTTTGGATTTCCTGCTATTGCGAGCCCTCATAATTCTACATTAGAAGAAGGTATGGCTTTAGCAAATTGTGTTAAATTATTTGAATATGTTAAACACACTATTACTCCAGAAGATGATAATAATCCAGCTTATGCTACTATTGGAGGATATGAATAGTTTACTCATTTAGATAATGTGGGTTTAGAGTGTGGAGAAAGTGGATATAAAACATTTACCATTTTACCAGATGGAACTATTGCTGAATGTTCAAGTAGTTATATTTGTGATTTTGAAGAATATAATAAAGAATTAAAAGAAAATAATGATTTAGAACAATATAAAATTTCCTAGATTCGCAAAAAACATTATTTTAATCCAATTAATGCAACTCCAGAAGAAATAGAGAATTATCATTGGTATGTTTCAGATGGTGGTATTAGAGGAGTATCAGCAATATATAGAAATTTAAATTTAGGTTTATTAGATGAGCTCGCATTATCTAAATAGATTCCATATAGTTTTCACTTAGACCCTGAAAAAGCTTTATAGCATTTAACTAATACTTTAGTTTTATAGTATTGTACTAGAGATAATACAATAGAAACTCATAATCCTTTTATTTGTAGTCCATCAACTTTTAGAAAATATTTTAATGGTATAACTGATTTAATTTATGAGCAAGATAGCGCACAAATTAAATATAATATTAACCATTATGGTAAAAATTTAAACACCTTAAAAATGAATCGATTAGAAAGACCAATAGAAGATGAGGACAATCTATGAAAAATTTTTTAATGCAAGATAAAGTTTTATTAAATGATATTTTAGAACGACATTATTATAGTAAATTTAGACAAGGAGAAGGACGTTTAGAATTATTTTTATTGGGTAAATGTAAAGCTAATTGTGAATATTGTTATTTAAAAAAACATGGACAAGAATTATATCCCATAGAATTACAATCTAAAGAAAATATTTTAAAAAATTATGAAAAAGTATTAAAATGGTATACAAAGAATAAATTTCATAATTAGTTAGAGTTTTTTAGTGGAGAATGGATAACTACTGATTTATGTATTCCAATTTTTGATATTACATATAATATTTTTAATAATGCTTTGCCGAATGCACGCCCTCCTTTAATTATTTTTCCAGATAATATGTTATTTATTTATAATAAAGAATTAACAGATTATATTTAGAAACAAATTGATCGATTTAAAAAAGATTTAAATATTTCATTAATTTTTTCTGCTAGCGTAGATGGAAAAATTTGTGATTTTGGTCGGACTGAAGTTAATGATACATTTTACAAAAATTTAATTAATTTTTTAGATAAAAATGATTTTGGTATTCACCCTATGATTAGTTCAAATAATGTAAAATATTGGATTGATAATTATTTATGGTGGCAAGAGAATGCTCCTAAAAAAATTGCTGATAATATGATGTCTTTAGAAGTAAGAGATGAAACTTGGACTACTGAATCTATTGCCGATTTAATTAAATTTTGTGATTTTGTTATTGATTATAGAATTAAAAATGTTTATAATAATGATTTAGTAAAATTTGCCGATAGTATTTTTACTGGCCAAGGCTTAAATGGTGGATTATATCAACCTTTTGCTATTAAAAAAACCACTAATTTTACAAATAATCGAGATTTCATAGATTGCTCTTTTTCTTAGGTCTTACCAATTAGAATAGGAGATTTATCTATCGGTTTATGCCATCGACTTTATTATGATGATTTAATTATTGGACAATATGAATTAAATGATTAGGGCGAAATATTAAATTGTAATCCAAAAAATCTTTCTTTAATTATTCTTAAAACTCATTTACGTAGAAGTTGTCTACCTCATTGTGAAAATTGTCAATTCGTTGGTATTTGTGAATTATTTTGTTTAGGAAATGCTTATGAAAATTCTATGAATCCTCTTATCCCAATTAAAGAAAATTGTGATATGCAAAAAGCTAAATATTCTTTTTTACTTTATAAATATAATTCATTAGGTTTATTTAATAAAAATATAATTGATAATACGCATTTATCTTCTATTGATAAACAATATTTATTAGATTTAAAAGACAAAGTTTTAAATGGATTGGAGGTAAATAATTGTGGAGTCCGCTGATAATGTATTTAAAACATTGGTAAATAATTATGTTAATATGGATTATGGCTGTTTTTCAGAACAAGATGCTATGACTTATATTAATTTTTTACTTAATATAACTTTAGATAATTTATCTTCAATTAATATTTATGATTATGAAAAAATTATTTATTTTGAAATAATTTATCCTGATAATAATTCATTACAAGAAGCAATTATTCAACTTAAAAATAAAATTGCTCAAAATTTTATTTTTAAACAAAAACTATTAAAACGGTATGGACGATAAAAAATTTAAAATTTGATTTTTTTAAAAAAATATAATATAATATATATAGAAAGTTAAGGAAGAGAGAAAATTCTTCCTTAACCAATATAGGTCATTGGTGTAGCGGCTAGCATAGCGGTCTCCATTTGAAAACTTAATATTATTCCATAAAATAACGTGTTAAGTGAAAATTTAATTAAAGGTTAGATAATTGAATTAAAAGTTCAAATTGAATTTTTACGGTATGGATTTGATATTTCTGTTCCAACTTATAATTCTTCAAAATATGATTTATTAGTTGATACAGGGACAGAATTATTAAAAATTCAAATTAAAAAATCTATAAGTAATTCAAAATCATCATTTACATTTCCTTGTACCACACAAAATGTGAAAAGTTCTTTAGGAAGTAAGCATAAATATACAAATGATGAAATTGATTATTTTGCGACTGTATGGAATGATAAAGTGTATTTAGTGCCTGTTGATGAAACATCTTTACAAAAAACAATTTCTTTTGATGATGAAACTTATTTAATAACAAATATGTTTTCACAATATAAACGGTTATCTGATGAAGAACTATATAATTCTTCTCATAAAGAAAAATTTTATTGTAAAGACTGTGGATGCGAAATTAATCCAGGCTCTCTCCGATGTATTCCTTGTAATAATAAACTTTTACGAATGGCAGAAAGACCTTCTAGAGAAGAATTAAAAAATTTAATTCGCAATAAACCTTTTACTCAAATAGCAAGAAAATATAATGTTTCTGATAATGCTGTGCGAAAATGGTGTGATAGTTATAATTTGCCTCGTAGAAGTGGAGATATAAAAAAAATTGGAGAGGAGGATTGGAATAATATTTAAGCATTTTAGATGGAAACCGCGGACCTAGGTTCGAGTCCTAGATGGCCTGCGGGAACTCTCCACAATACCTTCACGCGGTGTTCCTGATTTCGACAGAAATTGTGGCAAGTTTATTAAATTTACCTGCCAAAAATTTAATAATTAATAGGAGGTAAATTTAATGAATGGTTTTATTTATAAAATTACTAATGAAGTAAATAACAAAGTATATATTGGAAAAACTTTATCTTCAATAGATAAACGTTTTAAATAGCATAAAGAAGATAGCTAGAAAGAAAATGAAGAAATTCGACCTCTTTATCGAGCTATGAAAAAATATGGGGTTGAAAAATTTCATATAGAAAAAGTTGAAGAATGTCCTTTAGAATTATTATCAAAACGAGAGAAATATTGGATTAATTATTTTTCTTCTTATACTAATGGATATAATGCTACTTTAGGAGGAGAAGGAAAACAATTATACGATTATGATAAAATTGTTAAAGAATTTTTATCTGGCAAATTGATATATGAATTAGCTAATGAATTTAATTGCTGCCCTGATACTATTTGTTAGGCATTAAAATTATCTAATATAGATCCTAATTCTAATGCCAGTCAAAAAAGTAAAAAAAGTATAATAGCAAAAAATTTATCTGGAGAAATAATTCAAAAATTTGATTCTCGAACAGAAGCAGTAAAATGGTTATAGCAAAATAATTATGTTGCGAATACTGTCGATAAAGATAATGTAATCGCAACTATAGGGCGAGTAGCCAACGGGAAACGAAAAAGTGCTTATGGTTTAATTTGGGAAAATAATTAATTTTATACACAGGAGTGATTTGTATAAAATTTTATATTTCGTATTTTTATGCAGTTCGTTTTATGAAGTCGAATACTGTGGCTTTATCAACAGCCAAAAGCGACCCACAATGGTTCCATCACGGCTGGGATAGGAGTGTAGTATATGAAGATAAAAATGGCGTTTTAAATGGATTGCGTGCTGAGCCATTTGTTCCTCAAACATTTGAAAATGCTGAGGGATACTGCGGTCATTGTGATAAAGACCCTGTTCATTGTAAATTTATTAAAGCATATCGTCAACAATTAAACAATCTTGATTTTGATGATATGATGCGTCGATTCAAAAGTATCGCTGAACGAGTAGTTAAAAATGGCGAAGAGCCTGAAATCGTTTTACTTGTCCATGAAGCCCCGAATAATCCTTGTTCTGAGCGTTGGCCGCTATTTGAGTGGTTTAAAAAACATGGAATTGATGTTGAAGAGTATCCAATTAAAAAGGCGCAAAAACCTGAGCAAAAATTTAATTTTTGATTTTTAAAAAAAAATATAATATAATATATATAGAAAGTTAAAGAAAAGGAAATTTAAAAAATCTTCAATTTTCTGGGACAAAAAATCTTAATTGATTTTTTATAAAAAATATATTATAATATATTTAGAAAGTTAAAAAGGAAATGCTTGGATAGCTCAACTGGTAGAGCGTTGGCCTGAAGAGCCAAGCGTAGATGGTTCGACCCCATCTCCAAGCACCAAAAGGCGTAACCAGCAAATTTATCTATATAAACATTTAATTCAGGATTAAAAGAGTTGTATACGCGCCTTGTATTTGGGACATTAGCTCAATGGTAGAGCATTCGGCTGTTAACCGAAGGGTTACAGGTTCGAGTCCTGTATGTCCCGCCAGAGTGGCAACTACTCAAAGAAAATGTTGCGGGTGGTTTTGGAGTGCTTTCCATCAGTACATAAATAAAAGTGCTCTTGTATGCGGGTGTGGTGGAATTGGTAGACTCGGAGGATTTAGGTTCCTCTGCCAAATGGTGTGTGGGTTCGAGTCCCACTACCCGCACCATTGTTGATTTTACTATTTTATCAATGTTAGAGTGAAAGGGCTTCATTCAAATCGCTCAAATCGGGTTGGCCAAGAGGAGAGATAGATGAAAATAGTTTGAGGTGGAGAGTTGGAAAACCTAATAGCTATATTAGGTATACATAATGTAGCTATCTCATAAAATTTGGGTCTGTATTTCAACGGGAGAAAGCGTCCCTTGCAAGGACGAGGTTGTGCGTTCGAATCGCATCAGATCCACCATATCCAGATTAGCTCAGGCGGTAGAGCGCGTGGAAGGTAACCACGAAGTCAACGGTTCAAACCCGTTATCTGGGAAATTATAGTTAATGTTAGGCGAGGCCGCCAATAGCAACAATTTAATAATAAACCCTTGGTATAATATTAGACTTGAATAATAATATTACTAATGATTAGAGGAAAAAGTAATACTATATATATACATTATACCAACAAAAAGAAATAATAAAGTAGATTAAACAAAATAAGTTAAATTGTTGCGATAAGTGCCATTATTTATAATTGGTTAGATTTAGATGAGAGGTAGAGTTTCTTTTAATGGATTCTTCTCGTAAACACCTGGAAGATTAAAAAGAATCCTTGTTATGCTCGAATGGCGGAATTGGCAGACGCGCTTGGCTCAAACCCAAGTATTGGAAAATGTGTGGGTTCAAATCCCACTTTGAGCACCATTAAATAAATACTGAAACGGCTCAGGTCCTATCGGCTGATTGGGCAGGCGAGGAAAAGTGAGGTAGGTTGCGGTGGAAATCCCTTGAATTAGCGTAAAAAAACCTTCGCCTGAGAAACTGGAAGTGGTTTCTTACGAATTGGAGTAGTGTAAGCGTGTGGCTGAAACATGACCACCCGCCCAATCTTTAGTATTTATTTAAAAAAACATAGGAACTATCTGATGTGAAAGGCATCTAGTGCAGTTAGAGCACAATAAAAATCTAACTCGTGGTGAGTGGCGTTAAAACGCATAGGCGCAGATAGAGGTATTTTCATCGCATACCTGCTTTATTCCTATATTTGATTTTTTATAAAAAATATATTATAATATATATAGAAAGTTAAGAAAGGAATGAGAATAATGTTCGACCGCTACAGCAATTATGATACTGAAATTCAGGTTGATGAATTTGTTGAGCATGAATATCTGACCGGTTGGGAGGAAGAATATTATGAATAGGAAAGCTGACTTAAAAAAGACTGGCGATGAACTCCAAGCATATCTCCAGTTCCGGCGTCGCGGTTTTAAGGTTGAAAACCGCAAAGGTAAAGGCACTTACACACGAAAACAGAAGCACAAAAATCAAGAAAGATATTGTGCTTAATATGGCGTACTCGTCTAATGGTTTAGGATATGAGATTCTCAATCTCATGATCGCGAGTTCGAATCTCCGGTACGTCACCAATGAATTCGGGGTGGTGGCCGAATTCATGAGTTATGACTAAAAAGTCAAGCACAGTTGCACAAAACAAAAATGGTGGGTTTGATCTCCCACCGTCTGGTCCTGTGGACGAATTGGTAGAGTTACCACCCTTTCAAGGTGGGGTTTGCGGGTTCAATCCCCGCCAGGATCACCATTAGATAGAATTTACTATCTAATAAAGAATATAGACAGAACTTACTGTCTCTAATAAAAAAGTCTGGGAAACCTAATACGCCGCAAGTAGGAAGGATTAGGGGGTTGATTGTAAGCCGTTAAACAATCCGTATTTCACTGAGACTGGTGATGACGATAACAAAGGGGTGTGGCCAACCCAAATGTCGAATATGGCTCCGTAGTTCAGCTGGCTAGAACGCATGCCTGTCACGCATGAGGTCGCGGGTTCAAGCCCCGCCGGAGTCGCGTCTTCAATCAAGCAACCTCTACGTGGTGAAGATAGAAACATTCATTAATTTGGATGGCTAATGCTTGGGCGACATCCGCAATTATTATGAGTATACATATGGCTCAATTCGGATTGCATCTTATGAATGAGCTAATAGTTATGACACCATTACTTATAGTAGTAGTGTTATCAAGGTTTTGGGTAATTGAACCGGATAATCAATGCTCATAATTTGCCTGTGAAGCTTATGCGGATAAGCGATGGTGTCATAAGCCATAGACAGTTGGTTCGAATCCAACGACAGGCACCATTGCGGGCGAGTGGAACGGATTTACCATACTGGCCTCATAAGCCAGTGATACTGGGTTCGACTCCCAGGCAACGCAACCATTAAGACGCATCCAGCAAATCATTTACTGGTTAAGAATTTAGTCTTCAAAACTGAAAACGAATGGGTTCAAATCCCTATTGCGTCTTGAAATAATAAACAATAAAATTAACATATAAGGCATTAACAGCAATTATCTTTTCCAGAATAGCTTAGTTGGTTAGAGCACTTTCCAAAAGAAAGAGGTCTACGGTTCGAATCCGTATTCCGGAGCGTAAAGATAGTGCCTAGTAGAAAAACATCCAAAAGGAGAAATTTAAGTATGAAATTTGTTCCCGGCGATAAAGTGTTTTGTAAGAAATACGGTAAGGGTTTTGTCCATAAGATTGACGAGACTGAGAAGGATTGGTTCTACGATTTTCATTTCGCTGATGGAACGCGAATTTGGATGTCGCAGGCTGATGGCGAGCGATATGTAAAACATCGTAAGAAGGTCGCTCCTACAGCAGAGTAATAAAAAATCATTTTCCCTCTTTTTAATAAGTCCTTTCTTTTTTGTTAAGACCCACAATGAGAGATCCATACATATGACATAATATGTGCCTCCTAAATGATATTTGGTTGCAAGTCCATGTAAATCTAAATATTTGCACAAATAGACCGTATGGCTGTGGGATTGGTTATCTCTTTCTATATATTTTGAAGTATATAGAAACAAAAGACTATTATATGGAACGAGTCTTTTACATCTAGCCTGTAGATTGCGTTCATTTGTGTATCTCCTTTGTTTTAAGTTTGGCATAGATTGATTTTTCCTTTATTTCTAACTTCACAATACAGGTCGTTTTTCTACGTTCCATTTTTGCTTTATTAAGAATAGGAGGGAATTTAAATGTTTCATGATATTGATGATATGATTTTCGGATCAGAGGATTATCCATGTGTTAGCGAGAGATAATCCGCGTTTAATGCAACCGATGGCGGTTCCAAGTCCGTAGAAATGCAGAGGAGACGCGGTTAGTGAAAATTCGCTAATTTTCTTATTTTTATACGAAATTTCATAAACGCATATGTAGATATGGCAGAGTGGTTGAATGCGGTGCCCTGCTAAGGCATTAGTCGCGTGAGCGGCTCGAAGGTTCGAATCCTTCTATCTACGCCATGTGGCTATAGTTCAGATGGTAAGAACGTCTGGTTGTGGCCCAGAAGGTCGGCAGTTCGAATCTGCCTAGCCACCCCAAATCCAATAGGAGGATAATAATGGAAATTGAGCGCAAATGGCTTCTGAATAGTTTGCCTAAAAATTTAACATTTTGGGATCAATATACTACTATTGAGCAAGCATATTTGACGATAGAAAAGTTTAGTGATGTAATCACCAAGGAAGTGCGGATTCGTAAAAAGACAACCGCAAATGGTGAGATAGATTATAAACTTGCCTATAAAATTGGTAGTGGCCTTATTCGCGAAGAAATTGAAACTCCTATCACTGAAGATTTTTGGAAGGAATGTACTAAAAATGTTATTCCTATCCGTAAGAAATATTATACTGAAACTTGTAAGTGTCCGCATTATAAAGACGATGATCTTACTCAGACATTTACAGTAGAGTTCAGTGAAGTCGATGGTGGTGAGTTCTATTATGCAGAAGTAGAATTTAATTCTGTAGAAGAGGCCAATCATTTTCATTTTCCTTATCCTAGTTTGGTAATTAAAGAAGCCACTAACGACGATAGTGTTCGTATGGCTAATTATTGGATTAAAACAGCATATCGTCGGATGGGCTAAAAAAATGATGCCCTGGTAGTTTAATGGTGCGAACGGGGGACTTATAATCTCTTGATGGAAGTTCGATTCTTCCCCGGGGCACCATTAAAAGACTCATACAGCAATTTCTGCTTGTTAAGCACTCACCTTTTAAGTGAACTATAAAATGAGTCTTGTATATTAATTTATGCGACTATCGCCTAAGAGGATATGGCAACGGTCTTCGTTAAATTAGTTTAATTGGAAAAATTTGGGCAATTTCTTTTAAATTCGAACCCTTATTTTTTATATTTAGTAGAAAAAAATACTAGGAGAGAAAATAATGGTTGGAATTTATAAAATTACTAATAAGATTAATCAAAAAATTTATATTGGATAGAGTGTTAATATTAGCAAACGCTGGATGGCTCATCGAAATGGAGCTTTTAATCCAAATAATGGTCAATATAATACTCCTTTATATAAAGCTATTCGTAAATATGGTATCGAAAATTTTACATTTGAAATTTTAGAAGAATGTGCTATAAATGAATTAGACATTAAAGAAAAATAGTATATTCAATTATTGGATGCTACTAATTCAGATATAGGTTATAATTTAACACAAGGAGGTCAAGATTCTCATTGTGTAAATTCTAAAATTTCAGAAGACGCTTTACAAAAAATAGTGGATTTATTAAAAAATAGTTCATTATCTGAAACCGAAATTGCTAAATAGTTTAATGTTTCTTAGAGAACAATTAGTGCTATTAATTTAGGTCAAATTAAAATTTTAAGCACTGAAATTTATCCTCTTCGAAATTCAAATTATTTAACAAAATTAAAATTTAATACCTTAAATCAAGAAAAAATTTGTTCAATATGTGGAACAACTATTAAAACGAATAGTTTATATTGTATAAAATGTGCAAAAATAGTTCAACGAAAAGTTGATCGTCCTACAAGAGAAAATTTAAAAAATGAAATAAGAAATTAGTCATTTTTATCGCTAGGTAAAAAATATGGAGTAAGTGATAATGCTATCCGAAAATGGTGTTAGTATTATAATTTACCTACAAAAAAATCTGAAATTAAAAATATTAGTAATGAAGATTGGCTCACGATATAAGTTCAAATCTTATATTTAGCTCCATAAACCGTAATAGTCTGGGTTCGAGTCCCAGTAGTCGTACCATTTAAATGTTGTTATAGTATAGGAGTGTCTCTATGAAGTAGAAATTTTATCTATTTAATTTAGGGGCGTTTGTGTTAGGAATAATTTTAGGTTTTATTGTTCCTTCAATTTTTCCATCAATCGCATTTTTAGGAACAATTTATATTAACCTTTTAAAAATGATGATTGTTCCAATATTATTCTTCGGAATATCAAGTGCATTAGCTTCATCTAAACGAGCTGGCACAATTACATTAAAAACAATTTTTTTATTTATTATAATGTTTTCAGTATCATATTTAATCTGTTATGGATTGTTTAGTGTGATACAACCTGGGGTAGGATTTAATTTTACTCCAGTGGAATGGAATGGAATAACAGTTTCTACTTCATTTGAAGAATTTTTTGTAGCTATTTTTCCGAATAATATTATTCAAGCTATGGTAAATAATTCAATTCTTCCTGTAATTTTATTCGCTTTTATATTTGGTATAGCATTACGGCATACAACTCAAGCTGTATCAGAGCGATTAATTACTACATTGAATTGTTTTAATTTAGCATTTAATAAAATGCTTGAATATATTTTATATTTTACTCCTATTGGTATTTTTGCTTTAATGGGTAATACAGTTGCTACTTATAGTAGCCAAATCCTTACAACTTGCGCCATTTATGTTGGATGCGCTTGGTTGGGTTGTTTAATTATTGCTTTAATAGTAATGATTTTACCCGTATGGATTTATTGTCATATAAATCCAATAGAGTACATTAAACGAGTGAGTAAAATTTGGTTGATTACTTTATCTACGTGCGGGTCTGCGGCAACTCTTCCTTATACTATCAAGGTTTGTAATGAGGAATTTGGTATTAATAAGGAAATTACTGATATTGTTGTTCCTCTTGGATGCACTATTCATATGTGCGGAGGCGCCGTTTCATTTAGTCTATTGGCTTTGTTTAATTGTCAAATGTATGGCATTACAATTACGCCGATAATGTTTATTACAATGTTAGTAGCGGCTATTCTTATTAATATGGGTGCGCCTGGTATTCCTGGCGGTGGAGTAGTAATTGGTGCTTCTTATTTAGCATTGATTGGTTGTCCACTTGATTTTATTGGAGTGTATGCTGGTTTTTATCGACTGCTTGATATGGCTTATACTACAATGAATGTTAGTGGAGATATTACGGCTAATTTGTTAATTAATAAAAATATAAATAAATAAAATAAAGGCGAAAACAGCAATTTATTTTTTTTACAAGGGACTATTTGTTGAAGGTTCGAGTCCTTCTTTCCGCAACATATGCGGGAATAGCTCAAAGGGTAGAGCGATAGTATAATAAAAAAATTCGCCTTGTATATGCGAGTGTAGTTCAGTTGGTAAGAACGCACGACTGATAATCGTGAGGTCAATGGTTCAAGTCCATTCATTCGCACCATAGGATAAAACTTATTAATTGTCTATATTTAATTCTTAAAATATATAGAAATATGTTTTAAGGAGGTAGAATTGTGGAATTTTTAGGTTGTAATCCTTCTAAAAAAGATTTAAGAAATTATAAAATTAGAGCTACGGTTTCTTAGATTGATAATTTACCTGATGAATTTGAATTACCAAAATATTCATTCATTAAAAATCAAGGAAGTGTTGGTTCTTGTGTCCCTCACGTAATGTCTGAAATTCTTGAATACCATAACCATGGACAAAATAAATTATCTACTAATTTTTTGTATGGTATAAAACGAGAATTATGTAATGATTTAAGCCAAGGAATGTATTTAAGTGATGCTTGTAAGATAGCGACTAAATATGGTGATATGCTTGAATCTGATTGTTCAGGTAATATTGAAATTCCTCATGCTTGGTATGAAGCTGAAAGTGCATATGCTAATATTGAAAAAATGAAACGAGCATATACATTTAGATTATAGGGTTATTTTACTTGTAAAACAAATAATGACATTAAAATTGCTCTTCAAAATTATGGGCCTGTTGCTGCTTGTATTGACTGGTATCAAGGTTGTAGAGCTAAAAATGATGGAACATTTATTTATAATACAAAACGCAAATCAACTTATCATTGTATTATGATTTATGGATGGAATAAACAAGGGTTTTTATGTCAAAATTCATTCGGTAAATCATGGGGAAATGATGGTTATTTTATTTTACCTTATGATTATATTATTGGTGATGCTCGTGCATTAGTTGATGAATATAATCCAGAAGAAGAAGCATTAATTATACCGAAGACTAATAAATTTTTAGATTTTTGGTATAAAATTTTAAATTGGTTTATTAATTTGGTGAGTTAATGTTAAAAGCTATAATGGCTGGCATTTTAATTGGTATTGCTGGTCTTGTTAATCTAAGTATTAATGTTCCTTATTTAGGAGCATTTCTTTTTTCTACTGGACTATTAATTATTTGCTATTAGCAATATAATTTATATACTGGTAAAATTGGATATATTAAATCATTAAATGATTTTAAAAATTGTTTAATTTATTTAATTGGCAATTTAATTGGTGTATTTTGTGTAGGTATTATTCCGCAAACAACCACAATATTAAATAAAATTAATCAACCATGGTATTTAACATTATGGTTATCTATTGGTTGTGGTATTCTTATTTACTATGCGGTTGATGTATTTAAGAAACATAATAGTGTAATTGGAATTTTATTATGTGTTCCTACATTCATTATATGCGGTTTTAATCACTGTATTGCTAATATGTATTATATAATTGCTAGTCGTGAATTTACCATTGATGCTTTAATTTTTATTATTATTTGTATTATTGGAAATTCAATAGGTAGTTTAATTTGTAATTATGTTGACAATTTTAAAAAAATATAATATAATATTTATATAAGATGAAGGAAGGAAAAAATCTTCCTTCAATATCCGGGTGTAGCTCAGTTGATAGAGCGCGGCATTTGGGATTAATAATCCCATCGGGCAAATTAGACCATTAGTATTATTTTAATTTTTAATAATAATAGAAGGATGTGATAATTATGCCTAGAAAATTAACTTAGGAAGAATTTGATTTACGAGTAAAAAATTATACTCAAGATACAGTTGAAGTAATTAGTCCTTATATAAATCGTCGGACTCATATAAAAATTAAATGCAAATATTGTGGATATGAATGGGAAGTATCTCCAACTTCATTTATTGAGTCAGAACATAAAAATTATTCATTTTAGGGTTGTCCTTAGTGTAAATATACTACACTTAAATGTGCTTATTGTGGAAAAGAATTTAAACGATTAAAATCAGCGATTAAATCAGATATTGTTTATTGTTCTAAAGAATGTGGGAATAGGCATAAAAATAATTTAATTAAAATGAATAATAGCACAGCATACCGACGAAATGCATTTGATTATTATCCTCATAAATGTGCTATTTGTGGTTGGGATGAAGATGAAAGAATTTTAGAAGTCCATCATATTGACGAAAATCATGACAATAATGAATTAAATAATTTAATGATTTTATGTCCTATTTGCCATAAAAAATTAACCTTGCATTTATATAAAATAGAAAATAATAATTTATAGCCCTTATAATTTATTTGGGCTATACATATAGAGGACGTGGTGTAATGGTAACACGCTAGCTTTGGGAGCTTGAATCGCAGTTCGAATCTGACGTCTTCTACCAATCGAGAATAAAAATCCTTAATTGATTTTTTATAAAAAATATATTATAATATATATAGAAAGTTAAGAAAGGGATTTAAAAATGGAAATTTCATTTGAAACTGCTCAGTTGGTTCATGAAGCGATTGCGTATACGATTACTAAAACATCGTATTTTACAACTGGTCAAATTCCTTCAGCAGATGATGTCAATAGCGCAACAAGTTTGTTTTTCTGTAAGTTTTTGGAAGATGAAAAGAATATTACAACAATTCGGTAAGAAAGGAATTGATGAAAATGGAAATTAATTTTGGTTCTCGTTATGCTGATCTCGATAATAATGTTTATAAGGTTGTGGGTAATGCATTTCATTATGGTGATAAGACTGATGAAGTGATTTTCCTCGCTCCCATCAAGAATGGCACTGTGGGCGATGTTCAGTATATTTCTCGCAAGGAAATGGAAAAGGGTGGAATTCTGTTCCCTGTTTCCAAGTATAATTAAGTCCCGTTAGTCCAATGGATAAGACCTGTGGCTACGGACCACATAATCGAGGTTCGAATCCTCGACGGGATGCCATGTTCTTTTGCATTTGATTATCACATACTATAAACCGTGGGTTTGTATCCACACAGCAGAGAGGTAGTTTTTGACTCTGCTATATGGGCGATTAGCGCAGCTGGTAGCGCATATCCCTTACAAGGATGGGGTCGGCGGTTCGAGTCCGTCATCGCCCACCAGTAGAAAGGAATGAATTAAATGTCTCAATATCTCAATTTTTTTATTAAAACTGGTGAAAATCAGTATCAGCAAATTGCGAATTATTCTCGCAATCATATGATTTATCGAGCATTTAATTCCGCTCCTTATGAGCAAATTACACGATTAACTGAATCAAAAATAGTAAATGCTATTGGAGAATTGAAAGTAGCGAAAGATGCTTACCAAAAAACAATGCGAGACAATGATGAGCAAGTTGCAATTCAGTATCGGCTATGTTCAAAAGATGAATTTTTCGATGTTTATGGTCAAATCCAACAGACAAATAAAGAATTGAGACAAGATGTTGAGGAATGTAATAATGGGATTCTTGAACTTCAATTCATTCAACGAATGACAAGAACTCCTAATGATGCTGTGATTTATTTTGGGGTTGAGATTTATGACCCTGAAGATGAAGATATAATTTAATATAAAGACCCTTGCAGCAAACTCTTCTAATGAAGAATTACAGGTTCAAATCCTGTTGAACGCACTGGCGTTTATGGCGGAAATGGTTTACGCGATTGACTGATAATTAATTTATTCATATTTAGGGGTCTTGGGCTTAACGAAATTTAGTTCAAAAATGTTAAAATGTCCGAAATTTCGTTTCCACGTCTATGATAGTAAAAGCACGATAAATAAATTAACTATGTCTCTTAGTCATGCCATAAAATAAAATGATATGGTTTTATAGAGAGAAATTTTGGTCTGGAGAATCGGGAGAGCCAATAGACGCACAATTTAGTATACGGCCGTCGCCAAACAGGTAAGGCACAGGACTTTCGAGAAATCGTTTAAATGGGTTATATTATGTGATGGGTTAAGTAGCATAATATAAGTTCTGTTAGTAGGACACCAACCGGAATGATTGGTAGTATGAGTGCAAGTCTCATTTTCTCGCCCTGACTCCTGCATCTGCTGGTTCGAGTCCAGCCGGCCGTGCCACCGGAGTTCTGCTAAATCATATATTTAATTAAGAATTTGCTGCTCTGAACGAATATGTGAGGATTTAAAAAATGGGTCTAGATGACGCAGATAACCCGCTCCGGACCAGAAATAAGTGAGGAAAATAATGTATATTTGTCCAATTTGTAATATAGGATTTTCAACACAAGAAGGTGTAGCAAAACATCTTTTAAATTGTTTTAGAGAACAAAATCCATATTATCCATCAAAACCCGCTCCTCGTAGCGAAGATATTAACACAATGGAAATAAATGATGATGTAATGAATTTTTTTAATTCATTTAAACAGAGGTAAAAATGGAAGAAGTCGCGGTCAAAACTCATTTAATTATCACTGATATTCATGAAGAATATCATATGAATTGGTGTGGTAAAATCTTTGACGCAAATCCTAAATTGAAAAATGGTTTACCTGTTTTTACAATTATTGGTAGTCGTGGTCGAATGGAAATTAGCACGATTGATATGAATCAATTGGAAAAATGTGCTAAATCTTTGACTTATCCGCGAGGTCGTTCTGCTGTTTCTAAAGATAGTTCTCAAATTTATATCCAAGAGGTAGATGGAAATGAAAAATTATTGGGCGTTTTAACTCATAAGCATATCAAGAGTTATGCTCCAATGTATGATAAAGTAGGTTTTAGATAAGGAGAGCAATATGAATTTTCGAACTAAGAAACATTACGAGTATCGTATCGCAAAACTGAAGGCTAAGGGTGAGGTTGTCAATGCCAACCTAATTCGTAAAGCTGAGCGCAAATTGCGTAATATGAAATAATTTGACATTTTAAAAAAAATATTATATAATAAATATATAAAGTAAAGGCTTATCCAGCAAATTTTAGGAATGAAGATTCAACTTGGGTTGTTCATTAGAGCCTTGTCAGATATTCCGGCTTGGAGTAATGGTAGCCCGCCTGACTCTAAATCAGGTCGCCTCGGTTCGAATCCGAGAGCCGGTGCGGCATTAAGTAAGAAACCTCCCCGTGGTAATGCTGGTTAATACTAATTCTTGCGTTAAGAAAATGAAGCAATATGTATATAAACCATTGATAAGTCTTCATTGAGACAGGATGTAGGATTCGAAGTGTCCATCATTTAAAGAGTAGTCTATAACCGCGGAATAGATTTTTGGTATAGACACACACTGTCAAGGTTCTCGATTTACCTTAAACAAAATCGAATATTTGGGCCGGTAATGTGTTAAAGTAGGCACGTCAGTCTGTAAAACTGATACCTTATGGTTCGAGTGGGTGCGATTCCCTCTCGGCCCACCAGTAGGTTATAAAGGTGAAATCCCATCAAGTGGCAATACACCGAGAGCGTGTGTTGGATATTTGATTACCTATGAGTCCCCAAGCATAAAGTTATAATAGCGAGGGCGGGCCCTTGTGTCGAAATGACAAGGTGAGTTATAGGATATAGTTTAATGATTATGAGCTGTTTGGAGTACGTTAATGATTTGTCAATAAAATGAATGTAAGGTGTCCTATTCGCCTGCCAAACATAATACAGGAGTTTTATTGGACAGAATTTTTCTGTTATTAATAGTGAAGTAGCTGATGGTTAACAGGTAGGTAGCATAACACAAGGTGCGCTTTAGTGGTTATGAAGTAAGCGATGACATTATTAATAACAGGGATTTTTTGTTTATAAGTGCGCTCCGGGCGAGAGCGAGCGTAAGAATCGAAAATCTAAATCAAAAATGATTTTAGAAAATTTAAATACAAATGCCGGATTAGCACAGTGGTAGTGCAATCGCCTTGTAAGCGATAGGTCGGGGGTTCGAATCCGTCATCCGGCTCCATAATATCCGCACGGATGGCCGTGGTCATAAGTTTAGCTAACTTGCTCTATTAGAGATTTAGTGCGGTATATAAATTAATATGGGCCTATAAGCGAGTGGTATGACCCTCATTCGCTATTTTTTTGAGAAAAAGGTGTATTATTATGAAGTATTCTCTGGATAAGTATAAGTATTTTATTTATTATGACAAGAATGGTAAGAAGACGGTTTCCGCAGTTTCTACCTATGCTGGTAGAACTGTAAAGGGTTATGCTAAGTGTGATCCTCGTGATAATTTTTCTGAGGATAATGGTAAGAAGCTTGCAGCAGCTCGGTGTAATGCTAAGGTGGCTGATAAGCGCGTGAAGCGCGCAGAAAAGAAAATGGGTGATGCGCTTCGCCAGTTGGATGCGGCTGAGGCCTATTACAAGCGTATGCGGACTTATTTCAATGATGCGTCTAGAGATGCTGAGTTCGCAAAGAATGAAGTCATTTGTCTCGAACAGGAAATGTAATATAAACGGGGTTTAATACCCCATATGCCGGGGTGCGCAAGCGGTCATAAGCGCCTAGTCTTGAAAACTTGTGTGAGCTAATTACTCCCGTGGGTTCGAATCCCACCCCCGGCGCCAGACTAAAAGATTTATAGGAGGAAAAATTATGGAAAATAAACCATTATCAAGAGCCTATAATCGTGATGTATCCAAGAGAAAAGCATTAAGGAAACGTCAAATCATACGAAATATTTATTGTTGGAGTGATAGCCCTGATTATTATAATAATCTCCATCAATATTCAAAAAATAAAATTCATTGCTCATGCCCTTGGTGTTCTGAAAAAACGCGGAATAAGGGTCATCGCAGAATTGCTAAAAATTATAATCGGTCAATCAACTGGAAAAAATCTGATTTGATTAAAATTGAAGCGATGAGCGCTGATTTGAAAGAAAATATTTGATTTTTATTAAAATATATATTATAATATATATAAAGACTTGAACAGCAAAAACTGGATAGTAAATCCACTCCTTAACTGGTTCGGTAGTTCGAATCTACCCTGGCCCACCATATGGGTCGGTAGCGAAGTGGTCAAACGCGGTGGAACCAAACAAAAGAGTCTTGTTTGACAAATTTAAAAAAATATAATATAATATATATAGAAAATGAAACAAAAAGTAAGAAAAAAACGCCCTGAACCACCTTGGTATTTTTATTTTGACACTGATAATTGTTATCGTTGTAAAAATAAAAATGGATGTGGCGGTTGTAAATTTCTAAAAAAATATATTCATACAAAACAAAAAAAATAAATAAAGGCTCATTACAGCAAATTTGTGTTTTTAAAATACAATCTCGAAAAATTGCTTGAAAAATTTTTTTTACATATTTAGAGCCTTGTTATATGCCGCTGTGGTGGAATAGGCAGACACAGCAGACTTTAATGTGTTTTCCACAAATGTGGACTACGAGGATTTTCGTAGAGAGTGCCTAAGAGGAAACTCTTAGAGTAGAAGTTGGCTAAAACGGCGAAGGCAAACACAGAACGCCGTGCTAAGTTTTGGCACACGCTCTAAAATTTTTGGACAGTGTAAGATAATTTATTTAAATTAATTTTGATATAATATATAGAAAGAGATTAATTTAAAAGGAGCATTTTATGCGAACTGATATTTTAGAACGAAAAAATGAAATATTACAATGGATAGATAAAAATTAGTCTAAGGCTTATATGGCTAGAGAATTGAATTGTAATCCGAAAACAATTAATTCAGTTCTTGCTAAATTAGGTATTGATTATTCTGGAAATCAAAGCGGTAAGGGGTAGTCAAAATCAAATAATAATTATATGCCATTACAAGAATATTTAGATTCTAGTTTAGACATTCAAAGTAATAAAGTAAGAAATAAATTATTACGAGAAGGATATAAAAATTATCAATGTGAATGTTGTGGTATGACTGAATGGTTAGGGCAACCTATTCCATTAGAACTACATCATAAAGATGGTAATAGAAATAATAATGTTTTAGAAAATTATTAGTTATTATGTCCAAATTGCCATGCATTTACAGATTCTTATCGTGGTAAAAATTGTGTCAAATAAATGTGTAGAGACTATATACCAACCACCTAAGTCATTTGATATGGTGAAGACATAGTCCAGACTACAACACAGTAATGTGGCTATAGTGATATAGAGTAGTACGAAAATCTGCCGACCCTAAAGTCGTACCGGTTCAAGTCCGGTCAGCGGCACCATTTATCATAATAAAGGAGTGATTATTATTTCTCGTTCATATAAGAAAACCCCTTATTGCGGAGACAAGAAATCCAAAGATTTGAAACGTTATGCTAATCGAGTAGTTAGACAGCGTTTGAAAAATTCTGATGATAGACTGAATTATAAATCATATCGCAAAGCATATCAATCATGGAATATTTGTGATTTTTGTACTATTGCGCCTGATTTTGAAACATATTATAAATTTATGGTAGATCAATGGTATTCACGTCAGATTAATGGCTGGCATGAACCGTATCCTACACGAGAACAAACTCGTAAGGAGTATCGTAAATATTATAAAAACAAATAATTTGACATTTTCAAAAAATTTTTGTATAATATATATAGAAAGTTAAAGAACTTTCAAAAGCCTTTTCTTTAAATCCCTATCCCCAAAGGTAAGATTGTTTGGCATTTTCAACTTCATAAAGAAAATGCTTACGCAGGTATAGTATAATGGCTAATATATCTGGCTTCCAACCAGAGGATGAGGGTTCGATTCCCTTTACTTGCTCCATTCCCTTTAATGGGATTGTTCATATAATACTGAGAGCCGTGCAGCAAATTTTTATTAGAAAGTTATTTCTACCAAAAAAGGATGATGCTATAATTAATAGCGCTACTCATGGCTCATGAAGAGTTATCTAAGTGTAGATGCGATGATGGGGCTCTCGAAAATTACCATTGTCAATTTGAGAACGATAATGTTTAATGAGCCTTTTTTACTTGTCTTCTTAGGAGGTCATAGCTAGTAGGAATGTGGCGATTATCGACAAAACATTCGAAAGCAATGAAGAACGGCAGGTTATTTATTGAATAGGTAAAGGCACAAACAGCAATTATTAGATGATTATAATTAATGCTAGAAATTTTTAAATCAACGTGCCTTGTTTTTTTTCTCACGCGTATTTCCAATTTTTTTCCAGTTTTGGTAAATTTTTTCCAGCAACATGCTCCGTTAGCTCAGTGGTAGAGCAGTAGCCTTGGTGGAATCGTATAATGAAATACAATTCCGAACTCGATCAAAAAGTTTTATTAATTCATTGACCGACGAACAATGGGAAGAAATATGAGTTCAAATCTCATTTCCGCCTCCATTAAGCTATTGGTCCGGGGTTCAAATCCCCGACGGGGCACCATAGGTGAATACGGCACCTAACCCCTTTCAATTTGGAAAATTTGAGACGGCAACTCATATATCAACGTTGATAACGGTAAGAAGGTCTATCAATCTTGAAAAAGATTAAGGGTTGTGCATATCTTCCCTGATTAGATATATGAAGTGGGGCAACGGGAGGCCCGCCCACTATAATATCGGGCCCTCCACCATGGTAGGGAACTCCAATGGTTAGAGAACAGCCTGCAAAGCTGGTGCCTGTCGGTTCGATTCCGACCCCTACCTCCAATAGATAATAAAAGATTTAGGGATAGTAGAAATACTATCCCTTATTTGATTTTTATAAAAAAATATATTATAATATATTTATAAGGAGTGAATTATTATGCCATTAAATAAAGGTTATTTAACTGCTAAAACAGACAAGGCTTCTGATGAAGTATTTACTCCTGAATATGCAGTTAAACCTTTGTTAAAATATATCGCATTATACGCCTAGAAGCATAATTTTAATCAAAATAATCCTCTGACTATTTGGTGTCCATTTGATAAAGAATTTAGTTATTATGTTAAAACATTATCTACTCTTTCATATGTGAAAATTATTTATACTCATATTGATGATGATAAAAATTTTTTCTATTATGAGCCAGATAATTATGATATAATTATTTCTAATCCACCATTTTCTCAGAAAGATGATATTTTGAAGAGATTGTATGAATTGAATAAACCTTATGCGATGCTCTTGCCTATCCCTTCGCTGCAAGGGCAGGTTCGTTTCCCCTATTTACAAGATATTCAATATTTAGGTTTTGATAAGAGAATTAACTATTACAAAGATGAAGCAATGACTAAAACACAAGATGGTGTATCATTTGGTAGTTGCTATTTGTGTAAAAATTTCTTACCTCGTGATTTAATAATTGAAGAACTAAATCGATAAGTAGTTTTTATAAAAATCTTAATTGATTTTTATAAAAACATATGATATAAATATATAAGAAAAAAGAAAAATTGACTTTAGCTAAAGTTTTTGGTATAATATAAAAAAGGGGAGAAAATATGGAATTTCAACAGTTGTTTGCCGACCAATTTAAAGCAGTTGCAGAAAAAAGATATGGTCCTGCCACAACTCGCTCTTCCAAATTGTTAGAACCAATTCATTCTAAAATTGCTGAACTTGTGGAAAAAGAAGGTTTTTCCACTCGAAGTCTGTGCAATTCAGAATATGAGTTTATTGGGGCTTACGGCTCTAAGAAAGTTGATATTGCCATTTTTAATGGTGATAAATTCGTAGGAGCTATCAATTTTAAGGGAATTCGCTCTGAATATAATAAAAATGCAAATAATTATTATGAAAATATGAAGGGCGAATCTGATTTATTTATAAATGCCGGTATCCCTATTATGCAAATAATTTTTATTCCCACTAAGGTTCATCATAAAAAGAGTAATGGTGAAGTAGTTTTTGAGACTCCTACTCAAAAAAGCAAGGATAATTATAAAAACTTTTTAGCCTATAAATCTGCTTACTGGGATTTATTAACTTTTATCCCATATTATTTTGAAGTGGATTATGACAACTTTACTGCACAATATTGTGAAGATAATATCTCTCCTTGTTTAACTGATGCAATTATGCAATTTATAGGAGGTTTAAAAGAAAATGTTTGATAAAGTAAAAAACTATGGTCAAGTTATGACACCAGATACTATTGTCAATCATATGATTGATATTTTAAATTTAACTTAGAAAGAAATTGATACGTCTCTATTTTTAGATAATAGCTGTGGTGATGGAGCATTTATTACGGGACTTTTAAATAGAGGTATTCCAAAAGAACATATTTTTGCTATTGACATTGACGCTGACATCATCGAAAAAGTGCAAAATATGTTACCATCAGATAATGTAATTTTAGGTTCAGCTTTTAAACAAACTGAATGGTTTGATAAATTTGATTATGTTATTGGAAATCCGCCATATGTGCGCATCCACAATTTAATGCCAGAGACAAAAAAAGAAATTGAACAATATTCTTATTGTTTTGGTATGTATGATTTATATTATGCCTTTTATGAAATTGGTCAAAAATTTTTGAAACCAACTGGAAGTCTACTATATATTTCTTCGCTTTCTTTTATTCAAAATGCTAGTGGTAAAAAAATGAGAGAAGATATTGAAAAAAATAATTTACTTTGGTATTTTGAAGATCTCACAAAAGAGCAATTATTTGATGGATTTTCCACATATACTGGTATTGTTGGATTATCAAAAGTAAAAACAAGTATTCAAATCCCTTGGAGTAATACTAGAGAAAAAGTTGGATTATCTTATGAAAGTCTGCAAAATGGTATCGCAACATTAGCAGACCGAATTTTTATTAAAGATAATTTTAATGATTTGGAGGATACTTTTGTCCACCCTATTATTAAAGCTGGCACCCAGGAATGGAAAGAGTGTATTGTTCCACCTCACACAGAAGAAGAATTGAAATCAGCACCTAAGACTTATGCTTATATGTTAGCTAATAAAGAACGTCTAGAAAATCGTTCTATTACTGGTAGTACAAAATGGTTTGAATTTGGTCGTTCTCAAGGTTTAGTTAATATGAATAAAGAAAAATTAGTTATTTCAACAACAATTACCCCCGATAAAATTCCTTATGTAAGAGTGGGCCCAGAGGTTTTTGTATATTCTGGTTTATATGCAACTGCTGATGATTTAAATAAATTAGAAGCAGAATTAAATAGCCCAGAACTCTTGGAGTATCTAGTTGAAAACGGAAAACCTATGAGGGGCGGTTATTATCAAATTACTAGCACGATGTTAAAAAATTATTAAACCGTCTTTTATAAAATTCTTATTTGATTTTTTTTAAAAAATATAATATAATATTTATAGAAAGTTAAAGATGTTATAAATTTTCCTCTTGTCCAAGAGGAGTCAAAGAGAAAAAGGAGAGTAAAACTATGAGTGATTTTCTGAACGCTATGAAGAATGCTACCAATTTCACCTACACTGAAAACGGAGCGTTAACTCACAAGTCTACTGGCACTGACCTGTATGATATGTTTGCACTGGGTGGCGCTATGCGTACTCGTTCTGACGAGGACGTTATTCTGATGTTCCAGAAGGCATATAAGGAGAACCCTGTATATGCTATGAAGTGCCTGTTTTATCTGCGTGATGTGCGCGGAGGCCAGGGTGAGCGCCGTTTCTTCCGTACTGTCATGAAGTATATGGCTAAGCATAATGCAGACGCCGTTCGTGATATGATTCAGCATATCCCTGAGTATGGTCGTTGGGACGATCTGTATGTGTTCGTTGGCACTCCTTTGGAGAAGGACGCATTTGAATTCATTAAGGGTCAGCTGGCTCTGGATGTTCAGTGCAAGACTCCTTCCCTGTTGGGTAAGTGGCTGAAGTCTGAGAATACTAGTTCTGCGGAGTCCCGCAAGCTGGCTCATATCACTAAGACCCATATGGGTATGACTTCTCGCCAGTATCGTAAGACTTTGTCTATTCTGCGTGCCCGTATCAACATTGTTGAACGTCTTATGTCTGAGAATCGTTGGGACGAGATTGAGTTCGATAAGATTCCTTCTCGTGCTGGTCTGATTTATAAGAATGCATTTGCTCGTCATGATATTGAGCGCGAGAAGAATGGCGCCCGCACTTATGAGGATTTCGCCAAGGATACTACCACTAAGGTAAATGCTAAGGCTCTGTATCCTTATGAGGTCGTCGATAAGGCTCTGAATCGCATGAGATATAGCTGGGGCTCTAATACTGTTGCATTGGATGACACTGATCGTCTGATGATCAATAAGTATTGGGATAATCTGGCTGATTATTTCAATGGCAAGACCTTTAATGGTATGGCTATCGTAGATACCTCTGGTTCTATGTGTGGCTCTGAGGCTTCTGCCCCCATTAATGTAGCCATTTCTCTCGGTATGTATTGTGCTGAGAAGGCGAAGGGGCCCTTCCAGAATCACTTTATCTCCTTTGAATCTAATCCTCACTTCATCGAGGTTGAGGGTGTGGATTTCTGTGATAAGGTGTATCGTATCAGTCGCGCTCCTTGGGGTGGTTCTACCAACGTCGAAGGCGCATTTGATATGATGCTGGATGTTGCTATTGCTAATCATTGCACTCAGGATGAGATTCCTCAGAACCTGATTGTGATTAGCGATATGGAGTTTAACTACTGCGTGTCTTCTAACGCTTATCGTTCTTCTTGGGGCGGTGGTGGCGTCGATAACACTCTGTTTGAGAAGATGCGTGCTAAGTGGGCAGCCCATGGCTATGCTATGCCTCATCTGGTATTTTGGAATGTTCAGGCTCGTCAGAATAACATTCCTATGCGCGACGAAGCAAATGTGTCCTATGTCTCTGGTATGAGTCCTGTTATCTACGAAATGCTCCTGAGTGGCAAGACCGCGCAGGATCTGATGTATGAGAAGTTGGACAGCGAGAGATACGCTCCTATCCACTAAGGATTTTAAGGGACGATATATGTAATAATATATCGTCCCTTTTTTCTATTTGCATAGATTTCCAATTTTTTACCAAAATTTTATAAGGTATAAATTGATTTTTAAATAAAAATATAATATAATATATATAGTAAATAAATAAGATATAAATTTTTAAGGAGATATAATACATGAGTGAAAACGGAATGATCCAGAAGGACCTTGTCCTCTCTATTAATGAGTATGCTTATGTGTTGGACCGCACTAAGGGTAATGTTCTGTGCCACGTCGGTCCTACTAAGACTTCTCTGTCTTAGTCTGATGAACTGGTTCGATTTGATGTTCGAACTAAGAAATTCGTTCCCTGCTCCTATAATGAAGCCATTTATCTGTTTGCGTCTGCTCCAGAGAATTGGTATCTGGTTCTGAAGAATCCTACCCATAGTGGTAAGCGTCCTACAATCGGCACTTCCAATAACCTTCCTGAAGATATTGATGTTGGTTGTAAGATTAACATTCGTGGTCCTGTATCTTTCGCTCTGTATCCCGGCCAGATGGCTAAGGTTATTCAGGGTCATGCTCTTCGCACCAACCAGTATTTGCTGGCTCGTGTTTATGACGCTGAAAAGGCTAAGAGCGAAGGTGGACAGGTTGTAGATGCTGAGGGTAATGTAATTGTCGAAGAGAACAAGAATTATGTCAATGGTCAGATTCTTGTTATCAAGGGCACTGATATTTCCTTCTATATTCCTCCTACTGGTATCGAGGTAATTCCTATCCAGAACCAGGAGAAGAAGGGTTATGTGCGTGATGCTGTCACCCTTGAGCGTTTGGAGTATTGTATTCTGAAAGACGAAGATGGCAATAAACGTTATGTTCACGGCCCCGAAGTGGTGTTCCCTGAGCCTACTGAGAGTTTCGTGACCAGCCCTAAGGGCGGCTATATTTTCCGCGCTATTGAGCTGTCCCCTATTTCCGGTATTTATGTAAAGGTAATTGCTGAATACCAGGATGATAAAGATCCCAAGATTATTCATCCTGTTGGCGAGGAGCTGTTCATCACTGGTAATGATCAGATGATTTATTATCCTCGTCCTGAGCATGCCATTATCAATTATGACGAGAAGATTCTTCATCATGCTATTGCAATTCCCAAGGGCGAAGGTCGTTATGTAATGAACCGTCTGACCGGTGAAATTACTACTGTGAAGGGCCCCGCTATGTTCTTGCCCGACCCCAGAACTCAGGTAATTGTTAAGCGTAAGTTGAGCGACCGCCAGTGTAATCTGTGGTTCCCCGGCAATCAAGCCGTTCTCGATTATAACCGCGGTTTGTCTGAGAAGTCTGTGGAAAAAGCAATGCGGAATAAGAACATTGTCAATACCGCAGATTTGGATACTCTGTATTCTGCATCCGCAAGTACCAGTGATACTGGGTATGTAAAGACTCTTGCCTATCTGGAGAGCAATGCTTCTATCTCTCGTGGCACTTCCTATACCAAGCCTCGCACTATCACTATTGATTCTAAGTTGGATGGTGTTGTGAGCGTCGATATTTGGACTGGCTATGCGGCTAATGTCATTTCTAAGAATGGCGAGCGCAAGGTTGTTTGTGGTCCTCAGACTATTCTGTTGGATTATGACCAGACTTTTGAGGAACTCCAGTTGAGCACCGGTAAGCCTAAGACCACTGATGTTTTGGAGCATACTACCTTCCTGCGCTATGAAAATAACAAGGTATCTGATATTATTAGCGTTGAAACCAAGGATTTCGTGAAGGCTGATATTAAAGTCAGTTATTGCGTTGATTTTGATACCAAGTATATGGATAAGTGGTTCTCTGTTGATAACTACGTCAAATATCTGTGTGATCGTGTTCGCTCCCTGATGAAGCGCGAAGCCAAGAAGCATACTATTGAAGATTTCTATCAGAATTATGCTGATATTGTCCGCAATGTGGCTATTGACCTTCCTATGGACGATGAGGAGCGGCCGGAAAGGGTTCATGAGGGTCGTTTCTTCCCTGAAAATGGTATGTTTATTAAGGATTGTGAAGTCCTTGGTATTCATGTTGAGTCTGATATCGCTGAGATTTTGGACGAGCATCAGAAAGATATGGTTGAGAAGAGCCTGGAACTGACCAATGCGGAGTCTCGCGTGAAGGTGGCCGAAGCACTGTTTGAAGCCGAAAAGCGCGAGAATGAGCTGGCAAGCACTAAGTTGATTAACCGTATGAATCTTCAGCGCGAGGAGGCCCTGCATAAGTTGGAAATCCAGAGCGAGGTTAATCGTAAGACTGATGCTGAGAAGCAGGCAGCTAAGCAGGCTGAGCAGGATATGCAGGCTGTTCTGGATGCTATTCAGGAGGCTGGTTTGGAGCGTAAGCGCAAGGAAGCCGAGCAGAATTTGAATATCAAGATGTCTGAGGCTCAGATTGAGGCCGCTAAGAAGCAGGCATATGCTGATTCTGTGGTCAAGATTATGAATTCTATTACTCCTGAACTCACCGCTGCATTGGAGTCTAAGGCTAATGCTGATGTATTCAAGGGTATTGCAAATGGTATCGCACCTTATGCGATGGCTAACAATGAGTCTGCGGCTGACTTCGTTAATACTCTGCTGAGAGGCACCACTCTTGAGGGTATTGTCGATAGAATTGCCAAGAAAGATACAACTAACGAGTAATCGTTCTGATATATAAAAATCAAGGGACAAGCAAAAACTTGTTCCTTGATTTTTTTTTAATTTTATGATATAATATTTATATAAGATAAGAAAAGGAGATATTAGAAATGACCAAAGCCGAACTCGTCTATGAAGTATTGAACCAGTATTCTTGCGTGAGTGCTAAGGAACTCTCTATGTGGATTAAGCGGACTAAGGGTATTGATATATCTCCTCAGTCAGTGAGCGGTGTATTGAGAACTCTCACTGTTAAAGGCAAGGTTGGTTGTTCCAACTGTGGTAATGGTGCTACCGTATATTGGTGTCGAAATGATAATTGGAAGAAGGTGCGTGATTGATGAAATTATGGATCGATGATCTTCGTCCCGCTCCCGAAGGATACCGATGGTTAAAAAGTGTCAATCAAGCAAAAGAAGCTATCGAAGTTTTTGAGAGTTTTACTTCAATGTTTGATATTGAAATCATAGACCTTGACCACGATGCAGGCGATTACGCAAATGATGGCGGTGATTATATTAAACTTCTTGACTGGCTTGAAGAAACTGGCCGTAGTTATCCTATTCATATTCACAGCATGAATGTAGTAGGGCGAATGAATATGGAAACAATTTGTAAAAGGAACAATTGGACAATAATAGATTAACTATTCACACTATCTTTCATATTATAAAGAGGTAAAAGAAAATATGAAAAGAGATTGAAATAAAATGCCTGCAAAAATTGATTTAACAAATAAAATCTTTGGTCGGCTGATAGTATTAAAATAGGGAGATAATATTTAGACTCCTAATGGAAGAAGTCATGTGGCCTGGATTTGTTAGTGCGAATGTGGAAATATCATTACTGTTCGAGGAGATTTATTACGAAATGGTAGTGTAGTGTCTTGTGGGTGCAAGAAAAAAGAAATCTTAGCGTTCGCGGGAAGAAATAGAGCAAGTGATTTTGTAGGAAAGCATTTTGGCCATTTGACTATATTAAAAGACAGTGGTGAACGAGATAATAAAGGTGGTATTATTTGGGAGTGCCAATGTGATTGTGGCAATATAACTCATGTATCTACTTCTAATTTAACTCGTCCTAATGGAGCTACTATATCATGTGGCTGTGTAAAATCTAAAGGTGAAGAGAAAATTATTACTCAGCTTATTAAATTATAGATACCATTTATCTTTTAGAAAAAATTTGATAATTGTATCTATCCTAAAACTGGTCGTTAGTTAATATTTGATTTTTATTTGCCTGAACAAAACCTATTATTAGAATATGATGGAGAATAGCATTTTCATCCTACTAAAAATGATAGGTTTAACTATTAGGAGCTTGTGGCACGAGATGCCTATAAAACAAATTGGTGTAAGGAAAATAACATTAAATTAGTTCGAATCCCATATACTGATTTTGTAAATATTGGCGAAAATTATATGAGAGCGATTATTCAAAAGAATGGGTGGCGAGAAATATGAGTATGGAATGTAAAATTGGTTTACATTGTAAATTATGTGATAGTGATTGTGAACATTATCAAGAAATGATTCCATTAAAACGTTGCTATACTATTCATCGTGATATGAAACGATTTTGTTCTAATTGCCAAAAAGATATTACTGTTGTGTCTCAATGGTCTATCTTAGATTACTGTCCGTATTGTGGTGCGAAAATGGAAGGAGTATTATATATATGAATGAAATTAAACTGGGTTGGCTTAGTCCAACAGCAGAAATGGTAGAATGTAATGCTTATGAGCATATCCAAACCGCATATGACATTTTGGATAAAAATTATGATATGGGCTATGTATTTAATCCTGATGATGTGCTTGTAGATCTGGGTTGGGTTCATATTTGTCGAAGCGAGATATTAGATCACGATTATCATTTCTATTGGAATATTAACCGTTTTCTGACACCTGAGCAGATTCAATACTTGAAGCCTTATTTTGAAGATGAAAATTGTCCAATTGATGAAGTTCAAAGAGATATATTTTTTGACAGATTGGAGTTAATGTAATGCCCGAGCGAAATTTCGATAAAAATCTCCAAAATGTCCGAAATATCGCTCACGCGGTTAAAGATGAAATTGCGCTCAAACAACAAGAAGCTCTTGGTAATTCTCTTCGCATTAAAACAGAGCATTTACTTCGTCAAGGACGGTCAATAACAGAGATTTCTTATCGCACTGACAATGCTCTCAAACGCATTGCTTCTCATACTCTCAAATCTCGTCAATATACAATATATAAAATTATAGAAGAAACACTTGAAGAAATTCTTCCTCCTGTAATTAATCAAACATTTGAAGAATTTGCCGATTTTAGTAAAGTTTATAGAGGTGATAATTATGCCGAAATTCTTTGTAGTGAGCGACGTCCATGGGTTTTATGATGAACTGCTGAATGCTCTGGACGATGCTGGGTTTGACCCTGAAAATACTAACCATTATCTGATTTCCTGTGGTGATAACTTTGACCGCGGGCCTCAGAATCTGGAAGTTCAAAAATTCTTCATCCGCACCCCTCGCACAATTTTGATTCGAGGCAATCATGAAGACCTGTTTGATTGGGCGGTGCGCGATGGTTTTACAATGCGCGATATTCAAAATGGCACATATCAGACTATCCAAGAGCTGGGTAGAGCTAAAATTCCTGAGCATCAGTGGGCTTCTCAGGATGAAATTACAGAATATGCTTATCGCACAACTCGCGGCTTTTTCGACCGCATGGTTGATTATTTCGAGACTGAAAATTATATTTTCACTCATGGCTGGATCCCTAGTAATTTAAAGTCTCCTGACCATCAATGGCGTAGAGCAACTAAAAATCAATGGGAGAAAGCGCGTTGGGATAATGGTATGGAGCGCGCAATGAAAGGTCATATTGAACCAGGTAAAACTATTGTATGCGGGCATTGGCATACTTCTTGGGGTCATCATCGTCAAGATGGAACTCCTGAATGGGATGTAGGTGCTGATTTTAGCCCATATTATGACAAGGGCATTATCGCAATTGATGCTTGTACCGCTTATTCCCATAAAGTAAATTGTATTGTTCTTGAAGATAAATTTTTAAAGGAGATTGACTAATGATTACACTGTTAATTGTATTAGCCATTGGTTTATTTATTTGGTTATTTATTTGGTGGTTAATTTTTAATAGCCCCACCAGTTCAGACCGTCCTCATTGTTTTCTCTCGTTTCATCGCTTCAAGACTCTCTACAATTTAAATGAGGATAGATATTGTTATACTTGTAATGATTATAGTGATTTTGCCCACCTGTATCTTGACAAGTATCCTGAACGAGATTATTTATGTGCAGAAGTTCAAATTAAATTCCATTTTATCAGTTTTTTATTCTTCCTCGTCTGGAATATGCTTTGCAACATCCAAGAGAAGAGAAGTGAGAGAAATAATGGTCTTGAATTGGTGCTGACTCGTGGTAAGGAAGATATCGAAATGATTCGCGCTCGCGCCGAGAAAGAAATTCGTGAAGCGGAACGTATTAATAATAAGGTAAAAGAAAATATTGAAAAAGCAAAACATGACCGTGAAATTAGATTAACATTGAATAAGGAGGAATAAAAAATGATTATTTGCGCGGCAATTAAAGATACTCGCACTGGGGCAGTATTTGGCGGTATTCGCCATGGGTTTATCTATTCTGCGATGCATGATGCAGGTATCACTCCTCCTCATGAAAAAGCCATTGAAGGTTTTCTTGATGAAAAAGGCAATTTCTATGACCGCTATGAAGCATATGATATTGCTATGACTAATGGCCAGATGAGCGCCACTGCTCGTCATTATAAAATGGACAAACGCGAACGAGAGCTATTTTCGGAGGATTTATATTAAAATGAAAGTTAGAGTAGAATTTGAGTGTGAAATATATTCAGACAAATATACACCATGGTTTGCAGTTAATGATGAAATTATACATACCAATTTCGAGTGTGTGGAAAACCTTAAAGTGTTTGATGCTGAAACAGGAGAAGAACTTTAAGACGGAGGTAGAGTAATGGCTGAATACATGAAGCGGGAAGCTGTAATCAACCGAATTAAGGAATATGCGGCAGACGTGTATAGTGTTGATTTAGATGACCCCTTGCAATTCGCGGGACATAGCGTGAGAGAAAATTTTTGTGAAGGGCTGTATGAAGCAACAGAATTGGTTGACGCCATTCCCGCCGCTGATGTTTCACCGGTAGTGCATGGGGATTGGAAAGGATATTTTCCTCATTGTTCTGTTTGTGGAGAAGAAGCACTATCTCGGGATAATGGAACTTTGCACGGAGCGTATTTTCTCACCGATTACTGCCCCAACTGCGGCGCAAAAATGGACGGAGGTACTACTGATGAATTGTGATGATTATTTTAATCAAATTGCAAAACCTGGCAAATGCGAAGTATGTGGAGCGGAAGAGCCAGTTGTAGTTTTAGCCTCTTCATTTGGACCTTGTAGTTGTGCTTATTGTAGAGAGTGTTATGATTTCAATCTTGAGCCTTATGATTTATGCGTCTCTACTGTTTGGTCTTGCGGTTGGGATAATATGTCTGAGCGAGCCAAAAATATTGTTGAAAAATCTCTTATTAAAATTGGTAAGACCTTCGATGAAATGATGGAAGATGCCAAAAAGATGGATCAAGATTATCTAGATTGGTGTAATAGAACAACTGAAAATGATAGGGTAGAGGGCTAATCCTCTATCCTATTTTTGATTTTTGAAAAAATTTATGATATAATATTTATATAAGTTAAAGGAGTGATAAATATGGATGCCGTTAAACAATCTCTGTATGCTCATTATAAAGAGTCTCTGGAATATTTTGATAAACGCAATATCGTAGGTTTGTTCCTTCAAGGAAGTCAGAACTATGGGCTTGCTTATGAAAATAGCGACGTTGACACTAAGTTAATTGTTTTGCCTAATTTTAATGAAATTGCGTTTAATAAAAAGCCGGTTAGCACTACTCATATCCGAGAGAATGAAGAGCATATTGATTTCAAAGATATTCGGTTGTATATGCAAACTTTCAGGAAACAAAATTTGAATTTCCTTGAAATTCTCTTCACTCCGTATAAAATTGTCAATCCTGATTATGCTCCTTATTGGGATGTGCTAATTAACCATCGAGAAGATATTGCTCATTATAATCTTTATCGAGCAGTTAAGAGTATGAAAGGTATCGCTCTGGAAAAATATCATGCTCTTCAACATGAATATCCTAGCAAAGTCGATGTTCTTGCTCAATTGGGTTATGACCCTAAACAACTGCATCATCTGCTCCGCGTTAAAGAATATTTAATGCGGTATATGGAAGGTGAGCCTTATGAAGATTGCCTTCAACCAAGAGATAAAGAATATTTAATCTCTGTTAAACGGGGTTTGTATAATGTTGATGAAGCAGTTGCTAAAGCTGATGAAGCTATGAAGCATATTACTGAGTGCGCTGACGCATTTTGTGAATCTCACCCCGATGAATATAATAAAAAAACTGACGAACTTCTGGATTTTGTCCAATATCAGATTATGAAAAAATGTGTGAGTGAGGAATTGAAAAATGCTTGATGGAATAACATTGCTTGATACTGGCACTAAAGTAGTTTCATATACTTGGGGATGGAGTTGGGGTGGATTTATCGCAGCAATATTTGCGATATTTCTTATTGTTGTATTTATTTTATGTACGATTGATGGCACTGGGGGAGAAATATTTCTTATTGCTGGAATATTTGTTGGAATGCTCAGTTTATTTATTTTTGCTCATGCCAAACCAGGTAAAACAATTAATACTTATAGTGTTATAATCGATGATTCTATATCAATGACAGAATTTTACGATAAATATGAAGTCCTTGATATACAAGGAAAAATTTTTACAATTACTGAAAGAGAGGATACGGATTAATGGAAATTGAATTAACTCTGTAGGATGTTGAACATCTAGAGTCTAAAATGGAAGACCTTGTCGGTTGGATGACTGCCAATATGTCATCATTTTCTGCTATTGCATTCGCGGTCACCGTTCTAAGCAACGCGATCGAAGATGCTAAAAATCAACTCACTGATAGTGAAACTGAAGATTATGCAGAAGATGTCTCTGATGAAGATTGTGAATGCGCTGTATGTGATTGCGTTGAGGGGGAAATGTAATTGGCCTCTAAAGTCCTTGATATGATTAATAAGGAAGCTAACCGCCAATACAATAATATAGAACTAATCGCTAGCGAAAATTTCGTTAGCGATGAAATTCTATATGCGGTTGGCTCTATTCTTACAAATAAATATGCCGAAGGCTATCCCGATGTAGAAGATACTGCGGGCTAGCGTGGACGATACTACGGAGGATGCCAATATGTGGACGAGATTGAAGACTATTGCCGTAAAATGTGGCAAAAAGCGTTCAATACTGATTATCATGTCAATGTTCAGCCCCATAGTGGCGCTAATGCTAATACTGCTGCTTACTTGGCTGTTTTAAAACCAGGAGACACAGTTTTATCTATGAGTCTTGAAAATGGCGGTCATTTAAGTCATGGACTTAATGCTAATATTAGTGGTAAATTATATAATTTCATTCATTATGATGTTGATGAAAATGGACTAATTGACTATGATGATTTAGCTAAAAAAATTGACCGTTGGAATCCACAGTTGATAATTGCTGGAGCTAGCGCTTACCCTCGTCAAATTGATTTTCAAAAAATTTATGATATTATCCAAGAGGTAAAAAAGGAGTATGATGATTCATATAATCCTTATTTTATGGTTGATATGGCGCATATCGCTGGTCTAATTATCGCGGGCGACCATCCATCTCCATTTGGCCTCGCTGATATTATTACCACGACAACTCATAAAACTTTGCGTGGTCCTCGTGGTGGTTTAATTTTTTGTAAACCTGAACTGGCTAAAAAGATTGATAGTGCTGTATTCCCCGGACTTCAAGGTGGCCCACTAGAGCATGTTATTGCTGGAAAAGCAATTTGCGCGGAAGAGGCTTGCACTCAAGAGTATAAGGATTATATCCATCAAGTAGTTAAAAATTGTAAAGCGATGGCTGATCATTTTACTGAATTAGGATATGATGTAATTACTGGAGGAACGGACAATCATCTGTTTCTATTGGACTTCTCTAGCAAGTTTCCAACTATCACTGGCTTAGCAGTACAGAACAAACTTGATGAATTTGGTATAACACTCAACAAGAATACAGTTCCTAATGAAAAACGTAGTCCAAAAATTACAAGTGGTGTCCGCATTGGCACCGCCGCAATGACTACCAAAGGTTGGAAAGAATCAGATTTTATCTGGTGCGCTGACCAAATTGATTACATTATTAAAAAAATGGCTGAAGAAGATAAGGAAATGGTTTAAACCATTTCCTTTTTTTTGATTTTTTTATAAAAATATAATATAATATATATAGAAAATTAAGAAAGGATTGATTTAATATGTCTGAGCATGTTGGATACGTTGTTAAAGTTGAAAAGCTGCGTCCTCATACTAATGCTGACCGCCTTCAGGTAGCGACCTTCTTCGGAAATGATACCTGTGTTGGTCTGGATGTAAAAATTGGCGATATTGGCGTTTATTTTCCCACTGATCTCCAGCTAGAGTTGGATTTTTGTATGCATAATCATCTGCTGCGAAAGTATCCTTGTGGTGCTCCTGATACTGGTTATATGGACCCCAATAAGCGCAATGTTTCTACCATTAAGCTGCGCGGTGAAAAGTCTGATGGTATTTATATATCTATTCAGGCATTTGATTATTTGTTTAACGATGATGCTTCTCAGTATTTAAAAGTTGGAGATACTATTGATACTATTAATGGTCATCAAATTTGTCAGAAGTATATTCCTCATTCTAATAAGCGAACTGGCAATCCTACTGAAGGAAATCGTACTCGTAAGAAAAAGGTTCCTATTGCTCCTCTCTTCACTGAACACGCAGATACTGAGCAGCTGGCCTATAACCTTGGCGCATTCCAGGTGGGTGACCAGATTGAAATTACTTTGAAGATGCATGGCACTTCTCAGCGCACTGGTTATTTGCCCGTATTTAAGGGTTATAAGCGTTCTCTGTGGGATAAGATTATGAAGCGTGATGGTACTCCTATTTATGAGTGGGGTTATGTATCTGGTACTCGACGTACTGTTCTGGAGAATTTTAATGGTGGTTTCTATGGTTCTAACCTGTTCCGTGAACAGCATTCTAAGTTCTTCGAGGGCAAGCTCCACAAGGGTGAGGAAGTATATTACGAAGTTGTTGGCTTCACTGATACTGGTGCTCCTATTATGGCATCTGCGGCGAATAAGAAGCTGAATGATAAGGCATTTATCAAGCAGTATGGCGAAACTACTACCTTCTCCTATGGCTGTTCTCCTACTGGATATAATACTTATCCTGACGGTTCTCATGAGGAAGTTCCTCAGTCTGAACTCTACGTTTATCGTATGACTATGACTAATGAGGATGGCGACGTAGTAGAGTATTCTCCTGACTTTATGCGTTATCGTTGTGAGCAGATGGGATGTAAGACTGTTCCTGTTATGTGGAAGGGTTTCGCTGATGAAACTATTGATTGGAATGACGCGGGTATGACTGCGGGAGAATGGGTAATGGAAAAGGCTGAGCAGTATTATGCTGGCCCCGACCCGATTGGCAAAACTCATACTCGTGAGGGCGTAGTTGTCCGTATTGTCAATAAGCCTAAGTTCTGTGCCTACAAGCATAAGAATTTCGAGTTCAAGTGTTTGGAAGGTCTTGTAAAGGCAGAAGCTGAGGCTCCTGATATGGAGGAAGCACAGGATGAAGTATGACCCTGTAGTAGTTCCGCTCGATTCAGCAATGGTCGAGCGGAACACTCGAAATGAATGTATCAATGAAATTCGCCCTCGTATTCCAGAAGCATTATGGGATAAAATTTCAGAGGATTTAGTTCGCGATCAATGCTTAAGTTTATGGACTTGTTGTATTGAATGCATCGAAGAGATGGCTGATGCTTGGGAAGAGCAAAATGGTGAAAACCTTGTGTGGGTGCCCGGCCACTATGAAGTCCAAAAGGAGAAAGATTGATGGAAAAAAATATTACTCTGAGTGACGATAAATTTAAGCGTATTTATTGCGGTTATCTGAAATATTTGGCACTTCAAAGCGGCGGCGTTGATAACTGGTCATGGTATGGAGATTCACTTGGTGATTTTTTGAAAGAGTGTTATTTAAAAAATCATCCTGATAAAACTCTTGAAGATCTTTTTGATGAAGATTATGATTTTGATACAGTTGTTGATGAAGATTTAAAAAGTGGAAATTTTTAATTATGATTAATTTACATTTTCATAAAGCAGAGCCTGTTCCATTTTATGTCAATACAGTTTTTTCTCTCTACAGATGCAGCAAATGCGACAAAGTATTATTGGTAAACCGCTATACTGGGTATCGCAAATGGATGTCAGAGGAAAAAGCATTATACCAGGCTTATAAATCAGAAACAGGGCTATAAGCTCTGTTTTTGATTTTTTATAAAAAATATATTATAATATATATAGAAAGTTAAGAAAGGAATTGATAAATATGATGTTTATTATTTCGATCCTGTTGGTTGGCGTGTTGTTTCTGGTGCCGTCTGCTGTATGCACTTGGCTTTGGGGATTGATTCTTGTCCCTATGTTTAACATTGAGCCAATCAGTTTTTGGAGCATGTATGGTTTGATTTGGATGGTGCAGCTTATGACTGGCAGCCTCTTCGAAGACATTGCTCTGTCTAATTCCTATCTTAATAATGAGTTGTTTGATAATATTAAATTTGATTCGGAAGATGAGGATAAGTAATGTTTGAAGAGCACGCATTTTATTGTATGAAGTGCGGCCATCGAGGTATTCCGTTGGCTCGACGCACAAGTCATCAACACGAACGTTTCCATCGTAAGAAATTGTATTGTCCTTATTGTAAGGAAGAAGTCAATCATATCGAATGCAAGAATGAGACTGACATTGAAGAATTTTTGAAAAATTTTAACGAAGGGGTGTATGCGAATGAAGTCGAAGACTCTGTGGCTCATTGCCGGAGTGCCTGGAAGTGGTAAATCTACTTTCCTTGCTAATAAGGTTAATAGCTCTAAAGCAAAAATTGTTTCTCGTGATGCCATTCGTTTTAAACTCCTTGGAGATGGAGACTCTTATTTTAAGAACGAAGATACTGTCTAGAATATGTATGTAGATGCTATTAAGAATAGTCTCCAAGAAAATGAGCATACTATTCTTGATGCCACTCATTTGAATGAACGTTCTCGCAATAAAATTCTTGATCGTTTAAATTTAAATGACGTTAATATCAATGTCATTTATTTTAAAGTTCCTTTGAATGTGTGCATTGATCGTAATTCTCAGCGAACTGGCCGAGCTCATGTGCCGACTGATGTAATTACCAAAATGTATGCTTCTTACCGCTACCCCACCTTTAATGAAAAATACCATTATAATCGTATCCTTGAAGTCGATGAAAATGGAAATATTAATGAATGGAGTGATAAGTAATGGCGATTTTCGCTACGTCAGATATGCACTTCGGGCATGACCGAGAATTCATCTGGAAGGTTCGTGGATTTAAGTCCATCCAAGAAATGAATGATGCATACGTGAATCGTTGGAATAGCGTGGTTGGCCTTGAAGATGATGTTTATTGCCTGGGCGATTTAATGCTTGGCGACCCTTCTAATATTGAGTATATTAAGAAACTCAATGGTAAAATCCATATTGTATATGGTAATCATGATACTAATAATCGGCGTAAAATGTATGCTGAACTTCCTAATGTGGTAGAAGCATCATGGGCGATTATGTTAGATTATAGAAAATATCATTTTTTTATGACACATTTTCCTTGTATGACTGGTAATTTGGAGAAAGAAAGTTTGAAACAATGCACTTGTAATTTGTTTGGACATACCCATCAGACTACCAATTTTTATAATGATTTGCCATTTATGTATCATGTTGGAGTTGATTCTCATGATGGCTATCCTGTAAGTCTTGATATTATTATCGAGCAAATGAATGCCAAAGTAAGAGAATGTCGTTCTTACCTTGATGAAGAGGAAACAACTCCTGCTCCGATAGAGCGCAAGGCCCCTGATTTTCCCGCTCGTTTAACTCAAAAAGAAATGTTAGAGGAGCATAAAGCAACTGTTCGTTGTGATAAATGCGTATATAGTGCATAGTTCTGTGGTCAAAACCCCACTGATTGTCATGAGTATCGTCGCGACCCGCCTGATGGTGGTTATTATGGCTAATTATTAAAATATCAAATGTATACCAAAGTCTGTAAAAGGCTTGATATAAAAAATTAAATATTTAAGGAGAAACAAATGGAAATTCTAACTACTATTTTGCCTTATCTTCCCATTGTCCTGATTGTAATTGTGGCTCTGATTATCCTTAAAGCCGGATATGTCAAAGCCCCTCCTGATACAGCATTGATTATCTCTGGTATGCATAAGAAACCAAGAGTTCTCATTGGTAAGGCTGGTATCAGAATTCCCTTCTTCGAGCGAGTAGATAATCTGTCTCTCGGCGCTATCCAGATTGATGTAAAAACTGGGTCAGCCGTTCCTACTGCGGAATATATTAATGTTAGAGTTGATTCTACAGTATCTGTCCGAGTAGGTCAAAATCCTGAGATGATTGCTCTTGCTGCTCAAAACTTCCTTAATGTAGACCGTGATACAATTGCTCGAAAGATTAATGACCTCTTGGAAGGTAATATTCGTGAAATTGTTGGTCAAATGAAGCTGACTGATATGGTCAGCGATCGCAAGCTGTTTAGTGAAAAGGTTCAGGAGAATGCCGTTCCCGACCTGGCTCGCTATGGTTTGGAGTTGATTACATTTAATGTTCAGAACTTTTCTGATGACAATGATGTAATTACTAATCTGGGTATTGATAATGTTGCTCAGATTAGCAAGAACGCCGCAATCGCTAAGTCTAACGCTGAGCGTGAAATTGAGGTTGCTAAGGCTGAGAATGCTAAGCAAGCCAATGATGCTAAGGTTAAGGCGGCTGAGGATATTGCTACTCGCAATAATGATTTGGCTATTAAGCAGGCACAACTCCAGCAGGAGGCCGATACTCGTAAGGCGCAGGCAGCCGCAGCAACCGGTATCGAGGAAGAGAATCAGCGTAAGATTAAGGAAGTCGCCGCAACTAATGCTAATATTGCTAAGGCAGAGCGTGAAGCCGAGCTGAAACAGAAGCAGATTCAGCTGAAGGAATATGAACTGGATGCTCTGGTTCGTAAGCAGGCTGAGGCTGATAAGTTTGCGGCTGAGAAGCAGGCTGAGGCTGATTTGGTTCGTCGTCAGAAGGAAGCAGAGGCTAAGGCCTATGAGGCTGTAAAGAATGCTGAAGCTAAGAAGGCTCAGGCCGATGCTGACCGATATGCCGCTGAGCAGCAAGCTGCTGGTATCCAGGCAGTTGGTGCCGCTGAGGCCGCAGCTATTGAAGCTAAGGCTGAGGCGCAGAAAAAGATGGGCGAAGCATCTATTATCGAGATGTATTTCAAGGCGTTGCCTGATGTAGTCGCAAGCGCGGCTGCTCCTCTGGCTAAGGTTGATAAGATTGTCCAATATGGCGATGGAAATTCAACCAAGCTGGTTAAGGATGTAATGACTTCCGCAAACCAGATTATGGAAGCTATGGCAGATAGTGGCATTGACATTAAGGATATGCTGACTTCTGCTCTGAAGAAGAAAGACTGATTTTATAGACCGCTGATTAATTTCAGCGGTCTATTTTTATGCTCTTGGGTATAATCGACTAATCGCATCCGTGATTTTTTTAGATTTAATAGATATAAAAATAAAGGAGGCATTAGTATGGTAAATATAATGTCAAAAAGTGGACACACTACATATGGATTGACAGAATATGTTCTTGATGAAGAAAAAGAAGTAAATAATTTATCAGTCCTCGATGCACCTGGTTCTACCGCGTATATTATTGCTACTGGTAATAGTTATATTTTATCAGGTGGGAGCCGCACTTGGAAAAAAATGAAATTAGTAAGTGCTAGTGGAAGTGGAAGTAATGCTGAAGCAGAAGCCCGTATTGCTGAACTAGAAACTCAAGTTGCTGAATATCAAGCAAAAGAAACTAAAGCAACTAAGTAGATTAATGAACTAACTACTACAATCCAAGAGCAGAAAAATACATTAGCTAAAAAGGAAACTCAAATTACTACCTTGCAAACAAATTTAAATAATAAAGAAACTGAACTTAATACAACTAAATCAGAGTTAGCTACAGTTAATAAAAAAGTAGAAAAATTGAGTGATGTTAAGGTTGAAGGAGATACCTTGGTATTGCCTGATGATTTGATTGATACAGTAGAGGAGGGCTAATATGAATATTTCTAAAATTAAAATCAAAGGATAGGTTTATAATATCGTCGATGCTAATGCATACGTCGCAGAAGTAAATGGCGAAAGATATGCTAGTTTAAATGAAGCGGTTATTGCTTGCGGAATTACTCCATCTATTATTACTCTAATTGGTAATGAAGTTATGAGTGCTCAAGTTGTAATTGGCGATGGACAAAATATCACACTTAATTTAAACGGGAAATCACTAACCGCAAAGCCCAATTGGAATTTTAATTCTGGTCTATTGGCTATCCATCATGGTGGAACTCTAACCATTAATGGTAAAGGTGAAATTTTTGGAGTAAGTCCTGGCGGCTGTGTATATTGCGGCATTGTTTTAACAGTTGATAAGACTGATAACGATAATTCTAAACCCGCTAGATTAATTGTTAATGGTGGACATATTGTTGGTCAATGCTATGGTATTAGTGGTAATGGTTCTAATGCTGGACGCGGAAATACTGAATGTATTATTAATGGGGGTTTAATTGAAGCATCAAGTATCATTACTGGAGAAGATAATTGTGGTTATTATCAACCTCAATTCAATAGTAGAATGACCTTTAATGATGGAGTAATTCGTGGGCGTTCAGCTATTGAAATTCGTAGCGGAGATTTTACTATGAATGGTGGTATTGCTGAAGCCTATGGTTTTGCTAATGAATGTATGGTAAAAAATGGCAGTGGTCCGACTTCAAAAGGTGTAGCAGTCGCTATTGCCCAACATTCTACTAAACAACCTATTAATGTAATTATTAATAATGGTCAATTAATTGCTGAATGCCCATTTTTCGAAGGAAATCCTATGGAAAATGATGAATTATCTATTGCTACTGTAAAAGCTGAAATTAATGGCGGTTCATTCCGTACTGTTGGAGCTGGTAGTGAACCATTCCACGCAGTTGATTTAACTGAATTTGTTAAAGGTGGAGAATTTATTCATGAATTCACCGATAAAAAATATTTAGACCCTGAAAAATTCGACGTTGACAATTGGGTATCAATTTAATATATCTAATGGGAGAGATTAATTTCTCTCCCATTTTTTTTTATTTGTTCCCGACTTCGGCCGTAATTTCGATTCTTCGCACCTATAGCAATTTTTTAACCAAATAGCGACTATTTGCATTTTCCTATATTTTTTGATATAATATAAATATAAATAATAATATAAGGAGAATCATATGAAAACTTCTTTTGAATATGATAATGGTCAAACACTATGTATAATTGAATATAAAGACCATTACTTCGTAGGATAGGCTCATTGCCATCCAGATGATGAAGATTTTATGAGTGAAAAAACAGGTTGTTTTATTGCCGAATCTCGTGCTCATCAAAAATATTTAAAATTTGTAAAAAATTGTGAAATTTTACCAAAATTAGAAGCATTAAATCATCTTAAATCAACATTAGCAGTTTGGGAAAGTGATACCCCTAATTATTTTTCAAGACGATTAAATTCTGAAATTAAAAATCTTGAAGAAGATTTAATGATGTGTAAACGGGCTATTACTAATGAACAATAGTATTTACACGGTTATATCAAAGAAAAAGATAAATTATATAAACGCATTCGTTTAAAGAACGGGATACCGGACAATTCAAATTAATATTCGTATCTAAAAATTTAAATTTAGAAACGGAAGGGTGAATACTATTAAATATTTATTAGTTTTTCTCGCTGGCATAATTTTTTCCGATTATATTATCCCTTGTTTAGATGGCTTACTCAAAGTATTTTTAACTTAGCTCGAATGTGTTAAACAAACTTAGGCTGAAAAAATGTCAGAGAGTGAGGCTCGCATTAAGGCCCTTTCTAATCCTACTACAATAGTTAAAAAAATTGGTTTTACTGTTGAAGAAAAGGAAGAAGAATCTAAAACAGAAGAGGAAGATACTGAATGATAAAAACAAGACAATTCTATGATACCTGTAGCCTGCTTCTGAAAGCGGGGAATTTGTTTGATGAACCAGAAGATTTTATTATTTCTTCAATTACATTACAAGAATTAGAAAATATAAAAACATCAACTAATAAAGATGATAATGTAAAATTTTCAGCTCGTCAACTTCTCCACGATTTAGATGAGCATTTTGGTCAATATTTAATTATTAATTACCAAAATACATATGCTCAAAATATAACACAAAGAGATTTTGAATTAACTAATGATACAAAAATTCTGAGTTGTTATTTGGAATGTGTGCGATTATTTCCAGAAGAAAAAATAGTATTTATTACTAATGACTTAGCTTTAAAAAGTATCGCACGAGTATTTACTTCTAATATTCAATCGTTAGAAGAGGATAAGCCCGATGACTATACTGGATATAAAGAAATTACTATGTCTGATGATTGTATGGGTGATTTTTATACAAATCCAAGTGAAAATGAATGGAATCTTCAAATTGGTGAATATATCCTTGTTAAAAACACAGAGGGAGAAATTGTTGATCGTTTATGTTGGAATGGCGAATATTATCGACATTTAGACTATAAATCATTTAATTCACGATGGTTCGGTGAAGTTAAACCAATTAAAGGAGATGCTTATCAATAGCTTGCCTGTGATAGCTTAGTAAATAATAGAATTACTATGTTAAAAGGCCCAGCAGGAACAGGTAAGACTTATCTTGCTCTTGGATTTTTACTTCATATGCTTGACCGCGGCCAAATTGATAAAGTTATTATTTTCTGTAATACTGTAGCAACTAAAAATTCTGCTAAATTAGGTTTTTATCCCGGTAGTCGAGATGAAAAACTTCTTGATTCTCAAATCGGCAATCTATTAATTAGTAAATTAGGAGATAGAATCGCCGTTGAAGAATTAATGAATCGCGAAAAATTAATTTTATTACCCATGTCAGATATTAGAGGTTATGATACTACTGGTATGAATGCTGGTATTTATATTTCAGAAGCACAAAATCTTGATATTACTCTAATGAAATTAGCTTTACAGCGCATTGGTGAAGATAGCATTTGTATCATTGATGGCGATGCTTAGACCTAGGTTGATGACGTGCATTTTGCTGGTGCAAATAATGGTATGCGTAGAGCATCTAAAGTATTTAGAGGTAGCGACGTATATGGTGAAGTAGAATTAAAAACAATTCATCGTAGTAAAATTGCAGAAATTGCTCAAAAAATGTAATAAGCCAATTTAGAGGCATCCTTCGGGATGTCTCTTTTTATATATAATTTTTTAAAGAGAGGAATGATTAAATGACTGCTATTGAAAAAGCTTGGCGTGAATACGTCGTTTATTTAGCACAGTCATATATTGGATGTAAAGAATCTGATGGAAGTCATAAAAAAATTGTAGATTTATACAATTCTCATAAACCATTAGCTCGTGGTTATACATTAAAATATACTGACTCTTGGTGTTCTGGATTTGCATCTGCTATAGCAATTAAAGCTGGATTAACAGATATTATTCCAACAGAAGTAGGATGTGAAAAACATGTTCAATTATTTAAAAATCATCCTACTAGTAAATGGGAAGAAGATGGAACTAAGGCTCCCGAACCTGGTGATTATATTTTTTATAATTGGGATAAGTCTAGTCAGCCTAATAATGGTTCTGCCGACCATGTTGGTATTGTAGAACGAGTAAATAATAATGTAATTACTACTATTGAAGGAAATTATAGTGATAGTGTTAAACGTAGAACTTTAATCGTTGGCGCTGGAAACATTCGTGGTTATGGACGTCCAGCATATTGGACTTTAAAAACTATGCCACCATCATATGAACGTGATACTTCTGCAATTTCTACAACCGCTTTACTTAAACGCGGAGATAGAAATGACGCTGTGCGTGCTTTACAAAATAATTTAATTTCTCTGGGTTATTCTTGCGGTTCTGCGGGAGCTGATGGAGATTTTGGTTCTGGGACTGAAGCAGCAGTCCGCTCTTTCTAGTCTAAAAATGGTTTAACTGTTGATGGAATTGCTGGACCAGCTACTTTATCAGCAATTCAAACTGCATTGAAAAAAGCTTCACAGCCTACAATGACAAGTAAATTAAAATATACAGATAGCAATCCTCCATTTGTTTGTATGTAGAAAAATAGCACTTGTTATAAAGGCACAAGTAAAATGCAGATTAAAGGAGTTCTATGGCATAGCACTGGTGCTAATAACACTTGGTTAAAACGTTATGTTTAGCCTTATGAAGGCGATTCTGGTTATAATGAAGCAATAGCAAAATTAGGTAAAAATGTAAATAAAAATGACTGGAATCATATTACCCGTCAAGCTGGATTAAATGCTTGGGTAGGTAGAATGGGTGATGGTATTGTAGGTTGTGTTCAAACAATGCCTTGGGATTATCGTCCTTGGGGCTGTGGTAGTGGACCAAAAGGCTCTTGCAATGATGGCTGGATTCAATTCGAAATTTGTGAAGATGGTCTAGCTAATGAAACTTATTTAAAGCAAGTGTATGAGGAAGCTTGCCAATTAACAGCCTATTTGTGTAAAAAATATAATATTGACCCAAATGGCACAGTTAATTTTAAAGGTGTAAATGTTCCTACAATTCTTTGCCATGCTGATAGTAATGCTCTAGGTTTAGGATCAAATCATGGTGATATTAACCATTGGTTTCCTAAATTTGGTAAATCAATGGCAACAGTTCGTGCTGATGTGGCTAAATTGATAAATGCTACTTCTTCATCTACTCCATCAAATACTCCTAATTCATCTACCACTAAAGTTCAATTATATCGTATCCGTAAAACTTGGACCGATAGTAAAACTCAAATGGGAGCATATAGTTCATTAGAAAATGCTAAGAATGCTTGCGATAAATTGGGCGGAGATTATAAAGTATTTGATGCTGAAGGTAAAGTAATTTATACTCCAGCCAAACCATTTACCCCCTATATAGTTCGTGTTAATGTTGAAAAATTAAATGTCCGCGCTCAACCAAATAATACTAGTAAAGTAGTAATGGTTTTAAATAAGGGTGCTTATACTATAGTTGAAGAGAAAAATGGATTCGGTAAGCTAAAAAGTGGTGCCGGATGGATTAATCTTGCCTATACAACTAAGAAATAATTATGGCTAAAAAAGATATGCGTTAGAAGAAAAAAGAATTTTCAAAAACCTTACTAATACAAGAATCTATATTAATATGGATAACTACCATATGCTTTATTGTATTGGCGTTTTATTGTGTAATAAAATAGTATTTTGGTGAATTACCTTGGCTTACCGCTATGGCAGCATTCCCTTGGAGTGCTTATGGTGTGAGTCAAGTATTTTATTATAAAAAAGCCGCGTTAGAAAATACAAAGGATGGTGTTAAATTTGAAAGTATTATACGAAGTATCGATAATGCTTATGCTAATACAACCTATCCTCATCAAGATGTTTCAACCGATGATATAATTAATGAATTTTCTGGAAATTCTCAAGATCCAGTTGGATAATCTATTTACAGGGTTAGCGAATTAATTCGCTAACCCTTATTTTTTTTATTTGCTATTTCTTAATTTATTTGTTATAATATAATTAAATTAATAAAGGAGTATGATTTTTATGAGTTTTACACCTTCTGAAATTGATTTAATTATTAAAACCAGAATAGAACATGGTGAAACTGTTTATAATTTAGCTACTGGCGACCCTAATTATCCAGTCCCGCCTCGAATTATAGGTGGATTATCATATGCTATGAATAAGGGTATTCATAATTATAGTCCAGTAGCAGGGTATCAAAGTCTACGTCAAAAAATTTATCCAAGTCATCCAACTTGTGTTATTATTGGGAATGGTGCTAAAGAACTTATCAATCTTGCTATTCAAGCAACTAAAAAAGATACTGAAAAAAACGAATATATTGTATGTGGCCCCACTTGGTCATGTTATACAGATATGATTCGTAATTCTGGTAGTATGGTTAGATATATTGATTTATCTGACTTCACTAAAATTTTACAAAAAATTTCTAATTTTGTCAATCCGAATACGCGAGCGATTGTGCTGAATAATCCGAATAATCCAACAGGAAAAATTTATGACCCGTCTACCATTCGACGTCTTGCAGATATGGCTGAAGAAAATAATTTTTATCTTATTGTAGATGAAGTTTATGAAGATTTTATTTATGATAAAGAAAAAACCAGTTATATGTCAGCCCAAATGTGGCCTAACACTATTGTAATTAAAAGTTTTTCTAAAAAGTATTCTCTAACCGGTTGGCGTTTTGGATACGCAATTTGTGGTAATAGTATGATTGCATCTAAAATGATTTATATTAAATCTAATACTATTGGACCTCCTAATTCTCTTATCCAAAAGGCAGTTGAATATAATTGGGATAATATTATTGATAATAGAATTATTGATTATAAGACACGTAGAGATTATTTGGCGGAATCATGCGGTTGGAAAGCTCCTGATGCGGGACTGTATTTTTGTGTCCCTGTAAAGGATTTTGACAAAACATTTAAAGAATTGGCAGAACATGATATTTATATTCTCTCTGGAGAAAATTATAATATGCCTGGTTATGCGCGGATTTCATTTGCGAATACCTCGCTCGATGACTTAAAGAAAATTCAACCAATTTTAGCCACGATTTCTTGACAATTCTAAAAATTTTTGATATAATATAAATATATAAAGAAAAAATATAAAAAGAAATAATTGGAAGGAGATTTAATAAATGTCTGATTATGGCGTAAAAGACATAAAAACGCTTGAAGGCATTGAAGCTATCCGACTTAGACCAGGTATGTATATTGGTTCAGTTGGGCCTGATGGCGTAAGACATATTACCCTTGAAATTATTTCCAATGCTGTCGATGAATATCTAAATGGCCATTGTACTGAATGTGATATTACTGTTAATAAAGATGGAGCAATTACTATTTTTGATAATGGTCGTGGTGTCCCATTTGGTAAGGCAAAAGATGGTTCAGAAACACTAGTAAATGTTTATACGAAACTACATACCGGTGCCAAATTCGATAGTAATGGAAAAACTGGATATAATACATCTGGTGGTATGAATGGTGTCGGTGCAAAAGCAACTAATGCATTATCTAAACAGTTTACAGTTGTTTCTGTTAGAAATGGTAAAAAAGCAACAGCTGAATTTAAACAAGGCAAATTAATTAATTATAAAGAAGAGCCGACATTAAGCATTGGGACAGGAGTTATTGACAAAGCTCTATCTGGAACATTAGTCCAATTTACACCTGATGATACTATTTTCAAGGAAGGTATTAAACTTGATTATGAGGTTCTAAAAAAGCAAATCCAAGAATTAGCTTATTTGTCTCCTGGAATGCTCTTCACATTAAAATTTGAAGATAAACCAGAAGAAACTATTAGTTCCAAAAATGGTATTTTAGATTATGTTAAAGATTTAAATAATAAAAAAACTACTCTTACTTCTGTATTTTATACTGAAAATACAGAAGATAGAATTGGTGTAAAAATCGCGCTTCAATATAATGATACTTATAGCGATACTTATAAACTCTATACCAATTCTATTCCTAATAGTGGCGGAACTCATTTAACTGGATTTAGAACAGCATTAACAACATCAATCAATGATTATGCTCGCGAAAAAGGGCTCTTAAAAGATAAAGATGCTAATATTACTGGCGAAGAATTGAAAGAGGGATTAACTCTAGTTCTCTCATTCATTATGCCAGACCCAGTATTTTCAGGCCAAACTAAAGATGTTCTATCAAGTAGTGAAGCACGAACAATGGTTCAACGTCTTGTTTCTAAAGATTTAAAAGTTTGGCTAATGTCAAATGAAAAAGATGCTAAAGCTATTGTTGATAAAGCACTATTGGCACGAGCCGCAAGAGAAAAAGCAAAGAAAGCTAAAGAGACAGTCCGTAAAGCTGACACAAAAAAGCGTGCTATGCTTCCTGGTATTCTAAGTGATGCCAATAGTAAAGATAGAAAAAATTGTGAAGTATTCATCGTTGAAGGTAAATCAGCTGAAGGCCCCGCAAAAAATGCTCGAAATCGTAATACACAGGCAGTTTTACCCTTAAAAGGTAAGATTATTAATACCTTAAAAGCAGATTTACATAAAGCATTAAGTAATAATGAAATTAGTGCTATGATTGATGCATTTGGATTGGAAGTTCAAAATGGCAAAGTTATTGTCGATGAATCTAAATTGCGTTATGGCAAAATTATTATTACCGCAGATGCTGATGTTGATGGTAGTCATATTCGCGTCTTGTTTTTGACATTTATTTGGAAATTTGCACCTGAACTTCTGGAAAAAGGTTATATTTATACTGCCGTGCCTCCATTGTTTAAGGCTACTTGGGGCACTAATATTAAGTATTTAAAAGATGAACGAGCATTAACAGAATTTCGCAGCTCAATGAATCGTCAATTTGAGTTAGGCCGTATGAAGGGGTAAGAAGAAGGTCTGGCCCCTACTCACTTTTCCACTTATCAGTGGGGTCTATTAATTATAATAGGCTAACGAGGCAGTCTTCAGAATTTGGACATTTCAAGAAATCCTGAAATGAATAAATTTAAAATATAAATGAAGATAATCTCGTGGGAAGAAACTATGATATTATCTTACTAATAAAGTGAGGTAATTATAATGATAGGTATATATAAAATTACGAATAAAATAAATAATTTTTCTTATATTGGATAGAGTGTCCAAATTGAAGAACGTTTTAAAGAACATAAAACTAAATACAATTGGATGCGAGAAACTAATAAACGATTATATCAAGCCATTCAAGAATTTGGTATAGAAAATTTTACATTTGAAATATTAGAAGAATGTAAAATAAATGAATTAAATGAACGAGAATAGTATTATATTAAATATTATAATACTTATCCAAATCAATATAATATGACTTCTGGAGGACAATTTAATGCTGAAGAATGTCATCCTAGTCATAAATTAACTAAACAAGATGTTATTGATATTCGTTCTCGATATAATAATCATGAGCGAAAAAATGAAGTTTATGAAAATTATAAAAATTTAATTGGAGAATCAGGTTTTCATAAAATATGGAATGGAGAAACATGGAAAAATGTTATGCCAGAAGTATTTACCGAAGAAAATAAGAATTTTCATAAACATAATACGTCGAATATTGGAAGCAAAAATGGACGTTCTCGTTTAGATGAAAATGATGTATATCAAATTAGATTACGTCGTAAAAATGGTGAAAATATAAGAGAAGTTTATAAAGATTATTCTGATAAAATAACATACGGCTCATTTACAAATGTATGGACTTATTAGAATTGGAAAAATATCATAGTTTAAACCTGTATCGACTATCCCCGTTGTTGGGGAGTAGAAATGCTATTGATACGCATTTCAAAAAGGTGAGCACGATGAAGGCAGTTAATACGTAAGCCTGAGTGAAGAAATAGTCAGTGCCAATAGTGATATTGGAATAACACGTAGGTGAAATGGATGTTCATGAAATGGAAGAAACTGTTATGAATCCAGAAACTCGCACTTTAAAACAAATTACTATGGAAGATGCGGAACAAGTAGCAACCACATTTATTAGTTTAATGGGTGAAGCAGTCGGTCCTCGTAAGGCATTTATTGAGAAATATGCAGAAAGGGCTAATGTCGATGTGTGAGAATATTAAAGTTAATGTAGTTAATTTATACCCTGGTGATATTATTGTTGCTCATTTAGGTGAAGATGTTAATGTAGATGAAGCACGTGAAATTCATTAGGCATTAAATAAACTATTTCCAAATAATACAGTAAATGTAATTAATAATTATTTTGTTAAAGAATTCACAATATTCTCTGAGCATGACCAAAATCCATTTTTAAGAGGTGTTCTATGAGTTATATTATTTATACTGATGGTTCTTGTCGAGGAAATGGTACAAAAAATAGCTCAGGAGGATTTGGGGTTGTAATTACTAAAGATAATAAATTAGTAGCTACATATCGCAAAGATTGTAAAACTACTACAACGAATAATCGTGAAGAGTTAAAAGCAATTTTATACGCATTTTCTGAATATGGTAAATATAATCCAATTGTGTATAGTGATTCTGCATATTGTGTTAATGCAATTAATACTTGGATGTGGAATTGGAAAACATTTAACTGGATAAAACCAACAGATAACAAAGCACCAGAAAATGTTGATTTATTTAAAGCGTTTGATCGTTTATACCATATTGGATTAAAAATGGATTTAAGAAAAATTTCAGGACATTCAGGACATAAATGGAATGAATTAGCTGATAGATTGGCTACTGGAGAGGAGGAAGCTACAATTGGAAAATAATATTATTCAAACACCAATTATTCATGAAGTTGAACAATCATTTTTAGATTATAGTGTTAGTGTAATTACAGACCGTGCGATTCCTTCTGCTGAAGATGGATTGAAACCAGTAGCAAGACGAATTTTGTATGATATGTTTGATAAAGGATATGCATATAATAAAAAATTCGTTAAATGCGCGCAACCAGTAGGTGATACGATGGGTCGTTTTCATCCTCATGGTGATAGTTCTATTTATGGAGCATTGTGTATTTTAAGCCAACCTTGGACAATGCGCTATCCTCCTATTGCATTTCATGGAAATAATGGTTCTCGTGATGGCGCACAAGAAGCGGCTTATCGTTATACAGAATGTAAATTATCTCCTATTGGAGAAGAAATGCTGGCAGATATTAAGAAAGATACAGTTGATTGGCAACTCGCCTATACTGATATAGAAGATGAACCAGTATATTTACCTGGTCGTATTCCTCATTTGATGGTAAATGGTACTACTGGTATCGCAGTTGCTATGGCTTGTTCATTTGCTCCTCATAATTTAACTGAAATTATGGATGCTATTATTTGCGCTCTAGACAAGCCAGATTGTTCTATTGATGATTTGCTTCAATACGTTAAAGGGCCAGATTTCCCTACTGGAGCAACGCTAATTAATAAAGATGAATTACGTAGTGCTTATATGACCGGTAAAGGCCGCGCTCGTGTAAGGGCTGATTATACTATTGAAAGCAAAAATGGTTATGATACTATTGTATTTACTTCAATGCCATATAAAGTATCAAAAGATGATTTAATTATTGAAATTGATAAATTATGTGAAGCAGGTAAACTTGATGGTATTGTAGCAGTTCGAGATGAAAGTAATAAAGATGGCGTTCGTTTTGTTATTGAATTAGCGAAAGGAACTGCAATCAATCCTATTATTAATAAATTATATAAATTAACTCGACTTGAAGATACATATAGTTTTAATCAAGTGGCTCTAGTTAATAAAAAACCTAAATTATTAAATCTTAAAGAATTAATTGAGATTTATATTGACCATCAAAAAGATGTTTTACTCCGTAAAACTAAATATGATTCTGATAAAATTGCTTTTAAAATTCATATTTTAGAAGGATTATTAATTGCATTAGAAGATATTGATAATGTAATTAAATTAATTAAACAATCTGAATCTTCTGCTGCTGCTAAAATTTCATTGGTAGAAAAATATAATCTCTCTGAAGCTCAAGCTAAAGCTATTCTTGATATGAAATTAGCACGTTTGGCGAAATTAGAGAAGGTACAAATTAATACTGAAAAAGAAGAATTAGTAGCAGAATTTAATAGATTAGCATTAATTCTTAAAGATCCAACAGATGAATTAAGAAAAATTTTTATTGAGATTAAAAATAAATATGGTGATGAACGCAGAACTGTTATTACTCAAATTGAAGCAACTCCAAAAGAAGACGAGGAAATTGCCGAAGTTGAGCCTGAAAAATGCGTTGTAGTAATGACAGAAGGTGGAACTATTAAACGTATTCCTACTACATCATTCCGCACCCAAAAGAAAAATGGTAAAGGTATAAAATCACAAGATGATATTACTTCTTGCGTATTGCGGACTAATACCATTGACTCTCTTATGATTTTCTCTAATAAAGGTTTAATGTATCGTCTATTGGTTAATGATATTCCAGTAGGAACAAATACATCATAGGGTCTATCAATTCGCGCATTGGTAAATATGATGCCTAATGAAGAACCTGCTACAATGTATTCAATTTATAGAGATACCGACGCCAAATTTGTATTGTTTGTAAGTAAAAATGGTCTAGTTAAAAAGACTCCTTTGGAAGAATATGTAAAAACTAAAAAGAAAACTGGTATCACCGCTGTCTCAATTAAAGAGGGAGATAAACTCGCTTTAGTTTCTCTGATTAAAGACGAAGAACTTCTATTAATTACTAAAAAGGGTAATGTTATTAGATTTAATTCTAGTGAAATTGGACCTACTTCTCGTGCGTCTTACGGCGTAAAAGGCATTGGTCTTAATGAAGGCGATGAAATTGTTAGCGCATTGCCGATTCGTCATAACACAGATACTCTAGCCATTTTCACCGAAAGTGGTAGTGGTAAAAAAGTTAGTTTGACTGAATTCCCTGCTCAGAAGCGTGCTGGTAAAGGTATTGCGGGATATAAGGCTAGCAATATAAGTGGTGATATTGTTGGAGCAACATTAGTTGCTGATGAAGATAATGTATTGATTGTTGGAGATAAATCAACAATTTGCGTATCTGCAAAGGATATTCCTCTACAAAGTCGTTTATCTGTTGGTAATCAATTAATTCGTAATAGTCGCATTAAATCAATCACTAAAGTATAATTAAGTTGAGGAGCCTAAACTCCTCAACTTGTTTTTTTAGAAAAAAAATTATATAATATGTATATAAGATAAAAGAAGGAGAAAATAATGAGTTTTTCACAAGAATTAATTGATAAATTTGCCCCTGAAGCGCAATGTATTCAGGCGATGAAAATCTGGAAACTTCCAGATGGGAAAGAGAATATGTTCCCGCAAGTTTGTAATAGTGGCAATTATTTTGCAGAATTAAAGAAAGATGGTTATTGGTATCAATTTGAAAAAACTGAGCATCATAGCTATTTATTTAGTCGCAATGTAAGCGCAAACACTGGTATTCTAACTGAAAAACTTGATAATGTTCCTCATATTGCAGTAGCATTAGATTGTCTTCCTTCTGGAACTATCTTAATCGGAGAAATCTATTATCCAGGTAAAACGTCTAAAGATGTGACTAAAATTATGGGATGTTTAGCTCCTGAAGCGATTACACGTCAGCAGTCGTCCGGTCTAATTCATTATTATCTCCATGATGTAATTAGATATAATGGAGTCGATTTACAAGATAAGGGTGCTTGGACACGCTATCAGGTTCTTAAGGCAATCTGGGATAAATTTAATTTATCTCAATATCATTTTTTAGAATTGGCTGAAGCACACACTTCCAATATCCAAGAATTTACAGCCTCCGCATTGGATAAAGGTGAAGAAGGGGTCGTTCTTAAGAAGAAAGACGCTGTTTATGTGCCAGATAAACGTCCGGCTTGGTCTTCAGTTAAAATTAAAAAAATGGATTTTATTGATTGCATTTGTATTGGGTTTGAGGATGCAACTAAATATTATGATGGCAAAGAAATCCAGAGTTGGCAATATTGGGAAGTAAAAGAACCAAGTTTTTATGATTGTTTCGAAGAAGATCATTGTTTTGCTGGCTGGGTTAATCCTCAATTATTAAATGGTAATTATTATTATAAATACACTCAAAATCATAGTAATGCAAATTAGGGATTTCAACTAATAAGCGATGATGAAAGATATTATATGCCAGTTACCAAACCCTATTTTTATGGATGGAAGACATCTATGCGACTTGGAGCCTTGGATAATGAGGGTAAAATTGTAGAAATTGGAACGGTATCATCTGGATTAACTGATGATTTAAAGGCTGATTTCGCAAAAAATCCTGATAAGTATCTCAATCGTGTTGTTTCAATTCAATGTATGGAAAAAAATAATATTGACCATACATTACGACATGGGTTCTTTAAATGTTTCAGGGATGATAAAAATTTTGAAGACTGCCTAATAGATACTATATTTTGACTTTCCGAAAAAAATTGTATATAATATGATTGTAAAAATTAAGGATGAAAATTTTTAAATGAAGCGTAAAGAACTAAAAAATCTCGCAAAAAAAATTGCTCAAGCGGAGCATATTGTTTAGACAAGTGATAATCAAGACGAAATCCAACGTGCTCAAATGGAAATTATGACTCTATCGAGCCATGTTGATAGTCTTGATGATATTACAATCATCGACGAGATGGTTCAGGAACTTCTTGCGACGTATTCTTGACAAAGAAAAAATTTTTTGATATAATATTTACACAAACTAAAAAAAATAATTATTTAATTTTAAGGAGAATTTATTATTATGGCTATGAAAGAGAATTCTAAGAAGGTTCTAAATTATTTAAAGGAGATCAATGGTCAGAACGTGACTGCTGCTGATGTGGCTGACGCTCTGGGTTTTGAGAAGCGTTCTGTTGATGGTATTTTCACTTCCGCTATTCAGCGCAAGGGTTTGGGTATCCGCACTCCCGCTGAGATTGAGTTGGAGGATGGTACTCATAAGCAGGTTAAGTTCCTGTCTCTAACTCCTGCTGGCATGAGCTTCGACCCCGATGCTCCTGACGCTGAGTAATTAATAATATAAAATAAGGGGTAGATTTTTCTACCCCTTTTAATTTTATATGCTCTATTTATTTTGTATATTATCACTCATTCTTGGCGGAGTTATTGTTTATTTTATACTCTAGCCTAAAATTAAAAAAACGCAAGAGTATAATTTAGATATTGAACGATTAAATAATAATTTAATTGGTGAAAAATGGCGACTAGAGGGTGAGACTAAACAATTACAGATTGAATTAGCTTCGCTTCAAGCGAAGAGAGACGAAGTTCAATCTAGTATTTTTTCGCTAGAGCGGCAAGCTAAAGAATCAGCCGATATATTTTATCAAAAAAATATGGAAATAGCATAGACTAATTTAGACAAATCATTAGAAAATGCTAGTAATTATTATACTACTCAAACTGAATAGTATTAGAATGATTATAAAGAAATGATGGCTGATTGCGCTCAATCTATTTCTGATTTAATTAATCAAAAGAGAATTGAATTAAAAGAATTAGATTTAGCAATTAAAGAACAATCTGAAAAAGTAAATGCTTTTGTTGAAGCGAGTAAAAGAGCCGAAGAAATCCGCTCTCAAAGTGATTTTTATAAATTAACAATTCCAAAAGAAGATTTAGATGAAATTAAAGAATTGCGCGAAGTTGAAAAACATTTGCGGAATCCTGAACCTCTTAATAAAGTTATTTGGAAATGTTATTATGAAAAACCTACTACAGATTTAATTGGTCGTGTAATTGGCTCAGGAACCCATACTGGGATTTATAAAATTACCAATTTAACTAATTAGATGTGCTATGTAGGTCAAGCGGCAAATTTGGCTGAACGTTGGAAACAACACATTAAACGTGGATTAGGTGCTGATCCAGTTACTAAGAATAAACTCTACCCAGTTATGAAGGCTATTGGTGTAGAGAATTTTTCATTTGAAGTAATAGAAGAATGTGAGCGTTCAAAATTAGATGAACGCGAAGACTATTGGCAAGATTTTTTTAAAGCCAAAGAATTTGGGTATAGTATAAAATAATGTATAGAATAATTGATAAACGTGGAACTGGAAAAACAAGTAGATTGATGCTACTGGCCAAAGAGCAAAATACTATTATTGCTTGTTCTAATCCTGATGCTATGAGAATTAAAGCAGAAAGATATGGAATTATTGGAATTAATTTTATTTCATATTATGATTATATGAATGGAAATTACCAAAAAGGTAGTATGGTATTTATTGACGAACTTGATTGTTTTGTTCGTTCTCTTGGGCATAATCTCAGTGGCTATACTCTAAGTAATGAGGATTAAAATGGATTATAAAAATATTGTAAGTAATGTAGATATTTATGATTTGGAAAAAAGTATTCTAGCTTCTGGATACCCAATGAGAACTATTATTCCTGATAGAGATATTACTGAAAAAGATTTGGCTCGTTGCCAAAATTTGGTAAATGCAACGAAAACTGGGAATGGAGCTCATGCTCAATTTATGACTGGCATTCGTGTTAATTTTGATTTAACATTTAGTAATAAGGCTTGGGTTGAAGCAGAACGATATAGATTCCTTGAGTTTGTATCTTCACAGTCTACAATGCATCGTATTACTAAATTTAATTTAGATAATCAATATAATAAATATGTTGATTCGCGCATTATTGGAATTATGAAATCTAAAGTCCAAGAGTATAACAAAGTAATGGAATTTAGAGATTCATATGATAAAGATGATTAGCGCCGAGAAGATTTAACTGAATGGTTAAAAGATGCCTATTTAGAAATTCTTTACTCTAATCCTGCTGGATTTACTTTAACGGCGCGAATGACTACTAATTATCGTTGTTTAAGAAATATTTATATGCAACGAAAAGATCATCGTTTACCTGAATGGCGAGCATTTTGTAGATGGATAGAAACTCTGCCTTATGCTCAGGAACTATTAATTAACTAATTCTTGATTTTATTTAAAAAAAATGATATAATATTTATATAAAGTAAGAGAAAGTGAGTTAATTAAAATTAATTATGAGTAAAAAAATTGAATTTATTAAATATGTTGAAACATTGATTGAAGCTACAAAAAATAATCCAGTAGAAATGAATGAAGATGCTCACTTTTATTGGGAATCGTTTAGAAAAACTGAAGAGACTGAAAAGCCAACATTTACAGAAAATGGTAAAAAAATTATTCTGTGGATGCGGGAACATCCAGAAATGCCAATGGTTAAAGCTCGTGAAGTGGCCGAAGGATTGGTAATTTCATCTAGAGCAGTATCTGGTGCTTTCAGAAAACTTGTTTCTGATGGGTTTGTAGAAAAGGTGGGTCAAGACCCCGTAATTTATGTATTAACAGATAAAGGTAAGAATTTTGAAATTGTTGATTAATTAAGGAGAATATAATATTATGATGAAAGTAAAGAATGAGACTCACATTGAAGGAATTCTATACGAGCATGCTCTAGAGGCTAAGGTAACTGGTCCTAACTCTAAAGCTCCCGGAACTAATTTTATTTCTGGAACTATTAGTATTGCGACTGATGATGCTATGACTAATATTGTTCCTGTTCATTTTACTTATGTGACTGAGAAGACTTCAAAGGGTGGTGTGAATGCGACCTACTCTTTGCTTCAGAATATTATTGATGGTGTAGTGGGAACATATATGCAGGATGGCGCGGATAAGGCTGCTAAACTTCGTGTTGACTCTGCTATTGGTTTGAATGAGTTCTATACCGATCGTAATGGTAAGGAAGAGCTTGTTAGTGTAAAAACTAATGAGGGTGGATTCGTTCATACTATTAATGTTCTTACTGAAGATGAAACTCAGCGCAATACATTTAAGTGTGATATGGTTATTACTCAGGTAACTCATATTGACGCCGATGATGAGCGTAAGACCCCTGAGAAGGCAGTCGTTAAGGGTGTTGTATTTAATTTCCGTAATGAAATTTTGCCTGTTGAGTTTACTGCTACTAATGCTGGCGCCATGGCTTATTTTGAGGATTTGGGTGCTACTGCTTCTAATCCTGTATTTACTAAGGTTTGGGGTCGTCAGGTATCTGAGGTTATTAAGCGCGAGATTCGTGAAGAGTCTGCGTTTGGTGAAGATTCTGTGCGTGAAGTCCAGAGTACTCGCAAGGATTTCGTAATTACTGGTGCAGCTAAAGAGCCTTATGAGTGGGATAGTGAAGATACTATTCTTGCTTCTGAATTGACTACAGCGATTGCGAATCGTGAAACTTATTTGGCAACTATGAAACAGCGTCGTGATGAGTATAAGGCTTCTAAGGGCCAGGCTACTCCAGCGGCTGCAGCTTCTTCTAAGGCAGAATTTAATTTTTAATAATGAGCCATTTAGATAACGAGGCCCCAATTCGGGGCCATCGTTCAGAAATGCCCCTTTATTATGATGATGAATTTTATATTGACTAGAAATTATTAGATGAAGTTTTAAAATCATTTGAACAAAATAAAAATATTAAGGAGAAAAAATAATGGGTATTGATTTGATGGCTCTACAGCCTCATAAGGTTAGTCGTGACCTGTCTGGTTACATTACATATGTTTATGGCGCTGAGAAAAGTGGTAAAACCACATTTGCTTCTCATATGCCATCCCCTCTAATTCTGGCATTTGAACGTGGTTATAATGCTCTACCTGGTGTTATTGCTCAGGATATTACCACTTGGGGTGAAATGAAACAAACTCTCCGCGAATTGAAAAAGCCAGAAGTAAAAGAGAGATTTAAGTCTATCGCCGTTGATACGGTTGATATCGCCGGCGCTCTCTGTGAAAAGTATATTTGCTCTCAGAATGGCGTCGATGCGCTATCTGGTATTCCCTATGGACAGGGTTGGAATATGGTAAAGAAGGAATTTGAGGAAGTATTCCGCACTATTACTCAGTTGGGATATGCTGTAGTATTTATTTCTCATAGTAAGGATAAGACATTTAAGACTAAGGCTGGTGTTGAATATAATCAGATTATTCCTACTTGTCCTAGTTCTTATAATAATATCGCTAAGGATATGGCTGATATTTATGCCTATGCTGAGAAGTATACTGAGAATGGTGAAGCTAAGGTTCGTTTGGTTCTACGCTCTCCTGATAACAGTGCTGAGACTGGATGTCGTTTCCGTTATATTGAGCCTGTAATTGAATTTACTTATGAGAATTTGGTAAATGCTCTGAATAAGGCTATTGATAAAGAAGCGGGAATGCATGATAATAAGTTTGTTACTGATGCTCGCGATGTAGTATCTATCGCAAAAACTTATGATTATGATACTCTACGTGAAGAGTTCCAGGATTTGGTTGGCACTTTGATGGCTAAGAATCAGGCATATTACACTCCCCGTGTTACTCAGATTGTTGATAAATATTTGGGTAAGGGTAAGAAAGTTAATGATGCGACAATTGATCAGGCTGAATTAATTGATTTGATTGTAACTGAAATCAAAGAAGATTTGATGCCAACAATTGAAGCAAAAACCATTACTGAATAATTAATATTGACCTGAGGCGAACTCAAATCCGCCTCAGGTTGATTTTTATCCATTTTTATGATATAATATTTATATAAGGAAATATTGAAAGGAGTGATTGAAAATAGCACATAAAGTAAAATGTTTTTATTGTGGATAGATTTTCGATAGAGATAAATTTCCATATGTTCAAGTTGGAACTCGTCGTTATGCTCATCCTCAATGTGCTGGTGTCACTTCTGAAGAAGAAATTGTTAAACCTCCAGAAGAGAATAAGGAAAAGGCTGAATTAGAACAATATATAATGAAATTACTTGGAGAAAATTATATTAATCCTCGTGTGCGAAAACAATTAAATCAATATGTAGAGGAATACAATTATACTTATTCAGGTATGTTAAAAGCCCTTATATATTTTTATGAAGTTAAAGGAAATTCTGTCGAAAAAGCAAATGGTGGAGTTGGTATAATTCCTTGGATATATAAAGATGCTTATAATTATTACTATAACTTATGGATGATAAAACAAAGAAATGAAGATAAAAATATCTCATTATATGTTCCACAAGTTCAAGAAATAACTATACCAATACCTCAACGGAAACCCTATAAGAAAAATTTATTTTCATTTTTAGACGAAGAGGAGGGTGTGAATGGCATCTAAATATGTCGACCCAACTGCAATAATGCAAGTGATTGGGTGCGTTTATAATTCACCACAATTACTTGATTTTACTGATAAGTATTCAATAACCGAAGAAGATTTTCCAGACCCCTTTCATAGAGTTGTGTTTGGGGCTATTTATAAAATTCATGAATTAGGTGCTGAAAAGGTTACCTTAGAAAATATTAATGATTTCTTAGCCTCTCGTCCAAAATATCAAGGTATATATAAAGCAAATAAAGGCGAAGAATGGCTTTTAAATATTACAGATACAGCAAAACCATTATCATTTGATTACTATTATAGCCGTTTAAAGAAAATGTCTCTATTAAGAGCATATGATAATTATGGTATAGATGTATCATTTATTTATGACCCTGATAATATTTTAGATGTCGAGAAAAAACAATTACAAGAAGATAATTTAGATAATTCATCATTAGAAAATATCGCAAAATTAGTTGATGATAGAATTGAAACGATTAAATATGAATATGTAAATAATATAGAAGGTGTAGCAGTTCAAGCAGGTCATGGAATTTTTGATTTGCTCGATTCTCTAAAAGAACATCCAGAAATTGGTTCACCATTATATGGGCCACTTGTTAATACAGTGACACGTGGAGCCAGACTAAAGAAATTTTATTTGCGTTCAGCCCCTTCTGGTATTGGAAAAACTCGTTCAATGATTGCCGATGCTTGTAATCTTGGGTGTAATAAAATTTATGATGAAACATTTGGTTGGATTAAAAATGGTATTTGTGAACCAGTTTTATATATCACCACAGAGCAAGAAATTAGTGAAATTCAAACTATGATGTTAGCATTTTTATCAAATGTTAATGAAGAACATATTTTGAATACAAAATTATATGTTGGCGATGAAGAGGAGCGAGTATTAGAGGCTGGTAAAATTATTGCTTCCAGTCCCATTTACATTCGTGAATTACCTGATTTTTCTTTGATGGATGTTGAGAATGAAATTAAAAAAGGTATTCGTGACCATGAAGTAAAATATGTATTTCATGATTATATTCATACAAGTTTAAAAATTCTTGAAGAAATTACTCGTCGTAGTGGTGGTGTTAAATTACGTGAAGATAATATCTTATTTATGTTATCAACTAAATTAAAAGATATTTGTAATCAATATGGCGTATTTATTATGTCTGCTACTCAGTTAAATGGTGCATATCAAGATGCTGAAACACCAGACCAAAATCTATTACGAGGAGCAAAAGCCATCGCTGATAAAATTGACTATGGTTCAATTTTATTACCAGTAAAAGATGATGATTTAGTAGCATTAAATGATATTTTACAAACGAATATTTTTGAAATTCCAACAATAAAAATGTCGGTTTACAAAAATAGACGTGGAAGATATAAAGGCGTATATTTGTGGTGCAAAGCAGATTTAGGAACTTGTAGAATTAAACCTATGTTTTGTACTACTTATGGATATGAGTTAGTTCCAATAGATGATATAAAAATTAATTTTGAAGAAGAAAGTGCGTTTTAAGGAGAATAATTATGGAAAAAGCTGGTCAGATCGAGTATAAAATGTCTAAGCGTCAAGCTACAGAGCTGATTAAAAATTACAAGGGGCCTCGTAAGAATCCACAGGCTATTCTGATTGAATATGTAAATACTAATCTAAATCTTCTACGTAAATGTGTGAAAGTGATTGTTGATTAATGGTTGTATTCGACAAGTCAGAAATCCGGGAAAAACTTACTACCGATAATATTTATGACTTGTTGCTAGAATGGGGAGGCGATCCTGAGTATAATGAAACTGGGATCGTCTCTTCAACTATTTGTCATAATATGCCTGGCGAAGGTAGTAAAAAACTTTACTATTATGAAAATACTGGATTGTTTAAATGTTATACCGGATGCGACGCCACATTTGATGTATTTGAATTATGCACGAAAGTAATGCGTATTCAACATGAGCGAGAATTTGATTTAAACTCAGCAGTTTTATGGGTAGCTCATCGTTTTGGTTTAGGTGGAACAATTCAAGAATTAGATGAAGCCAAAACTCTTGAAGATTGGAAAATTTTTAATGAATATAGTCGTATTCAAAGTATTGAGAAGAAAACCAATCAAATAACATTAAAAACTTATGATGAAAAAATTTTAACAAGATTTAATTATAAAGTTCAATTAACACCTTGGTTAGATGAAGGTATCTCCCAAGAAGCATTAAACGCCGCTAAAATTGGTTTTTATCCAGGAGGCGACCAAATAACAATTCCACATTATGATATTGATGGACGGTTTATTGGTTTGCGCGGGCGATCATTATGTAAAGAAGAGTGTGAATTATATGGAAAATATCGACCCATTCATTTAAATAATCAATGGTATAGCCATCCTCTTGGTATGAATTTATATAACTTAAATCTGAGTAAAAGTGCCATAAAGACATTTAAAAAAGCAATAGTATTTGAGGGAGAAAAATCTGTTTTAAAATATAAAACTTATTTTGGTCTTAATAATGATATATCTGTGGCCTGTTGCGGGAGTAATTTATCTAGCCATCAAGTTCAATTATTATTAGACTGTGGAGTTGAAGAAATTATTATTGCATTCGATAGACAGTTTAAAGAACTTGGTGATGATGAATTTAAACATCTTAAATTAAATTTATTAAAAGCAAGAAGTAAATTTAAAAATTATGCTACAATATCATTTATGTTTGATAAAATAGGATTGCTTGGCTATAAGGATTCACCAATCGATGATGGTAAAGATATTTTCTTGAAATTATTTAAAGAAAGGATTATAATATAATGAATGAATTACATTGGAATAAATATAATGCAGCCGCAGATTTAGATCCATTCCCAGATATAAGATATCAATGTCCATTATGTTATAAAAGTTTTAAAGAAGAATATGATAAATGTCCCAACTGTGGAAAAGTAATAAAAGGAGAATCACACTATGAAAGGTATCGTTTGGGGTAATCGTTGGATTTCAGCAGTAAATAAATTAGATTAGATAGCACTAAAATATGAATATCTCCATATTAGCCCTATTCAAATAGTTAAAACTAAAAATGAATATACAATTACTTATGAAAATGGAGATAATTGGAGAGCTATACGAGGTAATACTAATAGTCGAGGATATAAATGTAATATTTCTTATATTGATCGTGAAATTGCTGATGATATTGTTGATACTATTATTAAACCTTGTACCACTGATTTTCCTTATCATGGGTTTGAATATTATTATCCAGAAAAGGACTGATATAAATAATAAATTTAATAAAAAAATTAAAATATATAGGTAGTGATTTAATGAAAGGAGGGTGACTATTCTATGGAATACCGCCTAAGAGCACCCGAGTTCCCGATATATACACCGGTAGAACAAGTGCTAGTAAATCGTGGAATACCCTACGATTAGATTAATCATTATTTAAACACTACTGATAATGACATTTTAGACCCTCGGTTAATACCGCACTTGGATGAAGGCGCTAAAATGCTTATTAAACATATTTCACAAAATGACAAAGTTCTGATATAGGTAGATAGTGATTGTGATGGATATACTTCCGCTGCATTATTAATGAATTACTTATATTGTCTATTTCCCAGTTTTGTGAATAATAACATTTCTTATCGTGTCCATATGGGAAAACAGCACGGCATCATTCCAGATACAATTCCGGAAGATGTTAAATTAGTAATTGCTCCAGATTCAAGTTCAAATGATTATGAAGTACATGAATATTTAAATTTGAGTGGAGTTGACGTGTTGGTAATAGACCACCATGAAGCCGATCACATTTCTGAGTATGCTTGTATAATTAATAATTAGTTATGTGATTATCCCACTAAATCATTATCTGGTGTAGCAATGGTCTGGAAATTTTGTTGCTATATTGATATATTATTAAAAACTGACCATGCATAGAAGTTTTTAGATTTAGTGGCTCTTGGATTGGTGGCCGACATGATGGATGTGCGAGATTTTGAAACAAGAAGATTAATAGATAAAGGACTTCAACAAATCCGCAATCCTTACTTCAGAGGTGCGATTGATAAAGACCAATTTCATTTTACAAATGAGATTACACCTATTGGAGTAGCTTTTTATATTGCTCCATTAATTAACGCGACAACTCGCGTCGGAACGCAAGAAGAAAAGCTCATGCTATTTGAATCAATGCTTGATTTTCGGGGATACGAACTTGTCCCATCAACGAAACGTGGATGTAAAGGTCAAGCAGAGACGAGAGTAGAACAAGCTTGTCGAAATTGTACCAATATTAAAAGTAGACAAACCAAAATTCGAGACAATAGCTTAGAAAGAATTGAATAGATAATAGTAAATCAAAATTTATTGAGTAATAAAATCTTAATCGTTCAATTAGATGATTTGATTACTGACCGCAACCTAACTGGATTAATAGCAAATCAATTAATGAGTGAATATCAAAGACCTGTTTTAATCTTAAATAAAATTGAAAATGAAGATGGTACAATAACTTGGGAAGGGTCTGGTAGAGGATACGACAAATCTCGATTGAAAGATTTTAGAGGATTTTTAGAAAATAATAAATACGTTATGTATGCTGAAGGTCATGCTAATGCATTTGGTATTGGCATTAAAGATGAAGATATTAGCGCATTTATTGCATCTACAAATTCTGCTCTAGATGGTTTTGATTTCACCCCAATCTATAATGTAGATTTTATCTACAAATCAGATGAGCTAACTCCTGATGAAGTTATTGACATCGCAGGAATGAAAAGCTTATGGGGTCAAGGAGTAGAAGAAGCTGAAATTGCTGTAGAAGGTATTAAAGTCCACAAGGACAATATACGTATTCTATCGCCAGATAAAAATCCTACTCTAAAGATAATGTTGCCTAACGGCATCAATTTTATGAAGTTTAGGTCGTCTGAAGAGGAATATGATAAACTATATTCTGAATTAGGTTATGTGACAATTAATATCGTTGGTGAATGCGAACGAAATATTTGGAATAATAAAATTAGTCCTCAAGTTATGATTAAAGATTACGAAATTGTAGATAGGGCAAATTATTATTTTTAATAATTGACACTTACGACTAATAGACCAAAAACCTATTAGGAGGAATTACAATTATGAAAAATACTATTTTGAATAAATGGCTGATTGCATTAAGCTGTGTATTAATTATTGGATGCAGCGTTAAAATCGTTGAAGCGTCAGCTATTACTCGAAATGCACTTTCGGAAGCTTACATCCCTTCTGAAATGTCTTCTGTGGTAGATCTTACTACTACTATTGAGTATAAACAAATTAGAAATATATCTAAAACAGAAGATACACAAGAATTAAGAACACTAATCCAAGAGTGTAAAACATTAAAAGAATCCGCTGAACAAATGCTAGTATTGGCTGATAATTTAGGATACACTGATAAACATCCAGTAGTTAAAACAACAACCGCTGAAATTGAACAATTAAATGAATTGATTACAATTTATGAAAATCGGTTAGAACAAAAATGTTGGGAAATTCGAATTGAGAAATATCCAACTGCTTCTAGTATTTGGCTATATTTAAGCGATCAAGGGTATAGCGATGAAATATGCGCGGGTATCCTTGGCAATATAATGGCTGAGGTTGGTGGGCATACTTTAGATATTGAACATACTACCAATACTCATCCAGGATATTATGGCATATGTCAATGGAGTTTAAAATATAGTAATACTAAAGGTATGAATTTATCTGAACAATGTCAATATTTAGTTGAAACTATTGAAAATGAATTTAATTCATTTGGTGGTGAATATAAATCAGGATTTGATTATGATGATTTTATTGAAATGACTGATATTGAAGAAATTGCATTAGCATTTGCTAAATGTTATGAGCGCTGTGGATCAGGTTCTTATGATGTGAGACAATCAAATGCTTTAATCGCTTTTGAATATTTTGCATCTTAATTATATATGGTTATATGGAGAGGTATTTCTCCATATAACCCTTATTTTCATTTATAGAAATAATATGACAGAATTTAAATTAGCTTGGGATATTACTCAAGACTTACATAATTTATTATATAATACAGAAAAATCTAATAATGAGATATATAATGAAGTATTTGAAATTAGTAAAATTTTCGTAGAGACATTCCTTACAACACCAAAAGATTTCGCTCAGTCGTTTATGGCTCTGAGAACCGAAATCCAAAATGAAAAAGTGATTTAAAAATTTTTATACCAAAATGGTGATATAAATGATTTTAACAAATAAACAAGAACAAGGATTAAAGATAGCAGTAGAACGATATAAAAATAAAGAACGATATACAGTAATAGCAGGTTATGCTGGAAGTGGTAAATCAACTCTAATTAAATTTATTATCTCTGCCTTGGGAGTAAATCCAGAAGAAGAAGTTTGTTATGTGGCATTTACGGGTAAAGCAGCTACAGTTCTCTAGACTAAAGGTTGCCCAAATGCAACTACTGCTCATTAGTTATTATATAAAGCACGGATTACCCCTAATGGAACATATAAATTTTTTCCAAGACCGAGAGAAGAAATAGTACACTATAAAGTAATTGTAGTAGACGAAGTTTCAATGCTCCCTAAAGCTATGTGGGAATTGCTTTTATCTCATGGCATCTATATTTTAGCTACTGGAGACCCCGGTCAATTACCGCCAATAGTCGATGAAGATAATAATCATGTGCTCGACAATCCGCATGTTTTCCTTGATGAAATTATGCGTCAAGCTCAAGATAGTGAAATTATTAGATTTTCAATGTGGATTCGTGATAACAAACCAATTTCTTCATATAAAGGCACTGAAGAGCAAGTTTTAATTCGATTTAAATGGGATGAAATGCTTCCTTAGATGTATAATTGGGCAGACCAAATTATTTGCTCAACAAATGAAAAACGAAATGATATTAATCGTATAATCCGAACTCAAAAAGGATATGACCCAGCCCGGCCTTGTATTGGAGATAAATTAATTGGATTACATAATCAATGGGATTTTATATCTTCTAATCATACATGGGCATTAACTAATGGGACTATTGGAACATTAGAAGATTTTTATGTCGAAGACATACGATTCCCATATTGGATTTATAAAAATCCTGTACCATTTATGTATGCTCAATTAAGACTTGATGATAATGATACATTTTGTGGAGTCCCTATTGATTATAATCAATTATTAACTGGCAAAAGAACATTTGAAGGAAAACAAATTTATCAAATTAAAAAGAATAAAAATTGTCCTGACCCTCCATTTGATTTTTCATATGCCTATGCTATTACTTGTTGGAAGGCCCAAGGTAGTGAATATAATAAAGTATTAGGATTTGAAGAAGCTCCTCCATATGATAGAGAAACTCATAAAAAATATCTATATACTTTAGCCACAAGAGCTAAAGAGCGTTTAGTTCTTATTAGAAAATAATTCAATTGATTTATAATAAATTATATGATATAATATTATTATAAATAAAATAAATGAGAAAGAGGTGGATTATGCGACCATATTTTGGCGTACACAACCATACTCACTATTCAAATCTGCGTTTATTAGATTCTATTAATAGACCAGAAGAGTTGATTAAAACAGCAGAAAAATTAGGATTAAGTGGTATAGCAATTACTGACCATGACTGTTTATCTGCTCATATGGAAGTTAATCAATTTGCAAAAGATTTTTTAAAAGAGCATCCTGATTTTACTATTGCGCTAGGTAATGAAATTTATTTAACTGATACAAGAGATTGTGGTCAAAAGTATTATCATTTTATTCTATTGGCAAAAGATGAAATTGGTTATAAAGCATTAAAAGAATTAAGTTCAATTGCTTGGATTAATTCTTATACTGATAGAAAAATGGAACGTGTGCCAACATTAAAGTCTGAATTAAAAAATGTAATGGCACAATACAAAGGACATGTTATCGCAACAACAGCTTGCATTGGTGGTGAATTAGGTTCTAATTTATATCCAATGTATGAGGCTGAAGTAGTAGGCGATATGCAAACTAAAAGCATTTATTATAATAATGTTGTTAAATTCATTGAATTTTGTATAAATGTTTTTGGTAAAGATGATTTTTATTTGGAGTGCGCTCCATCTACCATGAAAGACCAACTTGTAGTAAATCAAAAGATTTATCAAGTAGCAAAAGCATATGATTTAAAAATGGTAATTGGAACCGATGCTCATTATTTAACAAAGAAAGATAGACCAATTCATAAAGCTTATTTAAATTCTAAAGATGGCGAGCGTGAAGTTGATTCATTCTATGAGTTTGCTTATGTAATGAATAGTGATGAAGTAGAAGAATTAATGCTACCATATATGGATACTTGGGATAAAGATAAAACTCCTCAAGAGATTATGAATTGGATTTTTGACAATACATTAGAAATTCAAAAGAAAATAAAATTTTATTCTCTGGAACGTAAACAACAAATTCCAAGAGTAGAAGTAATTGATTATAAAAAAGGATTTATTCCAGCAGATTGGCTTGAGAAATATCCTGTTATTTGTTCATTAATTAATAGTGATGATATTCAAGAACGATATTGGGTAAATGAATGTATTAAAGCCTTGCAAGAAAAACAATTATATGAGAATGAAATATATATATCTCGTCTTGAAACTGAAGCTAATGTAATTAAAAATATTGGCGAAAAACTTGAAGACTGTTTGTTTGCTTATTTTAATACATTTAAACATTATATTGATTTATTTTGGGAGTGCGGGAGTATTGTTGGTCCTGGTCGAGGTTCAGCAACTGGTTTCTTATCTAATTATTTATTAGGAATTACTCAGCTAGATCCAATTCGTTGGGGATTACCATATTGGCGTTTCTTAAATTTAGAGCGCGCGGAATTGCCTGATATTGATATCGATCTTGCGCCAAGTAAACGCCCTGCAATTTTTAGTGCTATTCGTAAAGAACGTGGAACATTAGGTTTAATTCAAGTTGCAACATTTGGAACTGAAGGAACAAAGCAAGCAATCTTAACTGCTTGTCGTGGCTATAGAAGTGATGATTATCCCAATGGTATTGATGTAGATGAAGCTCAATTTATGTCTTCATTAATCCCGCAGGAACGTGGAATTTTATGGCCGATGAAAGATGTGGTAAATGGTAATCCTGATAAAGATAGAAAGCCAGTTACTACATTTATCCAAAAGGTAAATCAATATCCTGGTTTATTGGATATTATTGTATATATTGAAGGAATTATTAATAAACGTTCTTCTCATGCTTCTGGTGTTATTTTATATGGTGAAGACCCATTTGAAACTGCATCATTTATGAAAACTCCTAGTGGTGATTTAATTACTTGTTGGGACTTACATAAAGCCGAAGCCGCCGGAGATACTAAATATGACTTCCTGGTAACAGAAGCTTGCGATAAAATTATTCAATGCTATAATTTATTAAAAGAAGATAATCAAATCCCTGATATTGGTCTACGTGATTTTTATAATAAATATCTTCATCCAGAAGTAATAGATACTTCTGATAAACGCATTTGGGAACACTTGGCGGCAGGAGATATTCTTGACGTATTCCAATTCTCTACTGGTGTAGGTTTAGCTATTGCTAAAAAATTGAAACCAAAAGATCCTATGGAAATGACCGCTGCAAACGCTATGATGCGTCTAATGAGTGAAAAGGGCAAAGAAAGTCAGCAAGATAGATATTATCGAATCCAAAAAGCTGGTATTCAAGTTTTTGATAAAGAAATGAAAGATAATCATTTGCCAGAAGAAATGATTGAAAAAATGCACAAGCATTGTGATAGATATTATGGATGTTGTCCACTTCAAGAGCAAATGATGGAAATCCTTATGGATGTCGCTGGATTTACATTAGGCGAAGCAAATAGCGCGCGTAAAGTTGTTGCTAAAAAGCAAATGGCAAAAATTCCTCAATTAAAAGAGCAAGTATTTAGTAAATTTACTAATGAACATAATGCTGAATATTTTTGGGAAAATGCGATCGCTCCTCAGTTAGGATATGCGTTTAGCTTAAATCACTCTCTTCCTTATTCATTTGTTGCAATTCAAATGATTTATTTGGCAATTAATTTCAATCCTATTTATTGGAATTGCGCTTGTTTAATTGTAAACAGTGGAGCGTTAGAAAATAAACCAGAAGAAATAACTGATGAAGATTATGATTATTCCGGTGAAGAATATTGTGGTGCGTCTCCAGAAGATATAATGGAGAATAAATCAAAAAATAAAAAAGTAGCTAGCACTGATTATGGTAAAATCGCAAAAGCTATTGGAGATATACAGTCAGCTGGTATTAAAGTAAGTTTGGCTGATATTAATAAAGCTAGATTTGGATTTGCGCCTGATGTTGAAAATAACCAAATTTTATTTGGCTTAAAAGGATTGTTGAACGTTGGCGATGATTTGATTAATAATATTATTGCAAATCGTCCGTATATATCAGTGAAAGATTTTTATTATCGTATTAAACCAAGTAAGCAAGCAATGATTTCATTGATTAAAAGCGGTGCATTTGATGAAATGATGGACCGTAAAGATTTAATGATTTGGTATATTTGGGAAACGTGTGATAAAAAATCTCGTTTAACATTACAAAATTTAGCAACTCTAATTCGTTATAATTTATTACCAGAAGATAAAGATGAATATGTAATGGCAAGACGAGTTTATGAATTTAATAGATATTTAAAAGCTGTTTGTAAAGATGGTAATATCTATAAAGTTGATGAACGAGCGATTAATTTTTTAATTGAAATTGGTTGCGATGATTTAATTGGTAGTTGTTATTTATTAGATTCTAAAGCTTGGGATAAAGTATATCAAAAATATATGGATATATTCCGAACTTGGATTGCAGAAAATAAAGATATTATTTTAAATAAATTAAATAATAAAATATTTAAAGAAGATTGGGATAAATATGCATCTAAATCTATTTCAGCGTGGGAAATGGAAGTCTTATGTTTCTATTATCATGAGCATGAATTAGCCCATGTAAATAATAGTAAATATGGATTTGTTGATTTCTTCCATCTGCCAGAAGAGCCCATTATTGATAAAACATTTTCTAAAGGCAATAAAACAATTACTATGTATAAATTACATAAGATTTGCGGAACTTGTATTGCTAAAAATAAAACTAAATCTACAGTTACATTACTTACTACTTCTGGAGTTGTCGAAGTTAAATTTAGAAAAGAATATTTCTCATTATTTGATAAACAGATTTCAGAAAAACAAATTGATGGCACTAAAAAAGTAATGGAAAAAAGTTGGTTTAATCGTGGTAATATGATTGCTGTTCAAGGCATTCGTCAAGGCGATAATTTTATAGCAAAAAAGTATGCTAGTTCTGGCGGTCACCAGTTGTATAAAATTGATAAAATTTTAGATAATGGTGATATTGAATTAAAAGATGAAAGATACAATGGAGGAGCTAATTAATGTATAATATATTAGCATTAATTGGTGAAGCGGGGAGTGGTAAAGATACCATTCTCCGTAAACTAATTGATGATACAAAACATTATTATAATGGTAAATTACCTCTACATGAAATTATAAGTTATACTTCAAGACCTCCAAGAGAAAAAGAAGTGGATGGTATTAACTACCATTTTATCTCAGCAGAAAAATTTGCTGAAATGATTTTATAGAATCAAATGTTTGAAGCTACTGTTTTTAATGAATGGTGCTATGGCACAGGAATTGAATCAGTCAAAGAAGGCGCTATCAATGTAGGAGTATTTAATCCAGAAGGCGCAGAGATTTTATTACATGATAAACGAGTAAATTTAATTATCGTTTATATTCACGCAGATGATAAAATTCGATTAATTAGATAGCTAAATCGAGAGGCTAACCCGGATATTGATGAAATTATTCGTCGATATAAAACAGATAAACTTGATTTTGAAGACGCTGATGATTTATGTAATTGGTTATATATAAATAATACTCCCGCGGAATTAGAATGTATATATAAAGATTTAGCATTATTTCTGTCTCAGTGGCCGGAGCATCTGGACACAACTTATTAATTTATTTACAACAAACACTAAATATAGTGGATATCCTAATTTTTTCCACTATATTTAGTGCGGAGGTTATAAATGTTTTATATAATTAAACGTAATGGCGATGTAATGCCATTTAACAAACAAAAAATTATTGATGCTATTACTAAAGCATTTATTGCTGTAGATAAAAATATTTTTGAATCAGATAGTATTAATAGCATCGCTGATGAAGTAGAATATAGAGCGAGTCATTTCCCCGATGGAAGTGTTAATGTTGAAGACATCCAAAATTGGATTGAAGAAGCGTTAATGGCATCAGAGCGTCCTGATATTGCTCGTGCTTATATTCGCTATAGATATAAAAAAGAAGTCGCTCGCACTCATTCAACTGAATTTATTACTGCGATTGGTGAAAAAATTCGTGGAGCTAATATTCAAAATCAAAATGCTAATGTTGATGAAGCATCATTTGGTGGGCGTATGGGGGAAGCCAATAGTCTCTTAATGAAACAATATGCCCTTGATTATATCGTATCTCCTCGCACAAAACGTAATCATGAAGAGAATATGATTTACACTCACGACCTTGACCATTATGCTGTGGGCGACCATAACTGTTTATCAATTCCATTTGATGATTTACTTGCTAATGGATTTAATACTCGTCAAACAGATGTGCGTCCAGCGGGTTCAGTAAATACAGCATTCCAATTAGTTGCAGTTATTTTTCAATTACAATCTCTTCAACAGTTTGGTGGAGTTAGTGCTACTCATCTTGATTGGACTATGGTTCCTTATGTTAAAAAGAGTTTTAGAAAACATTTTAAAGCCTATTTAACTGATGTTGATGATTATAGTGAAGGTATGGCTCTACAAATTATGAGTGATTGTGAGCCTATTGAAATTTCTAATAAAGAATTGCAAAGTCAATTTGGTCATCAAAATACTTATAATTATGCTCTAAAACAGACAGAAAAAGAAATCCATCAAGCAGTTGAAGGTATGTATCATAATTTAAATACTCTTCAAAGTCGTAGTGGTAACCAACTTCCATTTACTTCTATTAACTATGGAACTTGTACTCTTCCAGAAGGAAGAATGATTACAAAAGCCCTATTAGAAGTGTCTCTTGAAGGATTAGGTAAATTACATAAAACTTCTATTTTCCCTTGTGGAATTTTCCAATGCATGAAGGGTGTTAATAGAGAACCAGGTGACCCGAATTATGATTTATTTAAACTTGCGTTAAAATCTACTGCTAAAAGATTATATCCTAATTATGCGAATGTTGATTGGTCTGAAAATGCTGGCTATGATATTAATAACCCACGCACCTATTTTAGCACAATGGGATGCCGAACCGCTAATGGATATGATATTAACGGCTTAGGCCAATTAAAAGATGGTCGTGGAAATATTTGTCCAGTAACCATTATTATGCCTACATTAGCTATGCTGGCAAAAGAAGCCACTGAAAACAGTGATTTTCAATTAATTCCAAAAGCTGCTAGAATTAGAAGTTTTATGACTTTACTTGATGAAAAAATTCATGAAGCAAAAGATCAATTAATTGAACGTTTTAATTGGATTTGCTCTCAAAGCCCAGCTTCAGCTAAATTCATGTATGAAAATAATTTGATGGCAGGCTACATTCCAGAAGAAGGAATTAGAAGTGCGCTTAAACATGGAACACTGGCTCTAGGCCAGTTAGGGCTAGCAGAAACTCTACAAATTCTTATTGGCGTTGACCACACTACTCCAGAAGGAATGGAATTAGCAAAAAAAATTGAATCCTTATTTAAACAGCGTTGTGCGGAATTTAAGGAACAATATAAATTAAACTTCGGTGTTTATTACACTCCCGCGGAAAATCTCTGCTATACTGCAATGAAGAAATTTAAGGCTAAGTATGGCGAAATTCCTAATGTAAGTGATAAAGAATTTTTTACTAATTCAATTCATGTTCCTGTATGGAAAGAAATGAGCCCATTTGACAAAATTGATATTGAGAGTCAATTGACTGGATATAGTAATGCCGGTTGTATTACTTATGTTGAGTTAGATTCTACAGTATCTAATAATTTAACTGCTCTTGAACAAATTGTAAATTATGCTATGGATAAAGATATTCCTTATTTTGCTGTAAATGTTCCTAATGACACTTGTCTCAAGTGTGGATATACTGGTGAATTCAATGATAAATGTCCAGAATGTGGTAGTAAAGAAATCCAGCAACTTCGTCGTGTGACCGGCTATTTAACTGGTAATTATAAAACTGCATTTAATTTAGGAAAGCAAGATGAAGTTGAACATCGAGTCAAACACGTAGGAGTGATGGAATGAGATACGCAGGAATAATTAAAAATGATATTGCTGGAGCTCCTGGAGTGTGTGTCTCATTTTTCATTCAAGGATGTGCAAGACATTGCGAAGGTTGTTAGAATCCAGAAACTTGGGATTTTAATGGCGGAAAAGAATTTACTACAGATACATTAGATGATATAGTGAATGCTCTTACTGCTAATGGTATACATCGTGATTTTTGTATTATGGGTGGAGAGCCTCTCGCCCCAGAAAATCTATTTCTTGTAGATTTAATTATTGAACATATTAAAGAAGCTCTTCCCAAAACAAAAATTTTCTTATGGACTGGGTATACAATGGATGAATTGGCTATGCGTAGAGAGCCACATCTAAAAAATATTGTTGATAATATTGACTGTATTATTGACGGCCCATTCAAGATTGAGCAACGAGATATTACCTTACCTATGCGTGGCTCACGCAATCAAAAAGTTTATTATGCTCCATTTGACTTATGGGAAAAAATGTGATATAATATAAAAAATGGAGGATAATAAATGACTAATGGATTAAAATGTATTGGTGTAAAAACCATTGATGAATTAAAATATTCTCCTCAAGTATTTGAAAATGGGGTAGTAGCATATACTGATGATAAAAAAGTATATTGTTATATAGATAATAAATGGGAAGAAGTACCAAATTATGGTACTGTCGACAAAATTGATGATACTAAAGCTAATTTAAACTTAAATTTATATGATTTAAATAAATCTTTAGTGCGTTCATTACCAGACCCCGATACAGATACATTAGGAGATTATCAACAAAAAATTAATAGTTATCATCGAAAAGTGAATAATAATTATTATCTTATGTTATGTAGAGATTATAATTATTATACTGTATTCCATTATGAACCAACAATTATTGCTGATTCATTCGGTAAATCTGTATTAGATTGCCTCGCTGATGTTGGTAAAATCAAAACATTAGATTGGAATGAAGAACAAGGCGCTATTGAAATTTGGATGTCTATTGATGATAATATTTATATGTTCTATTTATTTGGATATGATGCAGGGGTGGTGGATTTTTCGTGAATCGTTTATTTTGTAGCTTATAGCCATTTGATATGGTTCAACAAATTTATGCAGTAGATAATAATGGCAATATCATAGATACATTTAGTTGTACGTTCGACGATATGATTGAAGCTGTTCCATCCTACTGCAAAAATAATAATATTAATGTAATTCATTTGTTAGGTATTACTGATTACACATTTGAAATGAAACAAAGAATGATGGAATTTTGTAAAACTAATTATGCATATGAAAATTTAAATCTAATTATTGATTGTGGAGAAGGAAAATAATGGAATACCTAGTAAGTACAACTGAAGTATATAGAGTTGATGATGAAGCTAGTGCTGCTTCTTTAATTGAGAAGGCTAAGCATGATAGTATGTATGAATTAGCTAAGTATAGTTCTGTAAAAAAAGAAAAGAAATAGAAGGGAGAAATCATTGATGAATGGTATCAAGTTTCATTAACCAAGAAATTCAATGATGAAAAAGACCCTATTTCTGTTGTTAATATTAAATATGGGGAGCAAATTGATTTCTAATGATTAAGTTTGAAAGAGTTTCTAAATACCCTGATGCTGTAATTCCTACTCGTAGCACAGTGAATTCCGCCGGATATGATTTTACTGTGGCCGATGATATTGTAATCCCATCTTATTCTAACCAAATGAGTGAAATGGTTCGATGGGGTAGAACAGGCCATACTTATACTCTAACTGAAATGGCTAGTTTTACTAAAGAATTAAAAATAAAACCTACTCTTATTCCTACTGGAATTAAATGTTGTCTTGATGCGGATACATATCTTGAATTATCAGTACGTAGTTCTACTCCACTAAAGCATTGGATTATTCTTGCTAATGGAGTGGGTATTATTGATGCTGATTATTATAATAATCCCGATAATGAAGGACATATTTATTTTCAAGTAATTAATCTTACTCCATTTGATATTCAACTTAAAAAGGGAGATAAAATTGGCCAAGGTATTATTAAGTCTTATCTAACAACAGATGATGATAATGCTTTTGGTCAACGGCTTGGTGGGTTTGGTTCTACTACAAGTAGCCCAGAAGCCAATCAAGCTAGTCTAACTTAATGAATATATTATTTTTAGATTTATCATCTAAATCTACTGGATGGTGTTTATCTTCTGAAAAAGGGGAAATGCTCAAATGGGGATTAATTCCTATTTCAGGAGACAATACTCTTGAACGTATTAAACAAATGACTGATAAAATTGTAGATTTGATAAAAGAAAATAGTGTTGGTAAAATAGTTGCAGAAGATGTGCATCCAGAAGCATATGGGAATAAGTCTCATACTGAACGTGTTTTAATGTGGCTTCAAGGGTCTGTGGCATTAGGTGCTCATAGTATTGATACTAGCATTGATTACGATTTTATTGAATTTATGAATTCATCATCATGGCGAAAATTACTTGGAATGAAACTTGGTCCAAAAGTAAAACGAGTAGCACTTAAACAAGCAGATATTGAGTTTGTAAAAAATAAATATGGTATAGTGGCTAATGATGATGTATGTGATGCTATATGTTTATATACTGCATATTTCACTAAATCTCAAGAAGAGTATAATTGGGAATAAGGCCAAAATACAAAAAAAAATAACTCCTTATTTGTAAGAACAAATGGATAGAGATTCTTACGGAAAGGAGTTTTTTAAATGCTTGATTTTATCGCCAAATATTGGCTTGAGTTTTTATTTGGTATAATCGCATTAGGACTTACGGGTTTAGCTAAATATTTTTATAACTTATATAAAAAAGAAAAATAGCGTTTAGAAGATGAAGCTCATGAAAAAATTATTAAAGAATTAAAAAGTAAAATTAGTGATGAACATAAAACTACAGCTAATTTACTGCAAACTGAGCGAAATTTATCTAAACAAGAAAACGATAGTTTAAAACAAGAAATTTATAATGTAAATGATAAAATAGATGTTGTAAGAGATGGTATTTTATCTATTTAGGGAAAACAATTTAAAAATGATTGTCGAAAATTATTAAATCCAGACCATGAAATCACTCTCGATGAATTTGAAGAAATTGAGAGCGACCATGAGACATATAATAAAATGAATGGAAATCATACAGGAGATAAACTATTCCAAATGGTAGAATAGAAATTTAGAAATAGTTTATCTACCTACAAAGAATAAAAAATAGCCGAGAATTAAATAAAACTTAATTCTCGGCTTATAATAATTTATTCTTCTATTTTATAATAATATTTTAAAAATTCAGGGCTAAAATCGTAAGCTAACCCTTCTGTAATCAATCCTTCAATTTCACAAATTTCTGCGGAAACATTTTTAATTAATTTTTTAGCTATTTTTAACTCGTGGAATGCCATATTTTCTTTGAAGTGCATAGCAGCCTCTTTATAGATGCTCACTGTTTCCTTCTCCCAATCGAGCCAATGGTAGAGACTTTCTTTACTTAATGATTTAATGGCTCCTTTGGTAACATCCATAGATGTTTTACTATACCATTCTGCTGGAATTAATGTTGTGTTTTCCATTTCAAATTGTGGAATTGAAAAATATATTTTTGCATAACAATCTTTAATACATTGAAGAGTTTCTAATTCTTCCTAAGATTGATGACAATGGATTTCTTTTAAACCATCTAAACATAAAAAACGGTAATAGTCAGTCATATTTTCGTGATAAACTACTCCCTCTGTTTGGCGTTTAATTATAGAAATCATATATTCTTGGCAATCCATTCAACTCACCCGACCTTTATGATATCGACTTCAACAGTTGAATAGGTTGTTGCACCAGTGTTAACAAATGTCAAATTGGCATTGTTATTTATAGAACGACATGATGGCAGAACTTTTACTAATGTAGTAAAATGAACTGTACCAGTGTCAACTAGACTTGCAATTGCGGTTGGAATGGCAGTTCCATTATTGTAAGCCTAGACTGAAAATGTGTTGCCAGAGCCAGCATCACCAGTTGCAGTAACTGCAACTAAATAAGTGCCGGTTCGAGTTAAACTAATCGCAGGACTGCCTGCGATATGAGAAATACCACAGCCACTTTGGAATATATTATTTTGAAGTGGAATAGGATTACCCGTAGCAAGAGTCTAGCTAGTTGTAGAGGTAGTCGTTAGAATTGGGTTAGAGCAATTTGAACAAGTACTCATTCGTATGAACTCCTTTCTTAGTTAGAATAGAGGGAGGATATTTCCTCCCTCAATAAATTAATTACCGCAAGCTCCGCATCCACTAAATGCATTATAAATATTACTTGAAGTATAAGGACTGCAAGTAATATATGCAGGAGTAGGATATGGACGTAAGACATTTAATAAATCAGAAGTCTGATTCATGTTCTGAATTGTTAAGTTGGCAGACTGCAATTCAGTACGCAGACCTTCAATTTTATCGGTAGTTAAATAATCAAGAATACGCTGGACACCAGCATTTTGATTAGTTAAAATATCACGAGTATTTAAGTTGCTAGTATTTACAATATCGCAAGTATTTTTAGCATTCTCATATCTCACAGCGTCAATATTGCGATTAGTTGTGCAACAACATTCTTGCTGGGCGAAACGATTATCGTTTAACCCTTTCATTACTTCGTATTGGATATTACCCCAACGGTTAGTAGCATCACGTTCAAATGCGCTTACTTCGGTAAGGATCATATCTTGATTGCGGAACATATCTTGACGACCTAGGCCATCAGCTAATTCAGCGCGAGTTAAAGCGCCTTGAGTAGAACCGCCGCCAAATAATCCGCCGCCTCCCCAAGCCAGTAGGAAGAATAAGAAGAATACCCAAGTCCAAGTGCCGCCAAAACCATTATTGTTATTGTCGCCTTGGGTCATTGCCATGATATCAGCAGGAGATAATCCGTTTTCAGTTAAAGCCATAATTTTTACATTCCTTTCTAATTATATTGAGATTGGAAGATAGAATAAGCTTCATCAAAATTGATTCCCTTTTCTCGGCAGATATTACGTGCGATTTGAATAATCTCTGCTTCTGATTTTCCTTGAGCCATTCTTTGTGCCTATTGGAATAAGGGATTAGAATTTAAATTCTGTAGCATCGCCATTGGATTCATCATTTGGTTTGGATTCATCTGCGTTAGCTCCTTTCAGTTTATTAATTTCATTAACTAGAATTGTGACTGTTTTCTCGAATTCTTCTTTGCTTACATAAGAAGCGTCAGATGGTGTTGCTTCTGGCTATGCTGTTGGAGGAGGAGTAGCTTTTAATTCATACATATTTAATGAAGCTGTTCCATCTAAATTGATTTGTTTTGTGTAGATACGTCGATTTGCTAGGTCTGGAAAATAGAAAACCGACCCGTCAAAATCAATACCTGTTGCTCGAACTTCTTCAAGACTAGAGACCGGCCGACCTTTTAATCCTTGAAGTTGTTGAGTATATTGGTTAGTAGGCATATAACGATTCAGGTAGGGATTTTGAGATTGAGGATAATAGTTATAACTGTTTGGATACATTTTCTAGAAAATACCTCGCTTTCCAAATTTTTTACAGCGGAGTAAAAAATTTTACAATGGTGTAAAAAATTTTACTAAGCTCCTCCATTATATAATGTAAATTAAGATGGACCAATTAATGGTTTTTGCCTGGTTATTTTCGAGAAAACTATCTAGAATATTTTTCATATTAAATAGGAATTGACATTTATTGACTTTTCCAAAAATTTATTTTATAATACAGAAAATAGAATAGGAGGAAATAATTTATGGATTGGCTAGAAATGCTACAACAAATTTTCAATATTCTTATTGTTCCAGTACTAACAGCTGTCTCTTTATTCTTGGTTCGTTTTATTCAGTCTAAAACCAATGAATTGAAGGCTAAAACCAATGATGAAACTCTTCAAAAATATATGGACATGCTTAATAAAACAATTACTGATTGTGTATTAGCAACAAATCAAACATATGTTGAAAGTCTGAAGGGGCAAAATGCATTTGATAAAAATGCTCAATTGGAAGCATTCAAAAAGACTTATGACGCCGTAATGGGTATTCTGACTGAAGATGCTAAAGAGTATCTTGATGAAGCCCTTGGTGATTTAAGTGGATATATTACTACTAAAATCGAGTCTGAGGTCAACACAAATAAAGCTCAGCCTAAAAAGGTTGAAGATTAATTGATTATTTGTTTGTGCGGAAGCACTAAATTCAAAGAGTCCTTCGAGAAGTTAGGAGCAATCCTATCTCTCGAAGGACATATTGTTTTATCTCCTAAAGTATTTGCTCATGCAGATAATATTATATTATCATCAGACACAGAAACTAGATTGTTAAACTCTAGTAAAAATAAAATTAATATGGCTGATGCCATTTATTTTATTACTGGAGAAAATGAATATATTGGGCCGACTGGTTATCAAGAAATCTGCTATGCTAGGAAATTAGATAAACCAATTACATATTTTTCAAATGAAAAAATAAATCATTATATTGATAATTCTAAGCAACGATTAGAAAATAATAAAATGGGAAGTGATTCTAAATGATTCACTTCCCATTTTTTTTATTTTAAATCAACTAGTCTATTTGTCCAAGTTCCATTATTATAAATTAATGGAGTCATTTTTACCCATTTTCCATTTGTATAAATAAACGGAACATAATTGTAAGCTTCTCTCTACCATTGAGCATATAACGTCTATGGTGATTTAATCTATTCAGTAGAGCCTTTAGGATAAGTCCCTCCACTACCATTTGCTGCAGTATTCCATCCTGTAAAAATATATTTAGACCGAGTAGGAATTGGTAATAAATTAATAGTATTATTATTATAAGATATTGTCTAATTCCATTGAGCATAAAGCATTGTACTTTCATTAAATGTAGCAGTTGAATTTATATCATAAGCCGTACCTTTTCCATCATACTAACTATTCCATCCGGTAAAAGTATAAGAAATAGTCTAATTGCCAGTTAATGAAGTATTATTTATACCACCATTACAGTTTCCTTTAATAGTAAAAGAAGTAGTAGAATTGGCCCTGGTAGGATGAGGAATAGTTTTAATTTGGTTATTAGCGCTATAACTATAACTAACATTCCATTTTGCATATAAAGTAACTGAATTCGTCGCTCCCGTTGATGAGGATGAGATAGAAGCTCCTGCATTATAATTAGTCCCAGTTCCTTGAGCATTAGTATTCCATCCAGCAAATGTATAATTAGCAGTCTTTAGCCCAGTAGCTGTTACATCTGTACCACCTGCACCGTAACAAAGAGTAGTAAAATTAACTCCCTTACTTGCTCGATTAATAGCAGAAGGTAATGTTTTAGTCGTTCCCCAATTTACAGTAATTGAAGCGGGAGTAGAAGCGCCTCCATTAACATTGAAAGTATAAGTAGTTTTCGCTGTTGTAGTTAATATAGTAATACGAGCATATCCATTGCCAGTATGTCCTGTTTCATTTCCTCCCGCAGGTTTTACAAATGAAACAGTACCATTTTTTGTAGAAGCATTAGCTAAATAATAATTACTATTTAATAAACAGCCAGATGGATAATTAGCAGCAGTCGTACTTGTATATACATAACCACTGCCGCCTCCGCCACTTTTTCCATCAGAATCAGAGTCATTATCATAAGCGCCGCCGCCACCATACCAGCCGCTGCCGCCTCCACCACAACTATATCCAATTTTACCTGCGCCACCAGCTCCACCTTTTCCAAAAGTTCCCACAGCTTCAGGATAAGTAGTAACACTTATAGCGTAAGGGTGGCCTCCTTGAGTTTGAGTGCCTCCACCGCCACTTCTATTACTTCCGGCGATAGTTGTTTCATTATTACTTCCTCCGAGGCCCTATGTACCTCCACCAGCTCCTTTTAAAGTAACTGAATAACAAGCTCCTCCTCCGCCGCCAGCAACAATTACTCTAGCATATAAACTATCTTTAGCGATGCGGATATCAGAAGCTCCACCTCCTCCATATCCAGAGGTATAACCAGCTCCACCACCATTGAATCCTCCAACTTTTACTGCTGTTGGTTGCCCTCCACTATAAATATAAAGCGTTGTTTTAGTAGTTAATGTTAAAGTACCTATTGAATAACCTCCTGGACCGCCTTGATTGTTAGTATTTCTACTGCCTCCCTAAGCGCCCCATACTTCTAACTTATAAGTACCAGCTGGAAGATCAATATTTTTTTTTGCTCCACTATATGAACAATTTATAATATCTCCGGCTCGCAAGGAAGTAAAGCTTGGAGATGTTGTTGCTAAATCATAAGTTGCCATATATTAATTCACTCTCCTTTATCACACTTTAATCCATACGCGCCCATTAACTTTAACTTTTCCAGTTCCCCATTCTTCATAATCAGGAACTGCTGAAATCGTGCCAATCGCGCAATAACCTTTATTTCTATATTCTTCATCAGTCATAATAGAAACTGTCCCATTAGGGCCGGAACATACTGGACGTCCAACATTCTTTTTAAACTCTTCACGAGATTCATATGGATAAGCCAAAACACGTCCGCTTACTGCTATTGGAGTTTTAGCTTGTTCAGTCTCACCAATAGCAAAACCAAATGTATCAGATGTAATATTCGCACCCGGCATCAAACGTTCAGTCGAAGTAATAAGAGTATCATCACCAACTTCAACTACACAACGACCAGCATCAATAGTATCTCCTTCACGGAATTCAGCATAGTCATTCCATACTGCGCCATATAACGCGTAAGAAGTTGAAGCTTTTGTACCATCTGTATAGATTAACCATTTACTCTTAGTATAATCATATAGACCACGATTGGTAGAAGATAATAATCCGATAGATCCTTTTGAATTAGTAACACGAACAGTAGCATCATTTGTATCTGAATGAGAAATAGTAAGATTTCCTGTTAAAGTACCACCAGATAATGGTAAATAATTTAATGCAGGTAAACTCTTCCAACTAGCATCGCTATCATTAGAACTATTTTTAACTAAATACTATCCAGCTGTTCCTCCAGCAGGTAATGTTAAAGAGCCATCATTCTCTTGGAAGAAAATTTGTCCTTCTACTGGATTGTTAGGCTTTGTAGTTCCATACATTTTATTAGTAATTAATAATTTTTCATTAAGAGTTAAATTACCACTTAATGTACCACCTGTTAATGGCAAATAATCTGAATCACTAGTATCTTGAGCGAAGAATAACTGACCAGTTGTGCCACTGGTAGGAGCGCTGGTTCCATAAGTCTATCCATTTTTTAAAACTATAAGATTATTTGCTATTAATTTTTTATTAAGAGTTAAATCCCCGGTCATTGTGTCACCGGATTTTTTAACATAAGTGTGAGAAACTATACCCATTAAATTAGTATTCTTTGTGGATATCTAATTGTCAACATAATATTTATTAGCAGCATCCTCATCTTCTGTTGGACCGCAAATACCTTTTAATTGAACGGCTTGATTGGTTAATGAACGAAGCCATATCTTTCCCATACCAGTATCAAGCGAATTCTCAGGGTCTATTAATTTATCTATATAAAATGTAAATCCATTTTGTAAATTATTACCTCGAATGGATAAAGCAGGAGCTTCTGAAGGAATATTTTCATCTCTCGGTAATGATGAAGTTGATGTTATTGGATTTCCTGGACGATCTATAAAAATATCAGGACGCTGTGATGTTCCTCCCAATTGAAAATATTCATAATCCTCATAGCCTCCACTACATAAGAGAATTGAATTATTTGCAAGAGATACTCCATCATTATTAAGATCGCTACCGATACCATTTTCAAGGACTCTCAATGTTCCACTCATTGTGTCGCCAGACTTAATAACATATCTATCATCATGTGTATGGGCAAAATCTGTAATATCTGATTTAGTATGAGTATGTTTTTTTGCAGCTACACCAATTTCATCTAATGACCAGTTAACATCAGCACTACCATCAACATCTTTTCCAGTGGAACCAATTGTTAGTTTTCTAGCCGTTTTCCATTTATCAGCTGTATCAGCATTACCTTTAAACTAAATGGCTTTAACATTGCCATCTACCTCTAATTTCTCTGTTGGCTAAGTAATTCCAATACCTACATTACCAGAACCATTTGCATTAGCATTTAATACTAATGGTCTAGCCTTATTGTCATTTCCACCCCCAACAGTAGAGGCATATAAATCAACATAATCAGTACCACCGCTAACACTTACAGTATTAGCATTAAACTAAGCATTTCCGTTATCAGTTTTTAGATCAAAGCCTTTAGAAAAATGAGTTTTATTATTTAATGTTTTTTCTCCGGCAAATGTTTGAGTCCCAGTAGATACAACACCGGATTGACTAGCTGAAGCATCTCTTACTGTTTTTTTAGTAGCAGTAATTTTACCCTAAGTATCCTATGATACTGTATCAATAAATGAAATATCTGTATTAGATGCTTTAGGACTAGGTACTGCTGTTTGAATTTTTTTATAGGTTGCATCATGATTATGTCCGGTATTTGATTTATTAGCTAATTTATTATCAACATACTATTTAGTAGTTAATTCTAAATTTTCAGTTGGATCTTGTGCAACTTTAATACCTTTACCATTAAGAATTTCAATAGCATTATTAGTACCTTTGTTATCAATAACAATACCTCGGCCAAGGCCCTCATTAGAAATAAGAATTTCATCTTTATCTTCAACACTTGGAATAACAAGAGTGCCATTTTTAATGCCAATTTGGCTATACTTAGCTTCAACTAAATTCTTAGTAGAATCAGTTATATTAAATGCTAAAATAGGATATACTTTACTATCATCAGTTGCCATTGCTGTAGCTTGAATCATTGTAGCTATATCAGCTTTAGCAGCATTTAATGGTATACGATTGACATTAATTTCAGCTTTAGTAGTAGTACCATCACCATCAATATCAATGTAAAATTTACCATCATCTTTAGTAAAATATGCAAAGCCTTCTTTGGCATAAGGCATATTCTTTGCTAAGTTTGTTGCTAAACCTTTATTAATTTTAAATAAAGCCATTAACTAAACTCCCTTCTCTGAAAAAAAGTTTAAAAATAAAAAAAAAATAAAATGGGAAAGCCTATAGTAAGACTTTCCCATAAAAATAAATAAAATTATAATATTTTGAAAGGTATCTTACTCTTTCATATATATTTTTGAAAGAGTTAATTATCTATTTGATTTATTTTGTCCTTCTATTTTTGAATTAATTCTAACAACATATTATATTCATTTTCATTAATAAATTTTAAACACTCTTCTTTTGGAAGATTTAACTCAAATACTTTATCTTGATTTTTAATCTTATAAAGCTTGTTCCAATAATAAACATTTGCTAAGACACGAGCTTTATGCATTGGGCAAATATAAGTACAGCGTTTATTGGGTGTGCCGTATAACTAATAATTCCACCCAGAACACCAAGCGCATCCAGCAGCAATTGGACAAGTTAAGCATTCTTCTGTAGATTGAGATTGTCGAGTAATTTTTTTTAAATTTTCTAAATTCTTTAAATATTTTTCATTATTATCATTTGTATTAATAGAACCAATTATAATAGGCTCTCTTTCTTTCCCCAATGATGATTCCATATATCGAATACAAGGGTAAATTTTCCCTTTATAATCAAAACTCATCATTGCGCCAGTACCACCGCACCAATTTAAAGTATCAGTATCCTCTAATGGGTATCCAATATTATCAGCAAATACTATATTATTAATTAATTCATTTGATTGATTAACATTTAACATTTTATCTGCTATTTTTTTTAATTCCTAATAATAAATAGAAGCTTCTTCATTAGTCCACTCTGCTTCAAATACAGGATTCATAAAAATATCAGTAGCGCCAGCTTCATTTATAAAGAAATCAATTAATTTATTTATCTCTAATAAATTTTCTGGAGCAATAGTGACTTTGGTGGTTCTAATCTAATTATAATGCTGATTATGGTATTTTAATGCTGCAAAAGCATCTTTAAAATTACCTGTTCCATCAAAATATTTACGACATTTGTCGTGTATATCTTCTGGGCCATCTAAAGTAATACCAAAAGAAATAAAATTATGAAAACGTTTTAAAAAATCTTGAACTTTTGAATCAAAATAATATTTTCCATTAGAGATCATTGAAATTCTAAAAGTTCGTAGCCAAGGATGATTATGAATTAAACAATAATTTAAAAAATGAGTACAAGCCGCATCAATAGCATCAATATTCATCAATGGTTCTCCACCAATAAATTCTAATATAATACCTGCTGTATTTTTATTAATCAAATTATTAATATCATTTTTCTCATATAGATCAAATAAATAATCAACAATTTGTATAGCAGTTTCAGGAGTCATATAATGTTTATTTTTATTTCCTTGATAACAATAGCTACAGTTACAACAACAATCGTCTGTTACTTGAAATGTAATTGAAGGACATAAAATATTATTAGCGTTAGGATATAACTCTTTATATAAATTATGAATTATTTCTGAATGTTCTTGAATTTTATTTCTTTTAATCATTTTTACTATATTGAATTAAACTATTATCAAAATCAAAAATATATTGACAATTAAAATCAAAGGGGTTATATAAATCTGCTATTTTTTGTTTATACATTTCACATTCAGTAAATCGAATTTTAGTATCCTAATTATATTCTGCTAATAATTCTTTATTAATATCATTCTAAGTCATTAAATAACCTAAAATATTTAAATTAGATTGATATTCAAACCATAATCGTTGAACCTCTAAAATAATTTCTTGAGGAATTTGAACTTTTTTAATCATTTATAATAAAATCTCCTTTTACTCTTTTTTATATTAATGCATAGAGCCCTATGTACCACCATTACATATATCCGTACAAGTGCTACGACCACAGTTGCCAGAGCATGTGTTATTACAATCATTTCTGCAAGCATACCCAGAGCATCCTCCATGGCATCCACCGTGACAAGTAGTTGTGCAAGCAATATTACAGCTTCCCGTGCAATTTCCAGTACAAGGACACCCACCGCCGCCTCCTCCACTAGGGGGTGGTGTAGGATCAGGGTCTGGAGTGGAGCCTCCTGAACCTGCATCACAACCACTTTGGCAAGTTCGACCTTCACAGTCTCCAGAACAACTACTAGCACAACGTGCAGTACATCCAATAGCACATAAGTTAACGCACATGCCAGTACATTGATTTAAACAATTACTCTTACTAATATCTAATTTATTTTGATTTTTTTCAGCTTGGCAAATCTAAAAAAATGAAATTAATTCTTTTAAATTTGGAATAGCTTCATCCTATTTGAAAAGAGTTGTTTTTTTAGAGGTGGCATCATATTTTTCGTTAAATCCTAATTTAGTAGGATTAATGGCTTGCATAGGCTCTAAAATCTTATTAAAATAATCATTAATAATCTCTTCATCTTGAAGTGTTAAATCTTTCTAAGAATCAGTATAATCATATAAACTAGAACCATATTGTGAAATATTAATATTATACATACGTTTTAATATCATTTCACGTATTTCTTGTTTTAACTAAATTAAATCTGCTTTTTTTATTTTTTCTCCAGCAAATAAAGAAGAAAAATCAGTCGCTGCCATTCGCAAATCTCCTTTCATATAATTTAAGTATACCATAAAAAATTATAAATGTCAAATTATAATTAAAATTGGACAGATATAAATAATTTTTTATTTATATTTTTTATTTTTATAAAGAGAATGGAGGAAATATAATATGAATAATTATTATTGGACCGATGAAAGCATTAAAGCTTTGTGGCAAGAAATTTTAAATAAAATTAATAATTTAAATTTTGATGATATCAATGCTTAGGATATTATTGACTTATAGAATAAAATAGCAAATTTATAGCAAACTGTTGAATCATTAGAAACTCTTAAAAATACTATTGATAATTTATCAACTTAGCAAGAAAAATTAAATGACAGAATAAACTCTAATAAAAGTGATATTGGCACTCTTATTACCACAACAGGTATAAATGCCAATAAAATTGAATCAATTGAAAATAATCTAAAAGATTCATTACCATTACCTACTGCTCAAGAAATTGCAGAATTAAATTTAAATTTAAAAACAGCTTTGTTTAATTTACAGAATGAAAATTTAGGTAAATATCGTTATTTAGCTTTGGAAGAAGTTCAACAGTATTTTAATAATTCTAATTATGATAATATTGTTTATATTACCAGTCAAGAAACGAATTTTTATCCCGTAGACCCTAAACAAAGTTATAATGAAAATGTTTATTATTTTACTAAAGCAGATACTGATTTCATTGATATAAATTGTAAAACTGTAGAAGAATTAACTTATTATAAAGAAAATTATGAGGATAGAATATATAAACGCTCTGGGTCTGAATTAGTTAAACTTTCAACAGAAGAAGTAAATGCTTTAGAAATAAATTCAATTTTTTATATTTGGCTTAGTAAAGGATATTATTCTCTTTATTTTACAGATGACAATCATACTATCCAAAATGCAACAGAATTTGAGACAGCAAAAAATAATACAACATTATATTATGCTTTTCTTTTAAATTTTAATAAAATAACACTACCAATAACAATACCTTTTGCCATATATTTTGAAAATACTCATAATACTGTAGTAACAAAATGGGAATATGATAATAATAAAGTAATTTATGTTAATATGGATACAATGCCTCAAGTTTGGACAGGTAATTATTAGTATTTTGGAGATGTAAATACTTCTACTTTTACTATTAATCACCGTGAAACACCAGCAAATTTATTATATTTAATTGCAATAAATTATTTTGATAATATAAAATTTAATAAAATAAAATTTAAAGATACAATTTGGTCAATAATTAATGTAGGACAACATATATATGATAAAGATATTGATTATTATTATGTAAATTTTGAGGCACTTATTCCTAATGACTATACTAATTTAAATGATAATTTTACATTAAAAAGAATTATTGTTTCAGGGGTATATGATATAAATAATCAAATTAGTTATTTTAAAAATATATCAACTGAATTATAAAAAATAGCAGATAACATTTCAGTTATCTGCTATTTTTTTTTATTTTATTTTAATCCAAATTCTATTATTTATTTTAATATTATCAGTTCCCCAAGTATCATAATAAGGAATTTCACTTACATACCCAATTATTGCATCAGGCCATTCTTTAATTTCTTCACGAGTCATTAATGACACAGTTCCATTTGGACCACTGCACACAGCCGCTCCTGGCTTATATAATTCTTTATTTTCATCAGGATAAGCTAATACTCTACCACAAACAGCAATAGGAGTTTGTGCCTTATCTGTTTCGCCAATAGAGAAACCAAATGTATCTGAAATAATATTGCCGCCCAATTGTAAACGTTTAGTTGACAATTCTAAATCTCCATAACCAGTTTCAATTACACAACGGCCAGGCTCTTTAATATAAGATTCTCTATACTCAGCATAATCATTAAATACTGCACCACGCACTTTTTTCCCTGTGATAATAGCACTTGAAGTAATATTACCAGTGGCCGTAATAGCTCCAGTAGATTCAATTATAGCAGATTGAATTTTTTTTCCTGGTAAAATTAAATTTCCTTGGCTGTCAAATCCTTTAATAGGAACGACAATAGGATTTTTATAATCTTTATTTTTAATAAGAATAAAAGAGCCATATTGATTAGCTTTTATGTCTTTTCCTTTAAGGCCAGATGATAATTCACTTGTATAAAAATCTAATAATGAACCAGCCTAAATATATTGTTTATTATTTTTGCTAGCTGAAGTATCCCAAATGCAAATACATCCTGGATGCTTTTCTTTTTCTTCAGCCGTTCCATCACTTAAGACTGAATAAATTTTTATAGCATTCTATATTTGAATATGCTAATCATCTGGAGTAGGAACCAAAGTAATACCAGTACCATCTCCCGCAATAGGATAACATTTTGTCATACGCATTAATAAATTTAATGCATCATCTTGTAAAATAACTGTATTTGTATAAGGAGAAATATACTGTTTAAATTCTAAAGGTAAAAATTGAGTTAAATCAATAGTAAATATTGGATGAACTGTACCTATATAAGTAGCAGTTCCTTGCATACTTACTAATCCAGTAGAACCATCAATAAATCCAACTTTTGTAGAATCATTTGCAGAACTAGAAGACAGCCACATCATTTCAGAGTTGCCCTTATCTTGATCCCAAAACATTTTCCAAATATTTTTACTAGAAAATATACCCTCAGGATCGACTCTTAAATCTTTATCTGCAAAATAATCTAAAATATCTTGGACTCCTGGGATGCGAATATATTTAGGTCCAATAGTAGAAAATATACCAGCATTACTAATTTGATAACTACCATTACTATAAGCGCCATTATATTTAGGAGAACCATTGTGTAAATAACCGTTAATAGTAAAATACCAAACATCTTGATTAAATAACTATGGCTAAATTGCTGATTTTGCTTTATTGGATAAATGATCATTATACCATTCATTATTTATAAATTGATCAATTTCATTGTTATTATAATTTTGGAAAGTAATATTACCAATTGTAATTGTGTGAGATACATCTTTAGTGTAAGGTATTACTTGTCCATAATTTAAATCAAATAAACCTAAAACTTCAGCTATAGGGCCATCTATTTTTAAAATACGATATTTTCTATTACCATATCCATCACCTAAGTCAAGAGTAATTATATCGCCTTTTTTAAGCATTTTATAACTCCTTTCCTCTTTGTAAATTATATACATTTATTATAAAAATTTACATCAAAATATTATTTATATTTACCCAAAAAAAAATAAGGGAAGACTAATTTAAAGTCTTCCCTTTATTTTCATTTTATTAAAAATTATCAATCCACTCTAAAGCAAATGTACCTTTCTGATGTGCTTGCTCTAAATCATGAATTGCCTAAATAAATGCTTTATCAAAAACAAATTCTTCTTGAGAGATATTATCTAAATCCCAATTCTAACCTTGTTCTACAATAGCTTCAGCAACTAATGTATTTAATTCATACATTAAATGTCCTGCAGCATTCAATTTAAAAAATTTAATAGCAAATTTTACAGTACCAGCATATTTAGTAACGGCATTTTGAATTACCCAAGGCATAATAATTTTTTGATTTACATTATCAGTAGTAATATCCATATAAGGTACTACATAATAATAAGCTTCACCTTTTGCATTTTGGAATTGAATGATACAGCAAGTATTAGATAAATCCATGCCATCAAAATATCGATCAAATGTAAAGTATAAAGTCTCAGCCGAATGGTCCTGAGAGACGATAATGAAGGACTTAGGCACTTTTATTTTACGTTCATTTAAATCGATAGGGATTAATTCTTCTTTAGGTGGAGTTGGAAGGAGAATGGCTTTGGAAGTTCGCATCTATTTATCAATGGACCAAAGCTTATTCTCATAATCTTGATAATTAGTAATCATGATTATTCATTCTCCTTTCTTTTAATTTATTAGTTAATATTAATATAAAATGTATCGCTATCTGCTGAATAAGCGCTTCCATTATATTTATTAGTCAAACGAATGAAATAATTTCCTTCTTTATTATCAATTGCTCCAGAACTTAAAGTAATGTGTTTACCACCTTCAATATCTTTAACAACGATTTTTACTCCAGAAGCAGAAGTAACTGGGCTAATAGTAGATGAACCTTCATCTTCACCATCTTCACGAACAAATAAAGTACAAATAACTTCATCACTATAATTACCATTAAGAGTGTATGTAATATTAAATTCTTTAGTAGCATTTCTATCAGAATCACCAGTATATCTATTTAAATTAATCCAATATTGACCATTTTTACGAGTTAATCCACTAAATGCAATATCATTATTAATTTTAGATGCTAATGGAGATACAATATAAGGATTAGATTTTACTTCATCCACACTAGTATGACCATTTAAGAAAGATTTAATACCAACAGTATATTTACCTTCCTCAGAAATTTCAAGTGAACCTTCTACATTAGAACGTACCCACTTAGATGTAGAAATAGGCTGTTCAGAACCTTCTTTATACCAAATGTATTGAATTAACGCTTTTGGTTCAATACCTTCAGCAGGCGCTTCATAAGCATCTTTATTATCATACCCAGAAGCTTTAGCTACTAAAACTACAGCTCCATCAGTTAAAAACGCTGTAGAATCTGCAAATTCTAAATCAATAGAATATCCTGTACCAGTTAAATCAGCATGGTCAGAACTAATAGAAATAGTGTCTGGAGCATCAGGCTCAGGACAAATAACGAATGGAGTTGTTTCTAATGGCCCTTGACCGATTTTACGTTTTATTACATGTCCTTCTTCATCTTTCTCGGTTTCAAATACTACTCCTTGAGCATTTACATAATACTCTCCTGCCTTTTCTACCATAATAGTAGTATAGCGAGCATAAATTTCACTTTTATTAGGAGAAATAATATCAGGATTATTCCAAGTTAAAATATCATCTGCTTCGGCTAATTGATAAGCAGTACCATCACTAGTTTTTACGTAATAAATTCCATCTTCTGCTAACTTAATACGATTTCCATCATTATCTTTTTTAGATACAAGAATATATTCATCAACAGGGTCATCTCGTTCTGCAGGAGTACTATATTTAATATCAGCTGCGCCTGCTTGCGCACGAGCATATAATTTTACAGGAACAGAAGATAACTTTTGAGTATCCAATCCAGCATCAGTAGCATTACCAGCTAAATTAATAACTTTAAATGTTACAGTATCTTCAGGAGATAACACTAAACCATTAGTTAACCATTTTAAGTCAGGGACTTCTGCATCTCCCTCACCAAATGCACTATTTTGAAGCATATTCAGAATATCGTCATTAACATTAATTACGGTAGGCTCAATTAATGCTAAACCTTCTTTAATATTAATGGTAGAAATTAGAGTATTTAAACTATATGTAACATTACCATTATGCTCATTATAAAATTCAACAGCAAAACTAAGTGTACCACTTTTGCCAGTTAAATCCTTAGCTACGGGCCAACCAAAAATAATTTTACCAGGCTCAGCGTCTGTGCTTTTGGAGAAATTGATAGATTGGCCAGAAGCCTCACCAATTTTCCAATTAATACGAATATTACAAGTATTTAAATCTTTATAATCAAAATATCTATCAATACTAAAGAAAACAGTTTCAGCTAAATGATCGCCTTGAACTGATAACCCATTAGTAGCAAAATTTGAAGGAACTGTAATTTTACGACTATCAGCATCAATTTCAAATAAAGGCTCATCCAAAGGAAGTCTTAAAAACTTTTCATCTAACTTACTAATTTCTTGTATGTTACCAAAAAAGCTCTCAAGGTTATCAATTTGGATTTCCCCATTACTAGCTTTATTAATGTCTTCATACAATTTCTAATAAGCTAATTTAACAGAGTCTTTATACTTTGTAATCATAGACTAGAAAACCTTCCTTTCTAAAATAATTTTCCCTTATAGAGAGAAGAGAATTAATCTCTTCTCTCTATTTTTCAAAAAAGTTATATATTAGATAATTGGAACTACCCAATTAAACCTCTTTCCACTAATCTAATTCTTCTTCTGGAATAACTATTGCTTGACAATAATCTTTATCATTTTTTGTCAAACGTTTATTCACATCAGCAATTAAACGTAGTTTTCTGATATAATATATATCTTCTAAATGAACGGGAGAAAGAATAGTTCCATTTGTGCCTAAGTATTCATACATCACAATTTTAGTCATTTTCTTTTCTCCTCCTTATAAATAATTTACCGTACTGGTATCAATACCGCTACCAAAGACTGAAATAGTATCATCACGAGATAATGTAGTATACCAATCAATACTATTAATCTTACGATCAGCATTGGTTCTATATCCTCTAATACCTGTTGAACCATAATCGAGCTTTTTCTAAGTATATAATTTAGATTTTTCTTCTGGAGTACCAATAATAATTTTATTAATACCACCAGTTAATCCTTTATTCAAATCTGAATTAGACCAGAAATCAATACCTTGAACATCAATATAGCTCACAGAAGGACCAATAATTAATGTCTCAACTTTAGGACTAAAACTATTTTTAAATCCGCTCTAACCTATTTCAGTAATTGTTCCACTAATATTAGCATTTTCTAAAGAACCAACTAATTTTTTATCACGATCGCCATTTAAAGCAAAACAGTAAGCATCAATTACTCGTAAGCCTTCAGGGAATTCTACCCATTTTAAACCATAAGAATGAGAGAATGTAGCGATATTAAATTTTCTAATATTACATTTCTAATTACCATCATTATCAGTATACTTCTCGAAGAATACATGAGTTAAATCTTCTCCATAACAAGTTGCTACAATAGTATTACCACCAATCGTTTTAGCATTTGGCGTTGCTTGGTTACTATTAGTAACATCACCAGGAGAACTAAATGAAGCATCAATACCAATAACTTTTAATTTTTTACCATTGTATTCATAAAATGCAGGAACTGTCAATTTACCTTTAACTTTTTTGCATAAACCTAAAACAATACCATCACTCATTACAGACCATTTACTATTAAAACCTTCTGTTGGATCGCTAAATATCCAAGAAGATGGAGAAGATAGTGAATTATATTCTTGAGTAGTAGGCTCAAAATATTCAGTATGGATATCATCATAAACACTTATAGGATTAGAATCAAATACGGCATAGAAAGTAGTATCTTCAGTAATCATATATTCTTCTAATTTCATAACTGTATTAGAAGTAGCAGAACGATTATATCCTAAGAATTTATAGGTCTATTCCAATGGTAAATCACTATCATCTTTCCAAGGAATAATAGTAGACATTACAGCATAATTACCATGAGGGATTTTTTTCTCTTCAATTAATGTACTATCTTTATAATAATATTTAACACTCCATTTGTGAATAGGACAAATAGCATAGAATGTATAAGTATGAATATTATTATCAAGAGTTTGTTCATTCCATTTATTGATACTTTTATCAATATTAATAAGAATATCAGCGCTAGCAGAATTTGTCAATGCCCAACCATAGAAATCATGATTCGGCTTTTTCTCACTAACATCACCAAATGTATCAATAGGATCAGCAAACCAAGTTTCGCCATCTTTTAAAGTCATAGAGCCAATTAACTGATAACGACCGTCATTACCTTCATCTTCATTCATAATTACAAATCTAGCAGTATATCCCTATTCAACGTTTGCACAGAAAATTGTTAAATCAGGATAAGCGACTTGAATAATATTACGTAATTCAGATTCTTTAATAACTTCTGTATTATTAATATAAATAATACCAGAGATATCAGGAATATTTTTACTAGAATTTTTAACCCATTTTTTATCACTAATAAATTCTTTAAACATAGCTAAATCAGTAATTTGATTTATTTTATCTTCTGGAATTGTTTCATCCTTACGATAAATTTCACCATTTTCAACTTTAATAGTCCATGCATCAAAATTAGTATAAGTATAAGGTTCTAGTCCATAATGTCCATTATCCACATAATAAATAGTAGATGGATTACGTTCATCATCAACAGTCATCTAAACATATGGACACCAATTAACATCGGTCATAGAAATTTGAGAAGTATTAGTCTATTGACTGCGGATAGCATAATATTGTTTTAATAGTTTATAACTATCATAGCCTAAGCCACCACCAGCAATATTTAGAGAAGCAATTACTGTATCGCCCTTATCTCCAGTTGAGGTTTTATCAAAGAAACCTTGGAGATATAAACCAGGATTAGCATGTAAATTACCTTCATCATCACGGATAGGATTCTCATATTCATCTTCAGTGATTACATTCTTTAATAAATTAGCTTCAACTAATTCAAGATTTGTAATACTAGTAGGTAAATATACAGTATTTAATGCGACGCCTTTAGCAAACTAGACATTAATTAAATTAGAACCAGTAGCACGGAAATTCTCTAATTTTTCACAACTGGTTAAATCTAATATAGGAGAAGCAGCATTAAATTGAATATTACTCATATTTACTTCTTTTAATAAGGGCATGCCTTTACTATCAGAAGAGCTGGCAGGAATACTGAATTGGTTAACATTGTCATTATGCCAACGCTCTCCATTTTCATCCAAACCATCATATCCTAATTTCAAACTAGTTAATTTAGTAGCATCACCAGAAATTTCAAACTCTTGCCAATATAGATTACTCATATCGCCAAGGTCTTTCATTTGATTAATACCATAAACATATAGTAATTGTTCAGGATAATTTTCACTCTTACGGACACCATTTTCAATAGAATCAATATTAAATCTTAGTGCATGAACACCATCATATTTACGAGAAGGATAGGCTTCATTGTCATCACCAAGAGTAACATAAGAAGAGTGGGCTGGAGTTAATGTCATCCAATATTCAGCATCAAATAAATGATTTTTAGTTAAAGTGCTTTCATCTTTGAAATAAGGCTCGCTAGCAGTTTCAATCCATTTATCTGAAGTTTTATTTTTATTGTTCGCAGCAACACGACCACGAATGCGGTTTGCACCACCACGTTGATAGTTACCTTCATTTAACCAAGAGTCAATATACTCTAAACGGTTAGATAGGAACTGTTGACGAGATAGACTTCTATTTCCTTGTAAAGCATAGAAATAAGTACCATTAGTATCAACAGTATATACACCAGTTGTATCACTACTAATATGTCCAGTAGTACCATCTAAGTAAGAAGCATCATTCGTAATAGTGATATATTTATAATATTCATCTAAATTAACTGCTACTAATGGACGTGTGCCCAAGTCAGCTAAGTTATTTGTTATATTATAATCAGTTAAATAATATGACTCAATACGATCAACAGTTTTTAAAGGTGGTTGTTTTAAATTAGAATCAAATACATCAGTAGTAATACCACGTAAATGTCTATATTTAGGGATAATTAAACCAGTTTTAAAATATTTATAGAAGTTATTCCATAAAACACTATCAGAAGTAGAATAGTTACCATCTTCAGTAGCATCAACATTATATTCAAATGAAGGGATACCAGTATTATTAATACCTAATTGAGTATCAATATCATAGAAAATTGGATACCAAATATAGTCTCCGCCTTTCTTTTGAGGACCCCAAGAAGCCATCATGCAGTTTTTACCACGAGAGTCATAACATTCAAAAATTTCTGTCATAACAAAATATGTAGCCATATATTCTTTATCGAAGTGGTCACTTAATTCATAAGTAAATTTATCACCACGATACTCTTGTGTATCATATTTATAAGAGCGGTCACCATAAATAATAGTGGTTCCAATATAATATTTATTTGGCTCATAAGTTTCAGCAGTTACAGTAGCTTTAGTCACTGCTTTACCGCATTTAGCATTTCCATCATAATTATAATATGTTTTACTTGCATCAAATGTTTCATCTTTACATAAAACAACTAATCTATCAGCCTTTGTATCTAACTCTTCATCGCTATAAGATTCCAAAGTATAATAACGTTTATCGGGGTTAAATGTATCAGTACTATAACAAGGAACATAAGTAATATTATTATTTTTATCAATTTCACCAGTATATAATTTAGTTTTAATAGCACTAAATAATACTGTTCCAACATAAGCAACAATATATTCATGACTATTTTCTTGATTAGGATTATAGTCAGGATTCTTTTTATAATAAGTAGTGCCTTCTATATATTCTTCAGCTAAGGTATAAATCTATTCAGAAGTTAATGGATTAGTTGTCATAATATAATGTTTATTACTATCAAATAACTCTTCACCAACATCACAAATTTTATAAGTACCATTTGATACAACTTTTTCAGTACAAGTACTCCAAACCCAAGCTACAGCGCGTTCCCAATTAGAATAATCTTTCAATAAATGCTGAGCGCGATTTTCTTGATTTAATGTAATATCATCCTTAGAGAATGTTAATGTTGGGTCTTTTTTACATTCTCCATCAGGAGCCATAATATAATCAAGAATATCTTCGTCATTATGATAACGATATTCAAATGAGTCTGCTACCACAGGGGCAGATTGAACTGCATTTAATACACGAGAACCATCAGCATTAAATACATCAAATTTCAAATCTTTGCGGTCTTGTGGGTCACGATATGAGCAGAAGGTGCGGCTATTGTTTTCAAACTCCCAACATTCTGCTACTTTAGGCATACTCTTAGTACCATCGCCTATAAATTTAGCTTTTGGATCTTTACCAGTAGTGCTGTCAAGTGCGAATCCATATACTTCATCAGAACCTTTATCTAAAAGCATATTGTATATACCAATAAATTGATAAATAGGCTCTGTGCTACCATCGACTGGTTTCTTTTTATGGAATGCAAGTACACGGAACCCTCGTACAGAAGTACGATAATCATCAGTATTTTCAACCTTAAAATCGCTGTATCCAGGTTTCATAATATACCATTTATTATATTTAGGATTACTTGAATCAGCTACTTTTAATTTTGAATAAACAGTTGGATTTTCAGCCATTAATTTTTGATATAATGCGTATGGACCTAAATCAAAATCTTCTTTGCTGGTAATCACAATATTATCTTCTAAGACTTCATTACTTGCTGTTTTCGGATTACCCTTATGATTATAATAAGTATAAGTAGTTCCAGGAACATACTCAGTTGTTTCAGTCTCAACAGTTTTGTCAGGGTCTAAAACCTAAAATGCTTTTGCATTATTATAATCGTCTAATGGATGTTTAGAATAAGCATTTTTAACCATATTTGCAAATCCCATATTATAAGTTCCAGAAGATTCCATGTAGTCAATCTTCATAGTAAATTTATGAGTTCCGCAAGTATAATTATTAAAATACCAATATTTTTGACGAGTTTTTTCATTGCCACGTTTTACGTAAGCAGTATTTTCAATATAAAAAGTATTAGGTTTATAAGGATTAGTCTCACTAAATGTAACTTCCTTTTCACCATTTTCATCTTCATAATATTTAATTTTTAATTGACCAGTAGCAGAATCAACTAGAGGCCCCAATGTTGTACTTAAAATATAAGGTTTCTGAGTAGAACCTAATACATCAGCATTATACTATTCTCTGAATGGACCGCGGTTTAAGAAAATATTAACGCGCTTTTCGCCATCAACCGCATCGTTATTTTTAGTTTTAACTTTATAATTTCTACGAGGATAGAATTCAGATGAAGTTCCTTGGACGCTCATTGATGCGCTATCACTAATAAATGAAGGACAATGATATTTATAATAAGTTTCAACAGCTTTTTGTTTTTCAGCTGCTGTCGCACCATCACCAAATAATTTATCAGCCTTAGCCAATTCTTCCAATTTACCTTTATTATAATACATTTCAAGTGGAGTGTTAACAAATTCAACTCCAACGTTTAATTTAACCTTTTTAGAATAAGGAAGTTTATTTTCACTATCTTCTAATTTAGTAGTATCAAAAATAATATAAGGCATTAATGGGGCATCAGGGTGTTCATTATTATACTTTATCATATTAGTATAGCTAAACTGGAATTCATCAATAGCAGTATTTTCTTCTGCTAATTTATTTTGATCGTAAATATTTACATTCTCAAAATCTGCAGCATAATTCATGACAATATCATTAACGTTTAAATCAGTGCGATATACTCGGACCTTATATAAATCAATATCACAATAATCACTGTTAAATTCAATTTTATCATTTTCTACAACAAATCCATTTTCTTGAGTGTTTCTAACAACACTAGTTAGTACACCATTTAAATAAATATAAATTAAATTTTGAATTTTTTCTTTACTATATTTACATACAACAGATAAAGTAATAATTTTATTTTCTACATAAGATACGTTTACGGTATCAGTACCATTAGAGAAAAACGCATCCTATGGTCCTAAGCATAAACCAGTAACGGCTTTAGTATTACCAGAAGAGTAACTACCTATAACATTACTTAAATTAATTTGCTTGGCAATATGACTGAACTCTAAGTCATCATATTCCATTCTACGCTTATTACCTTTTTTATCAACAAATTCAACTTCATAAGTTTTTAAATACCAAGCTAAAAATGCATCATAGTTGGTGTATGTAGTATTAAATTTACCAGTTTCTTCATCATAAAATGCTTTATATAATTTTTCATCATTTTTATAACGAGTAATAGTACGAATTAAATTTGAATAATCCTAAACATTACGAATTTTGAAAGTTAATTCAATACTATGAGACTGCTCAGTAGCTTGAGAGCCACTAGGATTTGAAAATACAGTGCGACCAATAGGAATAGATAATTTAGCACCATTACTAATACGTAAACAAGTTTTATTATCTTCATCCGTAGTCCAACCATTATTATACCAATTAAAATTAGTAAACGTCGCCGCACAAGGTTCAGCCCCTAGAGCTGTAGAAGAATTTACTAAAGTAGTGCGTTTAGCCAACGTTTCAGAATTAGAACGTCCACTACCTACTGTGTTTAATAAATAAGTTAAGAAGCCTTGCTTCTAAATACCAAAGTCTATTCTTGTCGGGTCATTTACAACACGAATTTCAATTTTACGAGTAGTCTCACGAGCTCCATCACCACAAGTAATAGTGTAGTGATTAATTACATTTAATTCAGGATTAGCAATTTCAAAAATAGCAAATTTCTTAGAATCTGTAATTGTTTGAGGAGAATAAGAAAGTTCAATATTATTACGTTTAAAATGCACTACTGGGTTTTCAGCCTATGGGTCAAAAACACGGAAAGGAATTTGAATAGTGTCATAATTATAATATTCATCTTTATAGTCTCCTAACCAAATAATTGGAGGAGCTTGAGGGTCTAGGCCATCATAAACAGCTACTTCAAAAATTAAAGGATTAACTTCGATTCCTTTTTTGCCATTAATCGATTGGAATAAACGAATCCAAACTTTATGGTAACCATTAACTACAGGGGTATATTGTGAAACATTAACAGTCTATAATGTAGCCGAATTGGCGGCTAAGGGCACACTTAAAAATGGTTCATCTTCATTGTCAAAATAATATTCAACAATTTTATCCATAGCACCATTAACATTACATTGTAATACTAATTTACTAGGTTCGAAATAACTTAAATTAGAAAAACTACTTGATTCTTGTAATTCTAACTTAGAAGTTTTAAATGTTATCAAACGAGTAACTGTGCTTGGATGATTGGTTTGGCTAGCCACTAATACTAATCTTGAAGAAGCATCATCTTTGGCCAATTTACCAAATTCAAAAGCATATTTCTCACCATCAGGCACTTGGAATGTTCCTGAATTATATTGATTATAATTGGTGCCATCATCAGTATATTCTAACTTCCAATTAATTGTTAGAATAGAGTCATAAGAATTACCCTTTTTATTTTTAGCTGATGTGGCAACAAATGTTATTTCTTGAGAGCGTCCATTAATTAAGTTAACAGTAGGTAATGAGTCTACAGTTAATTCAATGTCAGAAGCCAATGAACTAGGGTCATCTCCTCCGCCTCCACCAGCAACAGTTAAACGACGACATAGCACATTTTGAAATGCTCGCTGAACTTTTATTACACGATAAAAACAATTATTACCTAAATTGATAATTAAATCATCTTCTTCAGGGTACTCTCCACCTTCAATAGCTCCGATTGGAATATTGATTTCATCTTCTAATTTTTCAGCATCAGTCGGAGTATAATTGGCATAATAAATACCAGAATTACTTCCTGAGCCACCACCACTACCGCTTCCTAAAAGCTTTCGTGATACCATTGTACCATCAGCTTGAGTATAGTCTATGAAAATTTTACCAGTATCAACTGCAAAATAAACATACCCATCATTAAAACCCATTAAATCTAATTTAGCTTCAGTACCACGAACAGGGATGAATCGTTTATTGCTCATGCAAGTATCTCCTTTCTATCTTAAATTTTATATAAAACAAAATTATATATAAAAAAAATGGGAGAGGAATTTTTCCTCTCCCAAATTCCTTCGTTGATTTTTAAAAAAACCACGAATATAATTATTATAGATTGTCCTTAAATTAAAACTCGCCCCATAGTAATTCAACAGATGCTGTTGCAGAACTTGCGGCAGTAACAGATAGAGTTGTTGAAGTTAAATTGAAGTAAGCATTGTCATCAGTCACTGCCTCATCGCCAGCGTTAAGACTATAACTAAATTTAACCCCTTTGTCAATAGCATCAACAGCTCCAGGGCCAGGTGTATAAGTAATTGGATTTACAGTCTCAGTCTCAATGGCAGTAACATGTCCATTTTTATTAACAGTAATATTTTTAATAGCATTAAAAGTATTATTAGCTTGGGTTAAATTAGCAGTACTCTTACTAATATTCTTAGCTGCATCAAATAGAGCAGCGTGAGCAATAGTAGTTAAGAGTTGATTTTTATCCCCGCCACCAGTAGGAGTATCATTGGTAGTAGTAGATAGTGTAATATCAGAACCTGCTAATAATTGAATCTTACCGACACTATTCTCAGCACCATTTAAGTTACTATAAATAGTCATAGTATTGGTGCTCTTATCAACGGTAAATATATACTGAGTATCTAGTGCCTATTCATCGCCAGAAGGAATAAAATTCCAGGTAATTGGATGAGTAGCGTCAAATACACCATCATTATTTTCTGTGCCGCTAGCAATTAAAATATCGCCAGACTTTGCTGTTTTGTCTGTTCCATATTTAGCAGAACCGCTAACTAAGAACATATCACCAGAGCTAACATCAGTTAAACCATCAACTAAATTAAAATCAGTAGTAATATTATGCTGACCAGAAGAGCCTAATGTGCCTCTATAGCGCATAGGATTTAGAGTCTTAAATTTATCATCAACTTGACTCTTGGTATATACAGGCCATTGAGATTTAGTTTCATTAGTATTACCACCAATAGCATGGAATCCGTCATCTAAATAAGCTCCAAGAGTTACATTAGTAGAAGGATTATTTCCAGCCGTATCAGAGAACTCAATAGTTAATTTACCGGTATTATCAATGGAACTTACTCCTTCAGATAGAGTAGTATCTGTAGCAGCAATATTAATAGTATTGTCAGTAGTTCCTTTGCTTACGGTAACATTATTACCACCAACTAAGTGTACTTTACTGGGTGTTTGTCCTAATGAACTTGTTAAGTCAATGTCAACATCATTAGTTTTATCAGCATTGACTGCCATAGTATAAGTATCACCAGTTACTTTAATATTATTACCATCGACTCTTTCAACTTTTGCTCCATTAGCGCCAGTAACAGTAAAAGCATCAGATTTAACAATACTACCAACTGTAACTTCAGTTGTTACTTTTGCGCCTTTGGTAGCGTCTTCTACATTAACAAGAACTGACTGTAATTGATCATTATGGTCAGGATTAATTTGAGTCCAACCAGTACCATTAAAATAGGCAAAAATATTTTTACCAGAGATATAAGCAAGATCATCTTTATGGGATAGTGCGTCAGTACCCCAACTAGCAGTTAATGATTCTAAACCAGCTTCAGTCTCAACAACTTGAACACTTTTATTTAATAACTTTAGACCAGTAGCTTGACCAACATATAGACGGTCACTGTCTTTAGTTAAATAAAATGTACCAACACTATAACCAGTTTTACTAGTTATCATTTGGTCAATCTTGGCTTGAGTACCAAGTTTAAACATTACTTTATCATTTAAAGCCATTATAATAGACCTCCCTAAAAAATTTTATCAACTAACTGTTTCAATTTCTTTCCATACTAATCTATCATAAATGTTATTAATTTCATTTACAATAGTAGTACCTTCAGTGTAATCATTTAATTCATCTAAATTACCAACTGTTGTATTAAATACAGTTTTTGTAACATAATTCTAAAATTTTCCATCAACAGCTTGCAACTACTCAGTAGTAACATAACCGCTTAAATCACCATTATTAAATGTTCCTAAATGTTCAACTTTAGAATCAATAAACATATACTCAGTATATGCATCATTTTCTGAACCTTCTTTTGGAACTAAATAAATGGTATTAGCTTCTTTAATTTCATCTAAACTAGAAACTTTTTTATAAGTTAAGTGATTAGCTTGAGCAATTTTATTAGCAATTACAGTATCTAAACCTGCAATAGTGGTTTGTAAATTACCAACTTCCTAAGCAATAACATCAAAATCTTTATCTGGTTTTATCCATTTAAGCTTTCCATCATCGCCTACTTTAACATAAGAACCCTGTGTAGCAGAATTAAATCCTAATAAATTTAATTCAGGGTTCTAACCACTTACTTCAACAAATTCAAATGTATTAGTATTTACATTAATTTGTAATTGATTAGCGATTAAAGAGGCAACATCATTTAATGTAGTTGCTTCCCACTTACCTTCTGCATTACATACTAAAAATGAACCATTTTCAGCAGTAGTAGCTATAACATCTTTTAATTCAGATAATTTAGTAACAGAAGTTCCAGTGCCAACTCCGCTAATTAATTTTTTACCTAAATATAATTGACCAGAAGTTGCCGCGGCAGATTCATAAACAAAATATAAAGTATTATTATCAATCAAGTTTCTATTAACTTGTGAATTATAAGCTTTTAATGTACCACGCTAAAACTTAACATAATTAATATTTGGCATAATTTTCTCCTTTCTTTTAATTATTTATTTATAATTATAAAGAAAATCTTTTTCCTTATCGCTAAAATATGAAAAATGCTAGTCCATAATTATCTATTATGGACCAGCATAATTATTTATTCAGATTCTACAATATTAATTAATTCTGCCAATCTCTTTGGAGTTAATTCTTCTAAAGTAATAGTTTGAGTATCAGTTGTGCCAGAATTAGGATTATAATTAACTATTTTTCCAGTATTCTACCGATTTACTTTTATTCCAGACCATCTTGTTCCAATAGAATAGTCACTTAAATTAACATCAATTGGTTTAGTAATTTTAAAATATGTATATTTATTATTGTATTTACTATCTTTAGATACTTTAATATATACAGTTTTTATAGTCTCACCAATTTTTATCTGCTCTTGATAATAAATATTTCCAATCTCTTTAAATTTTTCATCGGTTAAATATTCAGCTAAACTTTCATCTGAATTAATATCTTCAATGATTTCATAGACAAAATCTAATTTATTATCATAATCTCCATATTTATCTGTCCAATCTAAATCACTAAAAATAATTTTTGGCCGATTTACTATATGAGTAGGAGAACCTGGATTATCTTTAATCCAATCTGCTTGATATTCATCACGATTTTTTTGGAATTCATTTAATAATGCCCATAAACTATTCATATTTCGATAGTATTGAGTAGTAGAATTAAATATTTCCGCTTTTTTATATTCAATCTATGGAATATAATATTCTAACTCTGGATTAAATTGTTCAAATGAATCATTAATTCGTTCATAGATATTATTTTTAATTTGTAAATAATACTATAATCCTTTTTTAACTCCTTGTGATTTATCAACTATTATCCAATTTGTACATTTACGATTAACTCGATAATAATAAGTTTGTCCTGGCTCAAACTCATTTATTATGCCTTCTGAACCAGCTAAAATATAACTATTAGTATTTGAATCATAAATATAATACCGATAACTAGAATTTGGTTCTATTTCAGTATTTGCCTATATTTGAATAATATAGTCTTTAGTTGAACAAATTTCATATAATGGCCCAAATGCAGCATTATTTAATTTTTTAAACCAATCTCCACTTAAATATCCAAACACTAAGTCTCTAGCATTACCATAACTAAAAACTGGCCGGCTAGGAAAACCAGATACAGTGCTTGGGTGAGATTTTATTGGTATAAAATTATCTGTATCATAAATATCTTTATAATTACCTAATAAATCTCTTAAACCATTCCACATTCCCCAAATGGTATTTTCAGAAAAATTATCTAAATAATCATTATCAGATTCCAACCCTAATAATCTGTATATATATCTTATTGCTTCTCCAAAAGTTTTAGGATAGCCTTCTGGATAAGCTTCAGGATATTTTGCAGTACTTTTTGGATCGCGGTCATTGCCAATAAACATATAACGAGTTTTTACTGGAGTGCCATCTTCATTTTCTCTGACAAAAATATAATAAGTCTATCTACTATCTAAAGGCTCATTTTTGCCGATTAATGTATATTGTTCTTTAGTTTCATCTTCTTTATAATATAAATGTCCTGCGGTATATTCTTTATCATCATAAGTAATTGAGCCTTTTATCGGATATTTAATAAATTTACCTCTTGGATAAACAATATCCCATATTTGAGATGCCATATTACCTAATTCAGGTAAATCAATATAAAATGTCTATTGGTCTAATTGTTCTGCATATTGTAATTCATTATTAATATAATATCCAGCTTCTGGAATATTAACTTCAGTGGCAATTTCGCCTTTTATTGTTCCAGACTCTGTATTTTTAGTATATAACTTACGACCAAATTCATCCATATGAACTGGGTATAATGAATTAGAACTTGTTTTCTATAAATGAATTTGATTTTCTCCATTCGTTTCATGCTATTCGGTAGGAGAGAATCCTTTTTTATTATATTTAAATTCTGGAATTGGATTAAATTTCCAATTGCGAGGAATGTGTAACTTATAATTTAAATCTGTACTTCTTAATGGATCAATATGAGGCCCATGTTTAAGGCTTACTTTTCTATAATATTTTGTATCAGAATCATATTCATCTATTGATTTAACCTAAACTATAGCATCAGTTTGTGTATCATAATAATATAATGACTAAGATGTATTAAATAATCTAGCAAATAAATCTTCAGAAATATACCCTGGATCTTTAGTAGTTTTATGACAATACCGGACAACAGAATTATCACTATCTGTTTCTTCAAATTTTGAACCAACAGGCACAGGGGTATAAGTAATAACATTATTTCTTTCTATTTTTTTATAAATATTACCAACAGAATTTAAATAAATATCTAACATTTCTTTGCCAGTAATGATTTGATTTCCATTTTTTTGTAATGGAACATATTCTATAATATCACTTAAAATTTCTTTATACTAGAATGATGCTTCTCCTTGATAAATATTTTTATCTGAATTAGCAGGAAAATCTATTTTTTCTTTCTCAATTCCTTTATTCCACTAATTAATACAATTTAAATCTAATGATTCATATTTATTAGTTTTTGTATTTAGAGTATAATATATTCCAAGTGGTGTAATTGGAATTCGAGTTCCATCACTCTGAATATGATTTATTACTTCATATCCATCATCACTAGCTGGAGCATCAATAATTACTTCAAATCTAGGGGCCTTAGCATCAAGGCTGGCTACCATAATATATTTTTCAGTAATTGTAGAGCTTGTTCCAACAGAACACCAAATTTTTTGCCAAACAGTATGGTCATAGCTACTTTGATATTCATTTTCATCAATCTCTCTATTAATTGCATATTCGCAATTTTCATCAATACCATCAGGAGATATTATATTACCTCCAACAAGCTTATCAGTGGCGATATAATATCTATTATTTGGTTCGTATTCAACTATGCCACTATCAATTTCTTTATATATACCATAGGGTCGAGTTTTAAGATCTACATTCAATGATTTATTAGTTGTTAAAGTGTTTGTCCCTATTTGATAAATAAATAATCTAGGACGTTCAGAAATTGATTTAAAATATTTTTTACCATTTTCCACAGTATACCAAGAAGACTAAATTTCTGCTAAATGGTAAGATGAATATCTACGTTCACCATAATTAATAAAAACGTATCTAGTATTATAAACACCATCGCCATTTATATTACCAGTAGAAGAACCATCTAAATTATTCTTCTAAATAGCCTCTTCCATAGCTTTTCTATTAGGATAAGTTTTATCAAACACTAATGAAATCTATGGATTTACTTTAATGTCTCCATAGAAAGAACTCATTTAGATCCCTCCTATTCATATAATATATCAACCAACAAATAAGCATCTTCATTCTCATCTATATTAGTTAATGACATTTCATCAAAATTAATAGAAGTCACTGAACCTGACCCTTGAGTCATATCTAATTCATATAAACCAATACTACCAATCATAATATAATCTTGATTTGCATTTAATCTAAATTTAGTACCAGGAAGCGCTTGAATACCTAATCTAATAATTGGAGTATATCCATCAAATACAACTCCAGACATTAATTTAGTCTTAGTAATTGTAGGTGGATAGTTTTTTTCATTTAATTCGCCAAAATATCTAAACTAAATAATTTTTTTTGCCACGACTCCTTCTCCTCTCTTATAATAATCTTGGAGGCGCTTTTGTCGCTGTAATTGTCATTATACCATTATGCGCTAGCTATAATGATATTTTATTAATGACATATTCTCCATGAATATTACTATTATTATCATCGACTGTAATAATATTATTTGGCTCTAAATAATATATTGGAATAGTTTTTATATTAATTTTTTCATTCATATAAGCATACTAATATAATAAATCATTAAGTTCAGAATAAGCACTTTTACCTTTGGTAGTAATTGAAAATTTACTCTCATAAATATTTGGTAAAGGTAAATAATCATATCCATCTTGTAATAAATTCTACTATTTTTGCAGTTCATACTTTTCTGGAGTAATATAAATTATATTAGGAATATCTCTATAAATAATAGCTCTAATAGCATCATTATTAACAATTTTCGGCCTATCTCCAATTGCTCGAACAGAATATTTACCTATAGTACTTTCACTATCTTCGACAAAATCAATCCAAAAATTTAAAAGAGTTGGATCATTTATAACATTTCTATTCCAGCCATAATAAACTTTTTCTTTATCAGTCAACATATTCCCTACAAAAAAATTTTTAGAATCTTCTGACTTTGGATTATATATACTACGCCATCCGTCTTCAGCTAAAAAATCTGCATAATAACTTTCATAACCTGTTCTGCCATTAGGATATTCTGGATTTAACTAAGCTAATTTTACTGCATAATTATCATTATGGCCATATAATTGATAATCTAATGCCATTTGATAAATTAGCTCTCGCCAATTCTATTTAGCATAATATACTGTATTTTTATCTTGTCCTGGCATTAATGGTTTATATACATATGCTTTACCACCCTTTTGGTATAAAGGATCAAACCATTCATCCCAATAGTGAGTGCAATAAGAACCATGTCCTACATAACCAATAGTATTATCAGGTAATAAATCAAAAATATATAATTTTTCATCTTGCCAATTATTTATCCATCTGCCAAAATAATTTCCAATAGAACGACCATAGACTTTTTGCATTAATTCTTCATTTGTGGCTGATTTATATAATGAATTTAAATCAATAAAAACACCATCTTTGTCTGAATAATAGGCACTTAACATTCGATTTGGATATTCTCCAATAAACATTCGATATAATTCCGCCCAATCTTTCACATCCCACCAATTTTCATCAAGAGGCTCTCCAAGCAATGTATCTGGTGGATTCGGAGTTTTAACAAATTCACCCGTTTCTAAAGGGTCATAAGTGCGATAAGTTTTTCCTTCAAAAGTGGTATAAGTCTTAGGCTTTTCATCAATCGCGTAACGCAAACGAATTGGTGTACCTTCGCTGTTAGTCGATGCTGGTTTACGTTTACCCCAAATAGTAAAATTATTTTTAATTTTAGAAAAATCAGGCGTATTCTAAAATGATGAAATTAAAATATTATTAGAAAAATTATAAATACTTTTAGAGGCTAGCATCGCGGCTTCTTCATATAATTGACTATATTTATATTCTCCTTTAATTTCTTTATAAATATTATCAATATCCTAATCTAAATCTGGATTTGCACTATTTTCTGTCTTTACAATATTATCCCAAGACTAATTTATATAAGTCTATTTTTTCTAAAAAACAAACTATCCCTATACATTATAAAAATATTCATATTCACCAAACGTTGAACAAATTTTATCTAATACAGAAGTAATTGTATCGCCTGCATTTACAACTAAACCATCATTAGAAGGCCAATATAATTCGACTGAACGATAACCCGCAGCGTCAGTGCCATTAATTTTATTCACATAATAATAATCAGTATCACTAATATTATTTTTTATTTTTGTCCGTAGATTATCAGGGGTAGAAAAATCTCCATCAGTTAAATCGCTCAATTTAATTGGAACATTTGTATCAGCTTTATATCTAGTTAATGTATCAATAAATTCTAGATGAGTATATTTTCCAGTTTTATCTAAAAATGCATAAAAATCACCCTCTGAATATTTTAATAATTCTAAACCTTTATTATCTACATCTTTAATTAAAATATTATGGAATGGTTCATTTCCATAATGATGAATCATTTCTCTAATAATATATCCAATTGATTTTTTTACTTTTTTATATTTACTAACTTTATTTCCAACTTTTACATCAATTATTTCTGCAACAGATTCTTCATTAGTAAGTTCATTTATATAAGAAATACCTAATGTAGTTAAATATCGTTTTCCTTCATTTTCTTTCCAATGTAAATTTTCTACTAAATTATATTTAGTAATCATAGCATCAACTGTTAATGTTTTAGAATTATATTCTACTAATTCAATAGCAAAATCAATTGGATTAGGAAAATTACCACTAATTTCACCATTTAATAAACAAATTTTATCTTTACCTGAAATAGAAATTTTATATCCATTAGTAGTGACATCTGTTTTAAATGATGTAATTAGATAAATACCTTGTGGGAACCAAATAATTTTTTCATATTCTTTATTAATATTATTGCTTAATCCAATTTGTAATGAAAATTTAGTAGTTAATCCCCAATATACATCAGTAATATTAACTCCTTCAGCAACCAATGAAATTGAACAAGTTCGTCTAACTGCGGAGGATCCATCAATATTAATGGATCCTCCTGTTGCACGGCCTTCAATACTTTCAATAGGTTCTTCATTTTGATTTAGACTAATAATTTTAATAAATATTTCTTTCTAATTTTCTAAATCTAACTGTTTTAAAAAATTTGTATCTAACAATGGATTATTTTTCATTGGTACATACCCGCCTCTATCTCTTTTTTGAACCCTTTATCAAGAGTTAAAATAAAATCATACCATAGATTTTTGACTTCTTCAATTAACTTTTTCATTTGTTCATTTTTATTAAATATATCAGATGAGTTATAATATTTCCAATATTCCTTATATTCAGGAGCCATAAATGCTGTAAAAATCTATAAATATTCTTTATATTTAGCCTCATATAATGCCTATTTCTCTTTATAGTTTGTCTATTTGTTTGTATAAAAAATATTTAATAATTCCGCCTATTCCAATGCATCATTATAATCATTTATAGCTTTATTTAAAACATATTCTAAATACCAATATACAATACCATGAGCAGTTATAGAAGGATAGTTCTCAGAAGCTTCAGACCATGGTTTTGGTAAATTAGTATATAATTCAGCTAAGCGAATATTTAAATCATATTCAACAAACAACTAAGTGTTGCACCAATAGAACAAATTAATAAATTTAGATAAATATTTAATTAATAATAGATGTTTAAATTTTCCTACTGCTGTTGTATCTGATGCAGTTAATATACTTATATTTATTTTAGACAAATCTAATGCATTAAGAGCATTATTTCCCTCATCTGTAAAAACAATAGGGGTATTGCCTAATTTTGAATAAGTTGAATATAATTTATTTACGATACCATTTTTCTTTATTAAATTATTATAATTAGTTAAAATTGCATTAATTGAATTATTATGACTTGATAATGCATTATCTCCACCAGTGATATTTTTCGCTAAGAATGTATCTTTGGACTTTTTATCATAACTAATAGCTGAATCAAATGTTTGTCGTTCAAATTTCGTAACATTATTATAAACAAAATTATTACACTCTTGATAATTTTCTTTAGTGATAACAGTAGGAACAAAACCATTTGAATTATATAATTGCATTTTTCCTAATTCAAATTCTGCTTTTTTAGTATTCTAAGAATTTAAAACACTATAAATCAATTCAGTTGTAATATTCTAATAATCTTTTGCTACCATTAATGCATTATAATATTCAAAATGAGTTTTTACTAAATAATCTTTTAATTTTAAATAATAAATAGCAGTATTTGAATAAACAGTCTATAACTAATAATTATCATCTTTTAAAATATAGTAAACTTTAGAAGGATTGAAAAAATCAAAATCAGTTTTACTAATTTGTCCAATTTTAATAAACTAAGTATCTAATTCATTACTTTTTATTAATTCATCTTGAATAGAATTTATAGTCTAATTATAATTTGTAAGTATTGTAATTAAATCTTTATCGCCAGAAACTCCATATAATGTTTTAAAACAAGTTTCTCCAAGCCCATTCGTATTTTTATTCATATATGAAATTAAATCACTTAAACTATCTAATACACTACGATAATCTGTTGCCTCTTTAAATGTCTCAATAATACTTAACAATTTTTGAATTTTAATTTTTTGAATAGCTTTCTATTCAGCTGAGTCCATCTATCCATCAAATTCAAAACTTGTATAAATATCTAAATCATCAGTATTAATATTATCTTCACTAATATCTAAAATAATTTTACGATTAACTTGACTGCGTATTTCATTCTATTGATTTGAACTCATAGTAGATATATAAGCAGGAGCTTCTTCTCCAAAATTATTATCTTTCCAATAACTAAATGATTTTAAAATTCTTGATCTAAATTCAATTTCATAAGTGTAATTTTTTATATCTATATCTTTTGAATTTAAATCCCATAATTGATATGGCAATCTATCAAATCCAATAAAATGAGAATAATTATAATGCTACCATTCTAAAGCTTTACCACCTTTATAAATATACTCCATATAATCAATTTTTTGGACATATTCTTTTACTTGAGTGGCATGACTATCTAAAAATCCTAAAACATTATTTTTAGAATAAGTTAATTTCTAATTTAATGAATTAAAATAAGAAACATTATCTTTAGAAAAATTATACTATGAAAATAAATCTGCTAATGTTAAATTGTCTTTATTATTAATGACTTCAATTTTTAAAGTATTAATTTTTTGTTTAACTTTACTGAGAGCCAAATCAGCATTTTCATTAATTCCAATATATTTTTTAAATATATCTGTATCTTCATCCTAAGCCTTACCATTCAATAATTCATTTATATTTTTACGAGCCTATATCATTACAGAATATTGATAAAAAATATCTAATAAACAATTCATTAATTGTTTTATTAATAATTCATCTAATGCAGTATCTCCTTCTTTTTCATTTATAATTGATTTATAAGTAAAAATTTCAGAATAATTTTTCTAAATACTTCCATAAGCATTTAAATAATAGTTTTTCTATTTTATTAATTCTGCTTCATTAGATGCATTCTCACTTTTATTTTCTATTATTTTATTATAATGATTTTTTATTTCAGCTAAAATGTTAGAAATTGAAATGTTAGCTTCCATTTTATCTAATGTATCTTCAGTTAATAATTTTTCATCATAATTATCTGTATCAATATATATTAATTTAGCAATTTTTTGATAAATTAAACAATACAACCATAAATGAGCTTTATAATTATAGATTGCATTATTATAAGAATTAACTGCAAAATCTATATTTTTTAATTTCTAAGCATAATCAGAAGCTATATTCTAGTTATTTATAATAGTAGTATTTTTATTAGAACTTAATAATTCATATAGTTCATTTAATTTAGCTAATTTATCATTTATACCTTCTTTAGTAGGATTTTTAATTAAATCAAATAAATCATTTTCTTCAGTATCTTGTAAAACTAATTCTTCTTTCATACGTTTATTTATTTGCATTTTATTTATCGTAGTTTTAATATCATTCTTGATTTTATTTTTCTTTTCAGGTGAAGAATTATCTGCTGTCCATAAATCAGCAATTTCAGTATTTTTTAAATCTATGTCTTTATCGGTATTTAAAATTTCATTTACAATAGTTCTATCCTGATAATTCAATGGTGAATTTAAATTAGACTAATATGTATTTTTATCTTCATAAGGAGTATTATTGCTATCAGTTAATCCTTTTAATAACGTATTATAAAAACGACTCAATGTTAAAAATCTCTAAAAATTATTATCAGCATCTCCTAAAATTTCATAATTTCGATAAAAATTCTTTAAGATTTCAGATCGCTCTAAATATCTATTTTTAGCTAAAAATGTACTATCATCATTCTTTTCTGTAAAATAGTCTAATACTTCTAACTAAAATGTAGCTTCAGCGATTAATCCAGTTCCAATTTTTATTACTTTTGGAGAACCTAAATTTGTATAATACTATGTATCTCCTTGATTTAATTGAATCGCATTATCTATTCTCAAATAAAATGGTTTAATTTCAGAAGCTTTTACTATTGATTTAGCAATATTATTTTCATCAATAGTTCTAGTAGTTAAATTATACCCAGGAACAGGGTTATAATCATCTTTATTTTTCCAACGAACAGCTTCATTTAAATAACTATTATCTTGGATACGAGAATCATTATTAGTAATAATAGTATAATATCCATCTTCATCAGTTGGGAATAAATATACTTCTTTTAATAATTTATACTCTCCGTTTATTTCAACATACAAATTAAATTCATCTGATAAATAATATTTTTTATTTTGAATTATAATATAATATCGTTGTGTTTCTTCATCCCGTTGGATATCGACTATCTATTCATAACGATATTTTTCTCCAATATAATATGATGTATCATACTCTTTAAGAACAGATTGCCAATAACAATCATAATATTGTCCAGTAGCAATATTAAAAACATTATTTCGACAAGTCGGCATCCAAGTTTGATATTCTTTTGAATATTCAAACATCTAAAATACACAAAATTCATCATTAATATCAAAATAATCTTTGACTAATGGAGTTAATGCATCAATAGGATAAGGTTTACCAAAAGGTGTTACTGAATATAATAAATTCTAACTAGGAAATAAATTTTCATAATCACTACGACTAAATCTTTTTTCTTTTTTATCCTTATAACAACTCGTAGTCATACCATTAGAATTCCAATAAACAACGGAGTCTGGTAATTTATCCCATCCTTCTTGAGTAATATAATCATAAGGAACTGCATAAATAGGAATTAATTCTCTAACTCTAATTTTTAACTATTCTAAATTCAATATTTTAACTTTGTCTTTCTCATAGTTATAAAATGATGAATTAATATGCTAAACAATATCTCCTGGTTCAAATCCTCGTTCAACCAGTTTTTCTCGCAAGTCTGAATAGGATAAATTATCATTTAATAAAATTCGATCATTTAAAGCTTTTAAAGCTTTTATAAATAATTGTTTAGCATAATCAGAGGGATCGGTAGTAAATGCTTTAATATTTTCTAATATTGGATCAACACCAACATATTGATTACTTACTATAGTTTTTAAATTAACTGAAGTAATTGCATCAAAATCAGAATATCTTAAACCTTGATATTGGCACTCTAATATTCCTATTGGATGATTATATATACTATTAGGTATTCTAATTTTTGAAATAATTCGTGAAGAATTTTCATACCGATAGGCTCCAGTAATACCTATTATGATTTCATCTTCAGTCCGATCGATTGTATCTCCATAAGTTAAAAATATACTACTACCAGGTTTTAAATCTTCTACAGCAAAATAATTAATACCTGAGTCAAATAATAATTCGATATCTTTACCAGGCTTATATTCATTTAAATAATAAGTTTTCCATAAAGAAACATATTTACTAACAATATCTGCTTTAATAAATCCATAACGTAATAAATTATTATAATTAAACTCAGCTATTTCCGCACACTGACCAGTAAATGAATGTAACATACGGCCTAAACTGTCAGTAGGAGATAATGATACATTCATAATACGAACGATAAAATTGCCTTCAGGCCCTGATTTAAATAATTTAGGTTTACCGTTATTTAACCAATTTAATACTTCAATTTTAAAATCTCTTTCCTTATGGATATTCTCTTCTACTAAATCACAAGGATTTATTAAAATCTAATCCATTTTATTAAGAAATTCTTTTTGTTTTTCAATACGTTCTTTTAGTTCCAACGATTTAAAATCAAAAGTATAATTACGAATATATTCTTCAATTTCACGATTATAAAATAATAATTCATTATCCATCTAATAGGAAATTAATCCGCTAATTGGAAATTCTTTATAATTCACATTTCCATTTCTAAAAATAAATGGATATTTATTTCCAATCGTATTTGTCTTCTATTCTAAAATGGTAGATTTAAATGAAGATACCTTAGGGTTAAACTTTATTTTTAACACACGTTCTCCATCATATAGAAAAATATCTTCAAAATCAACAGAAATTGGCTCACTCTCAATTCTCGCAGAATAAATACCAAATAAATTATATTGAATAATCCCATATATATATTTAACGCCTTGTTTTACTGTATAATCAACATAATTAATTGCAGAAGGTCGTATATTTTCTAATTTAAAACGTTTTAATTCTAACCAAGAGCGATAATCATCTTCTTCACTCGCGCGCACAAGAATATATTGTCCAAAATAAGTATCTTCAGATTTTTCTTCAGTGGCAACAATACTAGCCGCATACCCTAAAATACTCATATATTCTATAGCCAATTCTTCAGATAATCCAGCTAATGTAATAACACTTTGAGCCAAATTAATTAAATTCTAATCTGTTACTATTCTATCAAAATCTGTTTCATCAGTAGCAATACTACTAAATAAATATCCTACATAAGAGTTTAAGCGAACCTATAATATTGTATTTAAATTTTTATAGTCTCCTGTTGTAGTAAGAATATAATTTGTAGTATTCTTTAAAAATTGATCATTAATCTTCTAAAAATCTTTTTCAACCATTGTAGGTTTTGTAATTGATATAATATATTGACTTAACACTTTAGTATAGTCTGCTGATATATCAACTAATGACATTAACAAACCAGGAGAAACTCCACAGAGTTCACTTATTAATCCTGCATTATCTCTTAATAATTTTTGTAATGCGACAAAAAATCGAGTCATTCCATCATTTGAACTTATCTTTAATAAATATTCTAAATTAGTTATCTATTCTCCCTAATATTCATAGTCAGGATTGATTTTCTATTTAATCTAAGAAATTAATGATTTACTATAATTATAATATACTTCCTTGCGTTTTAATTCCTTAATTGTATTTTCAATTTTAACAGTTTTTTCTAAACCTTTAAAATTAATTTTAATACTACCAGTTTCTGAATCCGCTCTTGGTAAAATATTTAAATTTTTACTAGGAGCTAATAATGTTTCCGCAGTTACTCTATAAGTCGGACTAGACACTACCAATCCATTAATTGTAGTAACTGTATAAATTAATTTATATATTTCACTAGTTTTTATAAAACTACTTAAAACTACTGAATCAATAGATAAACCATATTCATTATCGTTAGCATTGTTATGCAATAGCTCTCCAGTGGAGTAATATAAATCCCCATCTTCTAAATAGAATGAAAAATTATAAGAATAAACTTTTTCAGTCTAATCTAAATTTGAAGATAACTCATAAACACCAAATAATTCATTATTAAATAAATTAATACTATCTATTGAATAACCCTAAATAGAAACTTTAGGCTCTTGAACACATTTTATAATTCCAATAGTAGAATAATAGCCAGTTAATTTTTTCATTACACTATTGGTAATTATATTTCCATCATCGTCAATATCAGTAGTTTCACTCTCAACATATTGAGACACATAAGCTATTTGGATCTTGTAATATTGTCCTTCATTTAGTAACGCGCTCTAATCTGCGGTTAATGTGAATGTAACCGTAGAATTTTTACTATCATAATTTTTTGAATATATTGGCGGAAATAAATATGTATTTGTAGAAGAGGTTTTCAAACGTAAGTAAAAACCTATAAAATCCGCCGAACTAACTAGCGCGCTTGAAGTAAATGGGATAGTGATTGAACTTTCCTTTAACACTCCAGTAGCACTATCATAAGATTTATAAAATGCCGGTAATGTTCCTGCTATTTGAGGAGGATATAATCTTGTAGGCATACATCATTCTCCTTTTACTCTCATTTTTTTTTCTCCAATGCTATAATTCTATTTGTTAAACTCTAAATAGTCTATTGCAAATTACTTATAGTATTTTCTAATGTTAAAATTTTATTATTAATATTTGTTAAATTAATATCTATCTATTTAGGAACTCCCTAATCAAAATATACAGGCTAAGTTTTGCTACCTACTGAATATGGAGTACTATTTTCATCTTTATTTGATAAACAATATGCTTTTTCAGACTACTAAATATAAGCCTCACCATTATCTGTAATTTTAAATACAATATTTTTATCACTAAAAGCATATAACCCATATTCTTGTTTTTTATTATTATTATTAATGAAAGTCCCCATTAATACTCCATTTGCTTGTTTAGCATCTAATTGTCCAACAGTTGCAGAAAATAATTGAAGTTCATTGTTATTAAAATTAATTTCATTTCCACGCATATCATTCCACATAGCTGTTGGATAAGTATTATTTATCATTAAAATTGGCTATATCCAAACAATTGAACTATTTAGACTAGCCGTTATATATGAAGATTTATTTTGTGGGGAATAAATTGTTGGTGGAGTAATAATTTTAATTTTAGAGTTAGGCCCATTAGGATCAATAGAATTAAATTTTAATAATCCACTTTCATCTATTAAATTCCACTCTATATCATCTATAACCTATAAATCTAACGAATCAGAATATTGATATAATCTATAAGGAGTTTTTTCATAAATTGGTTTTTTACCTGTTATATCATATGTAATAATAGAACAGCCATCAATACAAGCACATAAAGGATTAAAACTTACTGGTATTGTGATATATCCTTTTAATTCAATTCCTTGATAAGTGCCAGTCATCTAAACTATTAATTTAGAAGCAATTCCATCTTCTGCGACTAAATCTTGTAATAAAGTAATAACTCCCGTTTTATTATCTAATTTTATTTTAGAATTATTGTTTAATGCTGAATTATACCATGTAAATGAAATATTTTTTAAATTATTATTAGGAATTGAATTCCAAGCATAATCATATAAATAATACTAAATTTTATACACGGGCTAATTAGTTGCTTTATAAAAAATAGATTTTACCTTCTAATTAGAAGCACTATCCTATAATTCTAACTATAAAACATAATTAGCACCTGAAGAACCACTAACACCGAACAATAAATCTAAGTTTTGAGTATAAGTCTAATCATTAATTTCTACATCACAAATAATTGTATTATTTTTAAATAATGGATTATATAAATTAGCAATTTTAAATGGGATGTAAAAAATATTTGATTGTAAATCATCGCTTGTTAATTTTTTATTAAATGTATAATACTCCTATTGATTTTTTTTATTAATTTCTCGTCTAGAATCAACAGGTAAAATCATAGTATTCTTTACTGGTAAATAATAAGTTAAATTGACTCCTGGGACTAATGTAGTATTTCCAGCTGTATCTTTTGACGAAAATGATACAGCAATTCTCTATAGTTTTTCGCTATCAGATCGAGCTAATAACTAATTGTCTTGTCCATAAGAGTAGAAAACATTACTATTATTATTAGGAGTTAATGTAATTCCCGCTAATAATGAAATATTTTCATTAGAAGTCTAATTAGTAAATGTTAATTTATTTGAAACGGCATAAACATTTGGTATATTATTAACATTAAAACTAATTTTAACACAATAAATCGCTTTTGTAATCTAATCGCCAGATTGCAATTTAAAACTTAATGTAGTGTCTTTCTAAATTACATTATTAATCAAATCCCAGCCTATTCCAACTCCTGACGTATTGATAGTATTGCTGTCATTATATCTATATAACTAAATATTAGTAATAGGATAGGTAATAATAGTACCAGTAACTTTATTTACTGGACGAAATGCTGTTGTAACATTTAATTCATTAGTATTACTTTTATACTATATACCATTAAGAGAATAAAAATAAATTGCAATATCACTATTACTGTCATTGTCTAAATCCTTTTTTAAATACCCAGTAGTTAATGTGAAATTTTTTAATTTAACATATAAATCATCTTTTTGAGTAATTTTATTATTATCACTGTCATAAAATTTTCCATTGTGGTATGCAATAATTTTTATATTAGTAATAATTTTATCAGTAATCGTAATATTGAAATTTTGTGCCGTATATCCACCTGAACGATATTTATTCATTAATAACATATTATCACAAGTCATATTATATATTAAGTCTTGTTTTAAATTATTATCATTAGTATTAACAGTATTCTAATCAATTGCTGTTAAAATAACTCTTACTCCATATATTCCCTAATCAACAATTTTTTCATTATTGTATAAATCCGCGGCAATATTATAAGCTAACTATAAGGTTGTATAACCAATAATAGGAGAATCATTTAATGCAACTTCATAAATTAATTTTGTTGATTCTGAATTACTATTTTCAACAATTAAACTATATTCTTGCTCAGACGAAACCCAATGGCTAAATGATGGCAGATAATTATTTTCATTTCTTTTTTCATCAGCCTAATAATCACTTATAACTCTACCTGTAATAAGTTTTTTAGCTGAAAAATCTCCACCAGGAATTAATACATATACTTCTTCATTTATTGCATATTTTTTATCGGTATCATTTACAAATACTGTTAATTTTGCACCTTTATAATTTACTATGTATTTTTGCGCTCCTGATTTTTCAGGTACACTTTCTACCACACCGATTATTGTCTAGTCAAATGGTAAATTCTATAATCGAGCAGATACAATTGTGTCTACTGATCGGAATATTTTTTCATTTAATTCATTAGACATAATTTGCTCTCCTTTTTCTCATATTCTAATAATTTTTAAGAAAAAATCTTATTTTATTATTTATATTTGACCAATAAAAAAATGGCGAGGTAATTAAACCTCGCCATTTAAATTAAATAGTCTTTCGACTAGCGTATTGACTTGCTTCATTCTCCATCATTTCAAATGCTTCCATAATTTCATTACTATCAGTCACATTTGGGAAATCAGCATTAATAGAGACTTGCTGCATCAATTCTTGTGCAATTCTATCAATACCAAGAGAAGAAGGAGTTAAATTAGATAAATAATTTACAATAGTCTAAACATTTAATCCTATACTTTGTAAAATACTTGATACATCTAAACTATCAATTAATGCAGTATCAATTGTTAATTCATTACTCTACATCCATTCATCTATCTATTTACTCATATCTAATCTATCAAATATATCATAAGTTAAGGGGAAAGATTGTTCTGCAATATAATCAGTACTGTTAAAGCTTTTAGAATTATGTTGAGTGCTAATTATATTATTATCCGTCGCGGTAGCGCGAGAATCTATTTTCTTTCCATACTTACTATAATCGATGCTATCTATTCCAGATAATAATGCAACCATTTTATTAAGACTAATCACGAGAGCTTCATTCCGATCAATGGCACTATTAATTTTTTCACTATAAATTTTTTCCCATTTACCTGCTGCTTCAATAACGTCTTTGAAGGAATCGGTAGCGTTCTTAACTATTCCATCCATATCAGCTAATGCCTTATCAGAATCACCAGTAATCTTAATAGACCAACCAGAGGCCTCATTAGCAAAACTACCTTCAATACCAGCAGTTTGATTTATTTCATCCTATTTTTTACTGAGATCATCTAATAGTTTCATTGAATTATCTAATACATTGTCATGACTTTCCCAGAATCGTTTGAACATTGCGTCTAATGATTCATATCCACCTTTAATAGCTAAAGTAGTTTTCTCAAATGTATTTTTAATATTATCAGTATTAGTCTAATAATATGAAGTGAATTTTTCTGTTGCGTCTTGACTATTTTCAAATAACTTTTTATATTCGCCTTCAAGATATTGCATCTTATTTAAATACCAATCGTTCAAATTAGCAATTCTAGCTTCAGCTTCTTCTTTTGTTATTTCTCCGTCAGCCAATCCTAACTCTATTTCTTTAAGTTTTTCTTTATAGTCCGCCTACACTTGGAGAATATTGTTTTCAAGAGTTTTTAAATATTCTTCATTTGCTTTTTGGTAAGCATTTAATTTATCTTCATAGGCCTATTCGGCTTCAGCAATTTTATCTTCATCGGCACTATATACATATCCCCAATTACCATTATTATCACGAGTCAAGCGTACAACTTCACTATTATTTTGAGTATCTTCTAATTTTTGACGTGCTAATTCTAATTCATATTTAGATTGTAAAATTTTCAAATCATATTCACTAATCTAAGAACCATCTTTTAATTTTTTATTTAACTCATCTTGTAATTTATTCAATGCTTGTTTATGGGCGATAATATCAGTATCTTCTATAGAACCTTCAATCTAACGTCTTAATTTATTTAATTCATAAGTTTTATCAGTATCACTTAAATATTGTGCATCAATTTCATTAGCTTGGTCAATGGCTTCTTGTAATGCATCAATGGTGCCTTGAATAGGAGCAATTCCTTTTTCAAATTCTTGAATAATATTATTCATTTCTTCATCAAAGATATCTTTTGCTCTCTATAATGCTTCTTGCCAACTATCTAAAAAGCTTTCTTCTGCACCATTAATTTTATCATCAATTTCTTGTAAGGTTTTATCCCATTTCTTAATAGCTTGTTCATCTCCGTTAGCTGCCACTTTATCACGCTCAGCCTAAGCGTCTGCGCGCATCTATTTCAATGCTTCTAATTCTTTTTTAGTCCCAGCTAAGTTATTAATACTATTATTCATTAATGAACGATTTAAATTGCGAATTACTATTTTAGACTATTCTCCCAACTACATTCCTAATAATGATGTAATATCTTTAACACCTTCTAGAATATTTTGATAATGATCAAATAATTCAATTTGATGTTCGATATCTTCACTGAATTGATTGAAACTATCTAATACTTTTTCTTGAATTGTATTACGCATTTCAAGTAATTCTTGATTACTAGATAATAATTCTGAACGCCAGTCTCTTAATTGCTCAATTTCTTTAGTAGTAAATCCTTTAGCTTTTAAATCAGCTTCAGACATTCCCTCTAATTCTTCTATTGAATCAATACCATGATTATTTAATAATTTCATTAATCCTTTTTGATAAGTAGTAATTTTATCAAGAGTATTCTAAGTTTTATCACCAATTAAAGCTATAGCCTCAGCCGCAGAATAAGCATCATCTTCAATTTTACTTAATAAATAATCAAGATATTCCAATTCATCATCTTTAACAGCAATCTTAATTTCAATTTTATACTAAGTCTTTTCAAAAATTACATCAGCTAATTCAGTTTGTAGATCATATAATTTTTCCAATTCATCTTGACGCAAATTATTAGTTTCTTCATACTATTCTAAAGCTTCAATAAAATCGTCATAAGCTTCTTCAGCTGCATTATCAGCATCTTCATTTTTACCAATAGATGAATTGTATTTATCAATCTGGCGCTTCATAATTTCATCATAATTAGTAATAGCACCAGTTTCATCAAATTCAGCCCCATAAGATGCAATTAAAGCTCTATCTTCATCCCAATATTTATTAATTTCATCAAGATATTGATTCTATAAATCAATCATTTCATCATATTTCTCAATTTCTTGATCCATTAATTCTAATTTAGAAGTGCCAAATGCCCGCTCTTTAGCTTTTGCTAAATGCTCCATTACTTCTTCTAAATCTTCAATTTTTTGTTTAATTACATGATAACGCTCGATTTCATCTTTATATTCTTTTTTAGGAGGGGGAGTATATGAGCTTCCACCGCCCCCTCCACTACTACCACCGCCACCATTTCCTCCAGTGACTCCAGAAGGTTTTGTGCCTCCAGTGACTTCACCCCCCATTTCTAAGCCACCACCAGTTACAGCCTTAACTGCTGCAGGATATTCGATTACATCTTCTCCGTCTAAAGATTTAATAAAAACTCCGCCTGGAACATGATGAGTGCCATCAACGGTATCAGTTTCATTAGTGGCTACTAATGTATCAAAATGTTTTTTAGTTACTTGAGGTTCAACAGGATTTAATTCTAAATTAAATCCCATTTTAGCAAATTCTTTTTGTGCTTGTTCAGATGTCCATCCACTAGCTGCAATTATTTTATTACAAGCATCAATAAATCCAGCATCATTAATCTCTGCTCCGACTTCAATCGGATTGTTTTCTATATAATTAGAAATATAATCAAAAGCATTTTGAACATCTGATTCAACGGTCCCAGCAGCAGCACCTGCAGATTCCTCTAATTGGGCCATTGCTTTTCTAGCCTAAGTATTATTAACATCTAAAACAATTTGACGCTATGCTTCTACTCTAAATTGTTGAACAGCTTTAGTATCGCCTTTCATCATTTTAGGAATCAATGGACCAGATTTTTTAATAAAATCTTTGTTATGAGATAACATTTTATCAAATGTATCTTCACTCACTGCTGCTAAAGAAGCAAAACTATCAGAATTAGCATTTAAAAAATCTCCAAAAGATTCGTATTCAGCTTCTGTTAAATCTTGATTTTTTTCTAATTTTTCAATATATTTATCTAGTTCTTTACTGTTATCATTCCAAGCATCCTAAATATCTTTAATAGTACCAATATTAAGACCAGTTAATTTTCGTAATTCATTTACAGCTTCAGCGTCTCCTTCAACTGCTTTCTTAATTAAATCATAATGTTCAATAATATTGTCACTATCACTAATCCATTCTTCGAAACCTTCTTTAGTCATGTCAAACATAGAAGCATATTCTTCAGAATTCTATTTTAACATATCTGACATAGCTTGAGCTTTTTCTTTTAACTAATCTTGATAATTATTATAGGCCGCTTGATAATCTTCTGTATTATCAAAAGAATCTTCGTTTGGAGTCCCCTGTTGATTTATTTGTTCAAATTCATTTACAATTGATTGATTTTTATTCCAAGTTTCTTTTGCTTTAGAAGCATTTTCCCAAGTTGTTTTACTGTCGGCTTCTATTCCTACATAATCATCAATATTAGCCACAGTATCTTCAGCTGCTAATTTATTTTCCAACCAAGCTCGTAATTCTGAAACAGAAATATTTTTAGTCTCTTTCTAATCTTCATCTGTATATACTTCAATGGTTTTATCATTCTATAATTTAGATAGATTACCCCAAAAATTATTGTCTTTATAAGTATATCCTCTTTCTTTTAAAAACTCTTGAATATTTTCATTTGAATTATTTAAAACATTAAAAGCGGTAGCAGACTAGTCAGTATAATCTATAGCATTAGAATTACGGGCTGCATCTTCAGCCATTTTATAAGCAATATCAGAGGCATATTCATCACTAACTCCTGCCTCTTTTAAATCTTCTAAAATCCCGTCAGAAACCATTTTATTATACATATCATTAGTTTCTGTGTCAGCAATTCGTTGTGCCTATATAGTCAATTCTTTAATAGCATCTTGTAATTCAGTATTATTATCAATTAAATCAATAACACTCTAATCTAAGCCTAAATCTTTTAATGTATCAGAATCAATTTCTAAGTTTGGATTACGTAATTTAGCATTAATAATAGTGTCTAGATCTTTAGAAGTAATCTATTCTACATCATTATCATAATGTGTCTATCCGCGTTTAGTATAATCAGAAATAATTTCTCTTTTGCTCTAATCGTATTCATATTTATCTTTAAATTTCTATTGAGCAGCTTTTGCTGATAATAAATTAGAACGTTCTTCATCCATTGAAGTACGCATAGTCTCCGCGCCAGTATCTGTAATATACTTACGCCCTTGAGCATCAATATCCCAATCCTATCCTTTTATTAAACCATATTTTTCAATTAAATCATCAACTTCATCATTTAACTCATTAACAGCATCTCGCCATTCTACAGTTCCATAAGTAAGATTGTCAATATTTTTACGTTTATCATTTAAACCAGATAAAGTACTATTTAATGTATTTAATCTACTATTTACATCATCTAAAGCAGTTTTAGTTTCTTCTAAATTTTTATTATTCTATTCCGCGTTTTCAGCTGCTGCCCCAGTAGCATTATTATATATCGCCCAAGCCGCTACCAAAGCTCCTAAAGCTATAATTAAAGGCCAAATAGTGGCTAAAACTGGAGCAATATTTAACCATAAACCTTTTAAAGCTGTAGAAAAAGCATTGGTTGTTACCGTCGCCTTTCCTGCTACAATAGCTTCAGCTTGCAACGCTGTAGTTTCAGTAACCACTCCTCCTGCAGCTAAAACTGCTTGTATAGCATTCTTTTTAAAAGCATCATTTAATTTTTTACTAGCTAATATATTATCTATTTTCTTTTTTTGATTCTGAGTTAATATTATTGTATTAGCCTCTATCGCTACATTTTCTAAAGAAAGTGTAAGAAATTGTTTCTAAGACTATTGTTGTAAAAAGGCATTAGCAGTACCTAATCCTCGTAAAACACTAGACACCCCAGGAACAATCATAGAAATACTAAATAAAACAGATGTAAATTTTTCCCATTCAGAAATATCAGGATCAGATAATGTTTGCATCATAGAATTAAATGATTGCAATGTCATCGCGGCAGAACCACAAGCAGAAGCCAATGATATTAAACTCTAAGTAAAAGGTATTTTATGAACTGGTTTAAAATTAATAACTGCTTGATTGAGTCCTTCTTGTGCCTCTTTTGCTTCTTTAGTAGCCTATCCCCACTATTTTAATGCTTTACCATGCGCCTAAATATCACCTTTAGCCTATTTCATTGATTTACTTGTTGAACGACCCATTTGTTCTAAAGCATTAGCCGCATTTTTTCCTTCAACAGTAGTATTTTTTAGAACTTCTGCCAACTATTTAAAAGCCTAACTTACTTCTTTTGGCTTTCCTCCATCTAATGCACTTTCAATAGCTTCTAAAGCATTTTGAAAATCTTTTGAAGATTTTGTTACTTCATCTACTGGACCAATAAGCATATCAATAGAAGTTCGAACCGTTTCAAAATCAATTTCACCATTTAATTTAGTATACTGAGTCCCTAATTTTTTAAGTCCTTCAATTGTTAAAGAGTATAAATCATTTCCTGATAATAAAGTTTCATTTGTTTCATGCCCAACTTCAATAAAAGTTTTATAAGCATTTGTTAATTTTTCAACTGTTTGTGCTAATTGAGACGCTGCCTATTCCTGAACATCTAATTTATCATTCTAGAAAAAAACTAAATCATTTCTAGCAGCAACTAAATCTGCCTAATTACTTTCAGATGGATTATTACGATATGACTACTAAGCTTTATCTTTATTAGCTTTTAATTTTTGTAAATAACTAGTACCATAATCATAAATTTGATTAGGAGCATTTAAATCAATAGGATTAGTATCTTTATTTAATTGTTCTCGTAATTTAATTAATTTTACTGTTTCCTACTATTGTTTTTCAATAAATTGAATTTCATTTTCATAATATCTTTTTTCACTAACAGATAAATTTTCAGACACTGTTGCTAATTTATTTTTTACTCCTAATAATTCCTAAGAATTTTTTAATTCCTACTCTTGAGCTGGAGTAAAATTAGTTCTTGCTTCTAACTATAGTTTGATATTATCAGAAGTTTCTTTAGATATTTTAGCATAAACTTTATCTGCTCCACCTACTAAAATTTGAATATTATTTATTACATTATCTAAAGCCGGCTAAATTTTAGAGCTTAATGTCTAACCAATTAATGATAAAAATCCTAATAATAAAGGTTTAATTCCACCAATTTTATCAATAAAAGAATCAACACCATCAACCATATCAGATAAAAAATCTGTAAATTTAATAAAAAATTTATCATCAATTAAATCGGTGTATAAAGCTTGGAATGAAGCTTGTAAACGCTTATTAGCGGCTTCCCAAGATTCTTCATAAATTTTCTATTGTTCAGTTAATGTTCCAGTAGCATTACGAGCAGTTTCGAGATTTTCTTTCATAAAATCCCATTTATCCATTAATGCCATTAATTGTGTATATTGACGAACACCAGCAACAGTTTGAGCTAATGCCACTTTAGCATCTTTAGAAATTAATGGATTCCCTTCAGCGTCAAATGAATTCCATTTTTCACCTAAATCATCAAGAATATCATCCATCTCTCGCAACTCGCCGTCTGCTGTTTTAATAGAAACACCAACAGTTTCAAGAGCTTGAGAATATTTGCCTAATGTAGTACCATCATCAAGAGTTTTACCTAACTCTAAATCTTGAATACGAGCAAATAATGTTTTAAATGCAGTACCAACTACATCAGCAGATTGACGAGTTGTTGCAGTAACAGTTGCTAAAGCAGAAGTAGCGTACTCATAACTTAAACCTACTGTATTAGACACAGCCGCGAATTTTTCTAATCCAGCCGCAATTTCATCTGTGCTTGATGCAGTAGCTGCACCTAATGCAGTCATAACATCAGCATAATATTCTAATGACTATGATCCATCATAGAAGTTATTCCAGACAGCAGTTAATTGATCTGATATCTTATCTGCGCTTTCGCCAGCAGCATTAGCCATTTTAATTGTGACCGCAGTTCTATCTTCTACTTCTTTATCTGATAAACCCTGTTGATAGTAAATCAAAGAAGCATCAGTATAATTTAATGTAGAAGTGCTTAATGCCTTTGCTGCTTTATTTGCTCTATCAGCAAATTTATCCATATAGTCAATATTATGACCAGTAACAATTCGGATATCATTTAATGAACTATTTAAATTCTAAGCGTAATGATAAGCTCCTTGCAAAGCCCCCATTACACCATGAATCATACTTGAAGAAATTTGCCATTTAACTGTATTTTTAACAGTAGTTAAAAAATCTTGTAAACGAGCATTTAATGTAATCATTGGCTAATCAGCCGCCGCTATTGATTGAGCTAATTTTATAAATGCTTGTTGTCCAGTTGTTCCCGCTTGAAGTAAACTGGTAGATAATTCAGTCACATTAGTTTTTGATTTAGCTAAACTAGCATTTAATTTACTTAAATCATAATTACCAGTTTTCTAATTATATGCTTCATTTAAATGAATAGCTAGCTCTTTAGCCGCAGCAGAAGCTGCTTTCATTTGACTGGGATCAATACCTAAATCAGTACTATATGCTACTTTAGTTAATAACTACTGCAATTCCTAAATCTGCTATTTCGCTTGAGTAGTATTCGCAGTAAAATCTAATGCAACATTTAATTGTTTTGCCATAAACGGGACTCCTTTCTCTCATAATATAAACAAAAAAAATGGGTGTGAGAAATAATCTTCTCACACCCATACACTTGATTATTCCTATTTAATTTTAAAAAATTAAATAGTTTAATTATCCCAACTTGGTCAAAACATCTTTTAGTAATCCTAATGTTTCAGGATTCTGAATATCATTAGTTAATTGTTCCATATCAAATGTTGTATCTTTATAATCGGTTGAAATAATATCTAAAATACCCGCCGCAGAATTTTTATACTCATAAATTGAATGAATAGTTTCTGCTACCCAACTTTTAATTTGTGCATATTCTCCTGGATTAATTTCTCCAAATACCTTAGCGGAAAAACCAGAACCTACTACTAAATCATATAATTTCTTTGGGTCTTCTTTTTGCTTGTCAGTAAAACTTATATTTGTATATGCCATAATCATTTTTAAAATAGTATGAAGATATACACGGGCAGGGTTATAATAACCGTTTTTATCAATGGAATCATTAATAATTTCTGAAATAAGATTTAACTTATCTCCAATAGGAAGATAATCTTTGACTTCAATAATCTAGTCTCCCCATTCAAAGGTTGATACTTCTGTATTTTTACTTAAACTTAACTTTGAAAATGTTACTTTTGCCATTTCAAAATCCTCCTTTTACACTTATTTATATTATACTAAAAATTTAGTTTATTGTCAACCCAGATAATTTTAAATTTTTTCTTACATTATCTAAAATTTCTTTTTCTAAATCTTTATCAATTTTTTTACTATCAACAGATGTCGCCATAGTAATTTTTAAATTTTCATATAAAAAAACAGCTATTTCCTCTCCCGTTTTATTTAAATAGGAATTTAAATTATTAATAAAGGTTAAAAACTAAATACTAGCAATATCCCAACTACGTCCTTTTTTACCTGATTTTACCTAAATATTAAATAATACTTGACGAGTTCTGCTATCCGCCGCAATAGCATCACCTCCGCGATACCAAGCCGTTGAATTCAAAGAGTCCATAACTAATTGGATAAAATTCCATCGTCCTTCTTCATTATAAACTGATTTGTCAAATGGAGAAAGTTCTATTGGACTGTCTAAATTATTTAAAGCTCTTAAATATTCCACATGTTTTCGACTAATATGATTAATAAAAGCATCATACATCTATCCTTGAGCAGCTACTTTATTTTTCTTATAAAATATTTCAGATAAACTCTTATTAGTCATATGTGTATCTTGAATTCGTTTATACCATTCTGTATTTTTATAATATTTACCTAAAGTTAAATGTACGTCATGCCCTTCCACCTTAGTTAATTTTACTTTATCAATTGATTTTTTCATATCATTAAAATGTGCTTCTAAAGCCATTTCAATATCACTCTAATATATTGTATTTAAAGTTGTTCGATATTTTTCTATTAATGTCTTATTAACTTGTATTTTCTGAGAAGTATAGCTATTTATTAAATCAGATTCTTTATTAACAAAAGTATAATGATATTTTTTATCCCATTTTAAAATACCTAATAAAGAAACTGGAGTATTTCCAAATACTTCAGTATTAATCTATTCCCAAGAATTATATAATGCTTTTGGATTTTTTACTGCTAATATATTACCATTTACCTCAGTTAAATAATTTTTAATTATAGTCTATATTTTTTCAATAAAAATATTTTTTAATTCACTATTCCAAAATTCTTGAAAGATCTTTTTAAATTCTTCTTTATATAAAAAATATCCTCCAAAAACTATACCTTCTTGATTAACCATTCTTTTTCTCCTAAAATAAAAAAATGGGAAGAGGAATAAATCCTCTCCCCATAAAATTTTTAATTAAATTACCAATTATAACTATCGTGAGATTTCTGGTGAACTGTGCTATGACGATGTAAATCCTCATTATCCAGATATTCAATTACTTGAATTGCAGCCAGAACTTTCTTACTATGATCGAAACGAGTATAATCAGGGAATGCGTCTAAGGTGAAAGTAAATGTACTTGGATCACCAGAAGAAGCCATAGTAAAGGTGAAGTTAGACTGAATCTTGCAGTTAGGAATAATAAACTCAGCAGGCATATCTACACCATTAGTATCACGGAATAGAGTAGAAGCCTCAAGATAATAGTTACCACCAAACTTATCAGCAGTAATTTCCATCTGAGTAGCGCCAGACTTACGCTCAGTGTAATAATCAACTAACACAGAATCGAACTTTAGACGATTTGGTAGAGTAACTACATCATAAGCAGTATTATCTCCACTTTCTGGAGTATACTTATGGCCCCCATTTTGCTCATCCTCGTAAGAAGCCAAACCAACATACATTTTATGATCCATAACAGCTACACGATAATAAGTTTTACCATCTACATCAGTTACAGTCTCAGGCATAGCCTCATTATCAATAGTTGTATCATCACCCTCATGAACAGGAATATAAGGCTCAGTAGTAATTTCACCATTCTTCATAAACATTACATAAGCGAAGTTATCACCAGCATTAGCAGGTAGATAAGGCTTATTTTCAGTATAAACAGCGAACTTAAATCCAGCAGCATCAAACTTAAAACGTAAAGAATCGCTAGCATCAACAGTTTCAGTCATATGCTGATAAATTGGCTTATCTGCATTAGCAGCAATTAGGCCAGCACCGGAAAGAATCATAAATCCTTCAGGAGAAATTAAAGCATCCTCCATAGTGAAGGTTAGAGTTCTTTCACCTTCCCATGCTACCAAACGAGAGTTACCACGACCACCTTGTGCATATACAGTGGTAGCAGCACCTTCTAAACTAGAAGTTTTTAGGGTGTCAAAATAAATAACAGGTTCACCAGCATAGAATATCTTATTACCAATTTTCTGTGCTGACTTAGCCTTTAATACAACATCACAAATTTCGCGGACACCGAATTTCATAGTGTTATTTCCTCCTTGTATTTTTAATTAATGAATGTTTTTCATCCAATTATCCGGGGTCCCTTCAGGTTTACCGCCAGCTAAACGCTAGCGCACATCCAGGTCCCAAGCAGTATATAGCGTATATCTCTCCATTAAATCATATAATTGGAACATTGTCAGATTTGTCAAATCCTATAATGACATTGAACCTAATCCAATAGTCAAGATTGACATATACTAACTAAAAACACTTACATTCGAATTACCATTTTGGGCGGCAACTCGCTGTCTCCCTCGCATTAGCTTTTGAGCAATCTCACGAGCCTTATCGTTGGCAGGATTGAAAGCCTACTAATCCATCGGGCCATTGTGCATACAAAAGATTAAACGCAACACTTCTTGTAATGCTTCAAAATTATTTCCATCTACAGTAATAGGAGGAACACCTTCCTTTATAAATAATAATGAGTTTGGTGTCACATTTATTTTATATGATGGAAATAATAAATTTAAAACATTTAAAATGTTAGCTTTTTTATCCTTTGTTTCATCCTATAACATTATCGTCATAAATATCTAAAAATTATTGATACTGTCTAGAATAGTTTTGTCCTCTATAAACATTGTTTTATGTAAACAGAGGGTCTATGCTCCAATAAAAAAATCAGATTCCCCAATAAATGAAATTTCTTTTATCCTTGGTTGATGAGCGACTAAATTACATTCAGGAATCAACATATCAGTTCCGCAAATTAAATTTAAGCGGTAATCCATTATTTACTAATGTAATCCTTAAATTCTTTAATAAATTGTTCCTCTTTAATTTTGCCGCTATTTTTATCAGGATAAGTTGGCATATATTTTTCATCTTCGCCGCCATGGACAGTGCGATACATCAAACATAACCCAGCAAATTCATCAGTTAAGACAATCTAAGTAGCACCCATAAATTCTAAATAACCAATACCAGTTAATTTTTTCAAATTAAACATTGAATCAATTTCTCCGGCAATCTTATATGGGCGTAATGCATAATCTCTTAAATTCCATTGGTCAAAATGACATACAATATCAAATTGAATAGTATTATCTCTAAACTCTGGATTTTCACTGGGAGTAAAATTATCGAAATTAATTAATACATAATTTAAAACAGAACCATCAACATATAATTTAGGCACTATTTTAATATTAGTTCCTAGTAAACTTAAAGACTAATCTTCAGTAAGATTAGGTTTTTCCATAGCATCACTAGTAGTATAATATAATAATTTTTTTAAACGATTATTTTTTAATATTTCATTAATAATAATCCCAGTATCTTTTTCCATAGATAGAAAACTTGATTTTGGAATATGATATCCGTCTATTCTCATGTTTTCAATCTCCTTTTACTCATTAGAACAATGATTCTACTACTATAGTTTTTCGACTAGTTCCATATACTAAATCAAACTAACCACTATAAGTAGAGTCCCATTTAAGTCTAATTGTTGAAAATCCTTTATCATTAGTCCCTTCACTAATAATTCGAATAGGGACATCATTGCCTTCAATTTTCCAAGTTCCTCGAACATTTTTAATATTTAAATTAAAATCATATTCTTTTTTAGGCTTAATAAAGGTTTCACCAACTATATTTAAAATTTTATTATTATCTTTATTATCATCTATAATTTTACGTTTTAATATTGGATCTGGTATTTTAAATACATCAGCTAATCCTGCATCTCGATCATCTGTAAATTCATTAGCATAATATTCAACAGCATTTACTTCAATAACGCCAGTCATACTAATATTATTTACAGCTTCAACTCTCCAGCAAGTATCATAAACTGAACCGTCTTCCGGCCAAATATAAAACTTCTAATACCGTTTAAAAAATTTCAAAGTTTTTTCATTTTTAGGAATTAATAAATTTAAAGAATAATTTGGATTATCTACACTAGTAGTATGTTTTTGAATATAATCAATTTTAGTTTCTACTGGACCTCGATTAGCCACATAAACTACATTTAATTCATCATCCATCATAAATGGAATTTGATAAGTACATCTACGAACGTCCCCACGGAAATAAGCTAATTCATCTAAATCCTATAAATAAATTAACCAATAAGTTCCAGTATTACACCATTCAAATACATCTCCACAATTAAATTTATGTTCAAATCCAATTGAAATAACTTTATCATCATAATCCTATTTTAATTTATTAGGATTCATTAATGCTCGAACAGGAGGTAAAATATTTTTTTCTTTTTTAGTTTCTACCTCTGTAGCCGCACATTTACGCACCCAAGCCGCCTAATAAGAATACTTAGTGGCTTGATCTAACGAATGTCGTTTATCTTTGATCATTCGCTACTGTTGGGCAAAACCACCCGCACTCATTAATCTTTTAGCCATATCTAAACTACCATCAACTGAATCTGGCTAAGGAATTTTTATACTTGTATCACCTAAACGAGCCCCTACAAGATTTACACTTTTATTAGTATTTAAACCATAAGGCAATAATTTTTCCATCTTTTCTGGACGTTTTGGCATTACTTTTTAATCTCCTATAATAAACTAATACATTCAAATACAGTTTTTCTATAAATTGAGAACTCAATATCATTTAAAACATTTAGCCCTTCTAATTTACTAAGCAACTATAAAAATCGCGGGTCCTAAATAAAAATTTCATTTAAGCCCGCAATTTCAATAATAACTGTATTTAATTGTTTATCCCAATCTTCTTCATTTTCTCTCATAGGGATTAATTTCCACAGTTGATTAGTTAATCTTACTATATTTTTCTCCATGACTTCATCAGAAATATCTGTATGATATTTAGTTATCATAAGGATAATTCTTATAATGAAATACGCCCCAATTGGATTCATATTTCCCTTCTACTAATTTACGACGTTTATATAAACGTTGCATATGGAATGATTGTCTCTAACATTCACTTAATAAAGACATCAATTTTTGTAAATGATTAGCCTATGAAGTCATTTTAAAATCTGAACCACTATATTTCATACGAGTGTGTTCAATAGAAGTGACTTGGCGTTGTACCCAATTCACCATCATCAATATAGCTAAAATATTAATTTCCTCCGGTGTTAATTCAGCTCCAAAAGATGAATGCTCTACCATTACACGAGGAGGGCGGATTTCTGATTCTTCATCTATTTCATCTTCCCACAAAAGACCAATTACAAAATCATCTTCTAATATTTCATCTTCATATTTAATTTCCTAATCAATAGTATAATCATAAATATCAAATCTAGGAAATTCAAATTCAGGTAAAATATTTAAAAGTATTGCACGTAAATCTTTAATTGTATCTTCTGGAGTTAATTCAATATAAAGGTCATCAGTAATTTTCCCAAGGAAGCGATTATAAATATCAGTGAATTTAGTTCCCATGATACGCCTCCTATTTATTTATTATTCAGCAGATTTAGTTTCAGTTTGCTTTACTACTTTGTAAGCATTTCCAGAAGTACGACGTCCTGCGGGAGCAGATTCTGTAACACGTCTTTCAGCTGGTTTATCTGCGATAGTTTCCTTTTTATCATCTTCTTTACTAGCGCGGTCATTTTCAATAGCCTTATCTACATCAAAACCAGTTTTAGCTTTTAGAGCTTCACGCTTAGCCATATCAGTAATGGGTAGTTGAACAGACATGGTTTTAATCAAATCAATAACTCCAATAGGAGCAAAATCAAGAGCATCTAAAAATGCATCAATAGAACCACTAAGAATTAAATCACGCACTTGTTCTTCTGACATATTATATTCAGGTTCACGATGGACATTTAAATCATCAGTAACTTCATTTTCCATAATTTGTAAAAAATTAGCAATTAACTCACGACCACCAGGTTGATAAGTCAATTTTTCTAATTCACTAAATGGAATGCGCTTTACTTCACCAGGCGTCCACTCACGTCTCAAATTACTCTCAGGAATTCTATATACAACAACACTAGTACTTCTATTTTTTACATTAAACATATCTTCAGAATGAATCATTTTATTATCTCCTTTTTCTCTAAAAAAAATAAGGGGAGAGGGAGTAAATCCCTTCTCCCCTTAAACAATAGTTATATTAAGGTTTTAATCAAATAGTACCACTCTTACGGCCATCATAGGTAACAACCTTACCAGTAATGCCATCATAATTCCAAGTATACATTTGACCCATTAAGGAAGTGTCAACATAAGAGCAAATGTTGTTAGCCAACATACAACCAACGCCGACCTTCTTATAAACCTGAATCTCACGAGAACGATCGTAATTGCTGAATTCATCAACAATAGTTCCACCCTCGAAAGCAATCTTTACAGGCTTGCCATCAACACCAGTAGGAATAATCCAAGCGTAGCCAGGATCAATAACCTTACGAGTATTACTTTCATCTTCGAAGCCCTGTTCTAGAATAACAACCTTGGTTCCCTTATAGGTAGCCAAACGACCAGTATTCCACAGCTCAGTCTTCATAGCTTCAGTATAACGCCAAGCTTCATTAGGAATCATACGAACAGCAAATTCATAAGTACAATAAATAGTAGGAGTACCATAAGCAGAAGCAATGGTAATCAAACGATCCATAGCACCTTCATCAAAACCTGCTGCAGCAACACGGTTAGCAGGAGGTAGCTGATTAATAGAAGACTTCAAAGCCAAAGCAACTTCCTTGTAAATCAGTTCATCCATACCATCCATAATAATCTTGGTAACTTCAGCAAAATCAACACGACCATCTAAGAACTCTTCGAAGCCGATTTGAGCAGCTCCACCGATAGCAGAGGTACGGACCTCAAAGCTCTCGCTCTCAGCAGGTCCCAGCTTGAAGACTTCATAGATACCAGCCAGTCCAACACGAGTCACAAACTGCTTAGCACGTGCGCGTGTGTTTAGAGGACGACGGAAAATGGGTTTATCACCCTGAGCAAACTGCTTAACTTCAGCAAACTGCTCATAAGATTGAGAAACCTTCTTAGGAAGAACTTCATCCAAAGTCTCCTCAATCATTGAGAAAATTAAATTTTTATTTTCACGATATAGAGCATTAGTACCAGCTAGCTCATTCATCTCATTACGTAAAGTATCGTTCAGAGCCTCATAAGAAAGGTTCTGACCATTATAACTGTAAGCCACAGGAGAAGAAGGATCAGCCTTAGCAACAGTCTTCATTAAAGCAACTAAATTGTTTCTATCTAACATTATTCTTCTCTCCTTTCTTACGCAATACGTAGAATCTTAGCGCCACGTTGTCCATCAGGCATAGTATATACCTTAACAACCTGCCACTTCATATCCTGACTCTCATCTTTTACAAGAATTCCGTCAGCAGCTGCTGGAGCTAAAATATCACCAACAGAAACACTATCTTCATTAATCATATTAGTAGTATAATGATCACCAACATTAGTCTTGAAGACACGAGGAACCATTGCAGTGCCTGGAGTCATGCGCTTCTCATGATAAACACCAAGCTTCTTATATGGATCATTAGTCCAAGTCAGCTCTTCGTAAATGTCAGCGACATCAGTTAAAACCTTATCATAAGCATACTTTACAGGCACAGGAGTCTTAGTCTGATTGGTCTTAGGATCAATCTCATACTCTACACCATTATAAGTAAACTTATTGTCCTTAACGTCATAAACTTCGCCAGCGATGGTAACAGTCTTTAGACCCTGGTCTAAAGCAACAGTGTGCTCAAGCACCTTGTGATCAGCACCAGTTTCATCAACACCATTCCAGAAACGTCCACCATATTCAACCTCGGTATGCTCCCAATCATATGGAGAATAAATACGAGCCTGATAGTCATCCTTTAGCATAGCAAATTCGCAATCCCACTGCTTAGTTCCATCAGGATGATCGCGATATAACTTAATCTCATTATAAACTAGCATCCACTCGCCCTTGCCAGTAAAATTCACTTCACCAATACCATTGGCATTAGCAGCATAATCATACTTGACAAACTGGCCGTTTTCAAGAATATTAATATCCTTGTTAGCAGGCAACTGAGCATAAATTTGAGCGGTTCTTTGTGCAGACAGGTGATTTGGCTCAACCTGACCATAACCAAACTCAACATACTTAGCCTGTGACTTAGGTGGATTTTTACCAACGCCTAAACGAGAATTTAAAAAATCCTTAAACATTTAAGTATGTCCTCCTTATTAGTTTTTATTGGCTGATTCTAAAACAGCCTTGACCCAAGCTGGCATTCCAGCATCTCTGTCATCATCTAAATTGCTTAAATTATAGGTAGTTGGGCCTTTATCATTATTATCATCATCAAGATTAAAATTAACCTTGTTGCGAACACAAATAACAGAAAGTTTTGCTTCAATATCATCAACAGAATATTTATCAATGTTATCAATAACATCTTTCTTATCATCATCAGACAGCATATAGAATGATTGAATCATAGCTTCTTTGTCCTTGCGCTCAATACTATTCTTAAACTCAGTCAAAGAAGTATTAGTTTCGCTTAGAGTTTTATTTTCAGCCTCTAATAAACTAAATTTATTTTGCAACTCTTCATATTCTGCCTTTAAGCTAACATATTCTTCAATTTCATCCAAGGAATACTTTTTCTTTTTCTTTTTATCCTCATCATCTTCTGAAGGATCGTCATCTTCATTTTCTGACTTTTGACCATTATTTTTAGAAGAACCATCATCTTTTTTGTTCTCAGGGTCGCCAGAATTATCGCCCTTATTATCATTTGTCTTTTTATTTTCTTCGTCTTCTTCTTGCTTTTTCTTAAACTCGGTTTCATATGCTTCAACCGCGTCCAAAGCAAACTGAGGCTCTGCTGCTGGAGTATAAGATTTAGTTACTTCAATTAAACCTTCGCCAGGAACAAGACCATCAGAATCATTCAAAGAAAAGTTTAAACGATAATATTTCATATCGCCGCGGTCTTGAAGAATAGCAAATTTCTGACTATTATCTTCAAAAACGCCATCAATACGATATTTAGAGCAATAATTGTTAGAGCCATCAGGGAAAGCCTTATTTACATATTCCCATAAAGCACTCCATAGAGAATCTCCGATTTCTACGGCATATCTATTAAACACTTTTGCTCCTCCTTCTTTTAATAATTCTTTTAGTTCATTCATCATTGAGTATAGTTCATTTTTAAAACTATCATCAAATGAAAGAGAAAACTTTGTAATAGAGGAGCCTTCGAAGCAAGGTTCACACTCTTCTCCTAAAATACAAAGTTTAGAAATAATTGCTTCATTAATAATGAAAAACTACGGCTTTCCATTATTATCTTTCGTCCAAGTTCCATCTAAAGTACCTTCATCGAGCTCCATAGAATGATTATTGCCTTGCTCAATGATGCGCTTACATTCTGGATATTGGCCGGTCCATAAATATCCTTCAGTCATAAGATATTCATGTTCATTAACGCCATCATCTAAAAATTTCTAAAACCAAACCTTGGCACCTAAATCTACAAAACCATAAGGTTTAGTAGTATCTTTCATTTCAAACTTTCCATTTGAAATATCAATAATTCTATTGTGTTCCTCAAAATCTCCATTAGATTCATTGTAAAAACCAACAATAGGACTGCCAGGGAGACTATTAGCCATCTCCCTTGCAGTTTCTTTAGAAATAATGCTTCGATTGCGATTTGGTTCATCCCCAACGTAGCAAACTTTAATTTGGCATTTAGAAATCAAAGGATTAATAGGAGTTACATTAATAAATTCACAAGGCGTTTCAAGTTTAATACTTTGATGCTTCATGATTTACCTCCTTAATTCATTGACTCTTTATTTTTTATGGTTTTTTCACTTTTCTAATCATCAGCCTTTTCAGGTCGCCCAGACTATTTTGTTTCAGTAGTCTGTTTTGTAGTAGTCTATTGATTACTACTTCCTGGATTATTTTGTGTTTTATTCTAATTGTTTGAACCTTTATTACCCAAAACATCTTGACTACTCATAGTAGAAGACATTAATGGTGGGATCATAATTTCAGTTAATTTCAACACATCATTTTCAAACACCGCAGTATTTAAAATAAAACTCTAAGAGTGACCAAGAGCAATTTGAGGTAGCATCTTAGAATAACCAAGTTGCGTTTGTTCTTTATATAATTTTGACATTTCTTTATAATTATATTGTGTAGTTTCAAGCATATAAAATTTAAAACTATATTTCTTATTGTTCGCAACTTTCATCTTTACTATTCTATCAAAAAAAATGTTAAATTGCAACAACAAGTTTCTAACAGTTGATTCATCATTAAGAATAGACTTCTCTAATGATAAATTACCATCAGTATTGAATAGATTTTGAGAAATACCTAAATTATTATAAACAGTACGTTCAACTTTTGCTAAATCATCTGTAGTAGTTGTAGTATTTTTATCTGATAAATCAATAGATTGAACATCAGTAAATGTTGTTAAAACATCAACGCCAATGGCTCTTGATAACATAGCAACAGCATTATTATGTATATCACGAGATTCATCAATATCAAATATTAAATCACCATTTTTATCCATAGGAAGTTTTTGAACAATAATTTTTAACAACTTCTACATTTGTTTTCTGCGGTCTAAATCTTGAGCAGCATCTAAATCCATAAGAGCAGGAATAGAATTAATAAATGGTGGAGTATCGCTACCATTAAAATTAAATTTCACACTTAATTCTGGAGATAGTAAATACCAACTTCCACTATAATCTCCCTTAATATCAGGAAGTAATTTTCCTTTCTTATATAAAACATATCCACGCTAAAATTCTTCAGGAAATAATTTTAATACGCGCATACGATAATTAGGGTCTGGAAACTAATCAAAAAACCGCATATCAAACTCAATCGCTGGCATACCAGCCACAAAATATCTAGAACGACAATAACTAGCAGGCAATTCTTGTAACATTAAACTATTTGCAGATTGTACTATATATCCATAATAACAACCATTTTTCATAATACTTTGAGCAATATCACCGCAGATTTTTTTAATATAAGTATTATCTAAATAATTTAATAACTTTGAAAAATCTTTTAAAACTTTTTCATCTTTTACCGTATCATCTAAAATCTCTGGAGCGACATACCAATCATATCTATACAAATAAGCAAAATAATTACATACTCGCTCATAAATGCCGCTAATATCATAAAATAAATTAGAAATTCTACGCATTTCAACAATATCACGATTTATCATAGCTCGTAATACATCATTTTTAGTGACCATGCGGCATGGACCACGACGATTAGGATATAGTCGAGCAAATGACCCTAAATCTAATACAGCATCATCTAATGTTTGAACCCCGACTTTTATCTTACGATATTCTGTTGGATCAGCAGTTCGATAATCACTTGTTCCATTGCTGATATTAAATCCTTTGGAGTGGATGATTTCCTAACGTGATAATTCTTTAGTATCCAAAATTCCACCTCCTTAATATCCAGCTAATTGCATTATATAATCATATGTAATAAGATTTTCATCTGTATAAGGAATCTCTATTAATTTAAAATCATGTAAAGCACAAAAACGTCGTTTTTGATTATCATTATATTGTTGTTGATATAAACCTTTTTTACCACCAAATTTTGCGCTAGGCTCATAGTGCTATTTACCCTAATATTCAATAATAAAATCAATTCTACCATCATCATCAAAAACAACAAAATCGAAACGTAAGGGTCTACCACTTGGTGCCTTCAAATCTGGAAAAATATATTCCATCTTAAATGGTAATTCAGCTTGTCGCAAAATCTCTTCAATTTTAATTTCGCCTCTAGACGCTCTCATAATTACCTCCTCAATTCAAGAAACACCAATCTTTAGCATTAAACTTTTTACGTTTCTTCTTTTTATCTTCTTCTAATTTTAAATAATATAATCCATATTCAAAAGCAGAAAATTTATCTTTTCGGATACTTTTATTTGCTTGCTTCAGGATAATATTTACTCCTTCAGTTTCTTCACGCAAATTCATCATTTCTTCTTTTAATATGGAAGTTAATGTAAATGGTTTTAATTCTTCTGCCCTCTATTCTGGAGTCATGGTTTGACCTTTCTTTTTAGCAAGAAGTTTATTTTTTGCTACACGCTCATCAATTAAAAATTTCACTTTTCCAGAAGCAAGTTGTGATTTAGCAATCGCATGAGCTTCAGTATTAAGTGGCGCATTAGCTTTTATAATATACATAGCATCTAATACTGTATTAGATGTTTTATATTTTTTATAAAATAAATCATCATCATTAACAACACCAAAATCAGGGAAAATTTCATTGGTTTCAGGGTCAATCTATGTTTTAACCATATAATCAATTAAACCAATTCCTAAACCATTGCCATCAATTACAATTCTATCAGCATTATATTTATAATATAATTTTTTTAATTTAATAGTTTGGTCTTCAAAATGTTCATCAGATAATGTATATATATTTACTAAACTTTTAATTGAACCACCTTGTGATTGTGGAGTTACTTTAAATACACAAATAACTGAATCGCATCCTTTACGGCCAACGTCGACAGCAAGTACATAAGATGCTAATTTTGAATTACGCCCGGATGCTTCATATTCAGGCTAATTTAATATTCTATTTCTATCAAATATTTCAGCATTAAAAAATGCATCTTCTACTGTGCCAGACCATTTACTTTCATACTCTCGGTCAAATGAACTTTCATTGAACGTTCCGTCCATTTTTAAGTCTTTAATAAAATTCGCATCTAACAATTTCATTAAAACAGGAATACGATAAGTACCACCCATAATAATAGATTGCTAAGGTTTAACAATCTCCCAAACTAATAATTGGATTAATTTATCATAGGGGAAAGTATTTTTATATCCAGCAGTAGTAATATAAATTTGAGATTTATTAAGAGTTTCATCAGGTTGAGTAGTACCATCCATACACATACGAGAAATATTCATTGTAGGAATAATAACTTGTGATAAAATATCCCCATCAACGCCAACACACTCTTCAATTAAACCACCATGGCGACGTTTACCACGAGAAGATTCTCTTGCAGCAATATTATCAAAATATGAACCATTTTTAAATACATATTTAACATAATCCTTACCTTCAAGTGTCTAACCACGACGCCAATCTATTTCTTTCTAAAATGCAGGAATAAGAGTACAAATTTCTTGAACTTTTTCTTTTACAATTCCAGCCGCTTGTTCTTTACCACCAGAAGTAATAAATAATTTACATCTAGGATATAGAATCGCACGACACATTAAGACTATCATTGATAAAAAAGATTTTGAATAAGCACGAGGGAATACAGCATAAATATATTTATGACGCATCGCAGCGCGCAAAAAGATTCTCTAATAAAAATAGAGTTTAAAATGTTGAGGGCCGCCATCAGGTCCTGCCATGAAGTCGATAAACATATCTGGGTATTCTCTCCAAAAGGCTATGTACTATCTTGCTTCTGGTATAATCGCACGAAGACGGTCCTCTGAAATTCCAATCTTTTTACGCTTCTAAGATAAATCAAGTAAATCCTATAAAGCCATATTATCCTTCTAAATTCCTTAAAGTCTGAGCGTCTATTTCAGACTCTTCTTCAAGGAAATCATTATATTCAATTAAATCTTCATCTTTAAGATGATCGATTTCTTCCATCGTTAAATCTTCTTCAATATCTTGGTCTTCTTCTTTATTTTCTTCTTCTTGCATTTTCTTAATAGCCCCTTCAATGAGATTACCTAGATTCATCTCTTCAGTGACTAATGTGTGTGTATAATTCTTTAAATCTTGTAAAGTTTCATCAACTTTATCTTTTGGACCTTCTGTATAATACCGAGGAATAAATCCTTCAGTTTCACACATGGCCACTAATTCTCCAATAGAATCAAATGCTTCTCCTGTATCTGCTTTGTTTTGAGCGGCGGTGAAATTACCTGATTTCATTAGACTATCATAAACCTTGCTCATCTTTTGGAAACCTTCGATATCACCAATATCGATCAACTAGTTTGCTTTTAAGGATGTCTTACAAATTAATTTTAATGTATCAATATGACCAGCGCCGCGGATATCGTAAGAACTCATCATTTCTTCATAGAGTTGCTCTAGTTTAACCCATTCTTCAGGTTTATATGCTTTACCCCACTTCATACGAAGATATAAAATATCTTCTTCTGTTAAATCGAGGTCATCTGCTGGGTCATGTTCAATACCATTCTATTGATCAAAATAATCATCACCATCTCTAAAACGTTCTGGTAATTCAGGAGTGTAAGGTTTTAATTCTTCTTCTGGAATAGCGACAGTAGATTTAGCAATAGCTGTTGCTATTTGCTGAGCATCATAGCCTTGGCGTTTCATAGTTTGTTCTAATTTATTATTAGCCACTTCCTATAAAAACTCAGAATCTTTCCATCGATAATCTCTATATTGTTTAAGTTTCATTTTGGACAAATATCTACCTAAAATACTCATACCAGTTAATTTAGATTTATCTTGTCCATATTTTACCATTAATTTACTCCACTCATCTGGAACATAAGGTACATCAATTTCTTGTAGAATCCACATATAAGTTTCTGGATTCCAATTATCTACAAGCATTGTAATACATTTTTTACATTGAGAGAGTTTTCCATCATTTGGATATTTTTCTAAATTATTAGATGTATAAAACTGGTCAGCGCCCATAGTTCTATTACATCGTTCGCAATAATATACTTTTTTATCATTATCTACAGTCATAATTTTCCTCCTTATATCTATCCAATAACAGGCATCTCAAAATTATAACTGTTTGCCCTTGTTCTTAGCATTACGGCATTTTTTACAAATACTATAATAACCATCTTTACTAGTTTTATTTTTGCTAAAATATTTATTATGTGCTAATTTAATTTGCCCACAGCGACTACATTTTTTATATTTACCTTTTGCTTTATGTAAATAATAATCATATAGGTATTGGTCTTCAGCCGCAGAGGCGATTAATTTTGGAATTTTATTACGCCATAAACTAGAAATATATTCTAAACTATGAGTAATATTAAATTCCTCTTGAATTTTCTTTTGAATGTCTATATTCTATAATCCATCAATTTTATATTCAACTATTCTATCATATAAAGGGTAATCTTTAAGAGCAATGGTACATAAATTATCGAAATCTTCCATAATATACCATAAATCTCTTTCAAAATCTCCCCAACTATCTTGTTTTAAACGAGAATAATTACATAAAATTGCAGAACATACTCTAGGGTCTAAGAGTGAAACGCCATCCGGGATTGGATAACCATCATCATCAAAAATGCAAGTCGTGTCCTCTAATGGAATAAAATTTCTTGAACGAGTAATTTTAGTCATAACAATTGGACGACGAACTGCATTTTTAATAACATACTAATCTTTACGCATTTCAATAATAGCACGTTTAATTATAAATGCCTTGCGTCCTTCGCTAACTCGTAATTTGGCTTCCCAAGTAGTAATGGCGTCTCTTAACTATTTTAAATGAGGTATTTCTTCTATATCTTTTTTAGTAATTGTAATTTTAGGCTAAAATATTGTATTTTTATTTTCAGTAATTAAATTATAAATTCCATCTTCGCCATTCTCAAATTGGGAAACAAGACCTTCAAAAGATGTTTCACGTTTATTAACTGTTGCCATACGATTATCAGTTAATAATTTACGCTCCTTTTTCTCTTGTTTCTCCATACAAAGAATGATATAGTCCCCTAATATTTCTAAATATCGAGGAGAGGGGTCTGGGGTTTCCTCTAATATTTTCTTGACTAATTCATTTCTTTCTTCTGGAGTTTGTAAGGAATAATCTAATTTTATCATCATTACCTCCAGATTTTTTTACGTTTTCATTATACAAAAAATTTTTCCAGGTGTCAAATTTTAATAAATGCATTTAAAAAATTTTTAAACGATACTATTAATTGGAAAAAATTTGACAATAAAAAAAATTTTTTGTATTATTATTATAATAAAAAATAAAAGGAGAAGTTTATGGTAATTGCTATTATTATATTAAGTATATTATTAATATTATCTATTATATATAATATATTGTTTACAAAAGGAGTCGCTAAACTTCTTGACCCTGAAAACATTGAACAAAAATATAATTTAATAGCAGATTATTATGGAGATGCAAATAACATTGAAGAAAGTTTCCCTTGTTGTTTGCTATTACATCTCCAATTTAATGCGAAAGAATCCGCAAAAATTACAGACTTCTCTAATTATGAAAATTCTAATATAATCGCTTATTCAGTTTTGTCCAAGGGCCCGCCACCGCCTGGATACGCCAATCAACTGGAAGAAGATGGCTCTATAAGAATATTAGTCCACAATGTTCGAGTAAATAAATATAAGGATGGTGAATATTTTTGGGAGCCTATGTAATTGTTATCTTTTGGATAATCATTTCAGCATTAGTAATGTTTGAATATATTGATGCAATTTAAAGCGCCGGTGAAAATAAATTAATTGTTTGTTTAATATTTTTTATTGGTGGCCCAATATTTGCTGCGAGTGATTTATTACAAAGAATTTTAGATATATTTTTACCGGAAGGGTGGAATGGTGATGACTGAAAAATAGATTAAATATATTTTGAAAAATTTTAAACGAGGCACTACTATTCTATTTATGGGTGTGTCATTTAATCAATATATTAATCTTGAACAATTAACTGAAGCAGGATATACTTGTATTCTATTGGGTAAAGGTCAAGATTATTGGCCATATGTTCAAGATAATATGATTATTTATGTAGATAATATTGATATTAAAATTATGCGATTAAATTGTTATCCACTACATTGCCCTATTTTTGTATATAATAAAAATCGAGTAATGAATGCAGAAGATAGAGATGTGCGCGTTTGGGCAGAAGTGTTAAAAGAGGAGTAATATGAAGATTTATAAATATTTAATTGAAACTCCAGGGTCAACTCATATTATGGATCATCTGACTGATATTGTATCTACTGGATTAGATGTAAATAATAATCCATGCGTATGGGCAGTTTATGATGAAAAAGCACCCAAAAAATATTTTCAAATTAATGCTGTTGGCACAGGTTGGGAACTGGATAAATATGTAAATAATAATGACAAGTATTTAGGAGTTATTAATGATGGTGAGTATATTTGGCATATCATTAAATCTTCTGGAGAAAAATGTCATATAATGGAGGAGAAGTGATTTTATGGAAGATGGAAAAAATTATTTTGATATTGTAATGCGAGAAGGCCAAGCAATAGTTCATAATGAAGGTTCTATTCATTAGGTTGATAGTTTAGGCCGTCTTGTTTTTCCTAAAAATTTAAGACAAAAATATGGTATTACTCCTGGCGACCGTATGGAATTTTATACTATTGAATATAATGGTGAAGTTTATGTTGGAGTGCGAGTGAGTAAACGATATGGTAGTAGAATAGAGTATTTACGTGCTAAAGAAGTATTAGATGATTTAGGAATTGAAATTCCTCAAAAATTAACCGATGCTATTAATGGAGTAATGTAATATGCCTAAATATAAAAGCTTTGGAAATGCCCTCGCTGCTAAAATGCAGAAAAAAGCTAATTATTATGCTACTAAAGCAGTTCATCAAATTGTATGGGGCGAAAATCCTAAACGTGGTCGTCCTAAGAAGGAGAATAAAAAATGATTCTTGAAGCATTAGCATTAATAGGATTAATTTTATTTTTTCCTATCTGGTTTTTTGGTAGAAATAAAATTAAAAAGTAATTTTTTACCGTTATTTGAATTGAAAAAAGTTTTGGTGAGAGTTTGTACCAGCCAAACAAAAAAATAAAAATCAAAAAAAATTTTTTCCCGAAACCCACCCCCCCCGGTCGGTTTTTATCTGAGAAAAAATCTGAACACTATCGAGACTTTCTTGGGCTTGGCGCACGTGGAAAGGCTAGACCATCCCCAATACAGCCCCTCAACTCGCAGGACCGCGAATGGGCGTCGCGGTCCTCATTCGCAATAAATACAAACTCCACAAAAAATCTCTCACAAATTTGTGTATTCTGCCAATAGACACGCATCCTGAAACGTGGTATAATAGCACTATCAAAGGAGGAATAGTCTATGTCTATCATCTACAAAGTCGTGCGCTTCATTACCGCGGTCGCTGTTGTCGCGGGTACTGGCATCCTGATGTGCCTCATCTGCCTCCCTCATTGAGGGAGGTTTTTTGTTGCCCTAAGATTGTTAAAAATTTAACGATGTAGCAAGATTGTTAAAAATTTAACGATGTAGCGAGATTGTTAAAAATTTAACAATCACTCAACCAAGAGAGGACAAGGACACGCACGGCACAGTGGACAAGGCAGAGCGAGCCAACGAGCGAGCGACCAACAGACAAAGAGAACAACACACACAACACAACACAATGATAGATACATTGTTAATGTATTAACAATGTAGTATAGTAGTATGGTATGGTATGGTAGGGTATGGGGTGGGGTGGGCTATGGTAGTAGGTAGGGAGAGAGAGTAGACCAACAATAAGAGAGCGGACGCGCTTCCCACCGGTCGGGTACACCGGGAACCGCGCACCAACAAATCTAATGCAGGTATTCTATTTCTCTTTTGGGTTCATCATCGTTAACGGCCCTAATCGCCCAAGGATAAGCCCTCGCACAATTGCCAAATAACACAAGGGCGCAAGCGCTGAACAGCGCGCATCCCGCAACACACAGCTCTCACAGAGGAGCGAGCAAGATTGTTAAAAGTTTAACAATGTGAGAGCCAAGAGCAAGAGAGTAAAGAGTGCGCTTGCACAGGTAGCAAGGAGGATACACACGGCACAGTTGATACATTCGCTGACCGAGCAAGATTGTTAAAAATTTCACAATGTGTGGATGTGGTGAATGTGCTGTTTAATTGTTAAAAATTTCACATTCGCTGTTGGATGCCGAACACGGACGCCGCGCTCCTAACTTCACCACGTTAAAGTGTTAAAGAAAAAAATCGCAAATCCGATTGTTAAAATAATCACAATCTCTGTCCCGAAAATAAATAGGTTATTTTTGAAAAAACCTCTTGACAAATTGCCCCAAGTGTGCTACAATGATTACAGTAAAACAAAGGAGGACGATACAATGTCTAACATCTATGGAGTCTGCTACACCACGAAAGAGCCTGTTGTCTACAACAAGGGTACACAATGGGAGAAAACCTGTTCTGACTTTCTGTTTGTTCAGGCACGCAAGGACAATGGCACAGAGCTGGTGGACAAGCTGAACGCTATGCTTGCCGAGGGTGTGGAAAAGTACGAACTGCTGGACATGACCAAGATTGACCATTTCTATCTTGATAAGTCCGAGGAAATGTATTAAGGAGGAAATGACTATGACACGCACTATCGCTAATACCTACATCTGTATCAATGCCGAGGGGCAGACGCTCTCCATCATCGCCCGCACGGGCAACGAAGCCCACAATATCGCAATAGGTTTTTTGCGGAAAGCCAACATCGTGAGCGTTCGCCGTGTATTCAAGTCCGGCAAGCTGGGCAAGGAAATTCTGAAAATTAAATAAAATAAACAGGGCGCAAGTCCTGTTATCTTTTTTATAAAATGCGAAAAAAACTATTGACAAACACAAATAAGCGTGTTATAATGAATACAGAAATTAAGAAATGAGGTACACAAAATGAAGAACATCTATGAAATCGAGAACATCATTGACGAAATCCCCGCTGATGATTGGGCTGGCATTTGTAATCTGATGGACTACTACTATCAGTCGAATTTCTCCGCTGACGCTGAACAGAGACTGGCAAGGGCAATCGCTCCTTACGACTTGACCGCTGAGGAAATCCTGACTTGGGACGCTGAATAAGCGTCCTATTTTTTTGCTATTGGATTGTTAAAATTTTAACGAGCATCGTCGCGCTCATCAAGCACGTGGCGCCCCGAAATATTATACCACAGCAGCCCACCAGTTGTCAAGAGAAAAATGCGAAAATTTCGCACAAAATTCGCAATCCCGATTTGTATAGTTTGCCAATAGACAAAATGAAATAAGCGTGTTATAATGAATACAACAAAACAACAAAGGAGATACACACATGATTAACATTCGTTCTATCCGCAAGCTGGGCAATAATGATGGGCTGACCCTCAAAATGGGCAAAAAGGTAAACTATAAATCCGGCTGGCAGGTTGCCACGGAGGGCGTGGAATGCAAGACCGCACAGGAAGCCATTGACGCCGTTCGGGAGTTCGGCGGCAACTGTGGGGTGTGGCTGAGCGAGGGAACCTATTTCGTTGACCGAAGCAAGCGCGTGGCAACGAAGCGTGAAGCAATGGAAATCGACAGAGCGTGTAATCAAATTTCCGTGCTGAAATGGGCGACTATGACGCTTGCCTATTGCTAAAATAATAGGGTGAAAGCCCTATTTTTTTTTGAAAAAATTTTGAAAAAGGTATTGACAAATCCCGAAATAGGTGCTATAATTAAACCATCAAATGAAGGAGGTCGCAAGACTATGACAAACTTTGAACAGTATCTCGAAAACCTGATGGGTATGAAGAAAGCGGAAATCATCAACGAGGGCATCACTTGGGGCATCTGGGCGAACACCGAGGGCAACAAAGCCGAGCTGATGAAATGGAAAAAGGTACTGCTGGCGCGGTGTCTCGCCGATAGGCTGGAAAGACTGGAAAAGCGGGGCTACTAAGACAAGGGCGAAAGCCCTTGTTTTTTTTATATGGCATTATGCCCATAATTCGGTTGAAAATTTTGGTGATTTTGCCTATTGACATTCTGCCCCATTTGTGTTATACTCGGTCGCGCGCCCACGGTCCTGGCGCGCGAAATTTACCATTATACCACAGCCCAGCCAATTTGTCAAGCGTTTTGTGTTCGGTATTTTCAACAATTTTTTATCCCAAAATTTGTGCAATTTGACGGTTGACAACGCCCAGTAGGTGTGCTATACTTATACCATCAATTAAAGGAGGTCATTCACAATGGCTACTATCGCAATCCTCGCAATCCTCGCCCTCGCTGGCTTCGCTGGCGTTCAGTGTGTCGGCGGGTATATGGTCTATCGTCAGACGCACGACTGGCACTTCCTCGTTGGCTCTATCCTATATGGCGTTGCCTGTATCGGTCTGGTGCGCTTCGTGTTCAATATGGGGTGGTAATATGGAAAACTACACTATGTCGAACCATCTGACAGAGGAGCGGGCTAACCGGCTCGCCCTCTTACAGGAATACCTCGGATATTCCGACCGCGTGATGATTGAGGTCATCGACCAACGCCAAACCGCTCGACTGCGTTTGCTCTCGACTGGCATCATCTTGGTGCTGGACTTATATGAGAATTTCATCATCACCGCATATCCCGCAACTTTTGAACGGGCTGTCGCTATATACAAGAGTGCTGGCAAAAACCGCCTGCCCCAGCAGTTGGTCAAGCGTATCCGCAAGAATGAGGAACGCCACCCTGAATTTTATGTGGTGAAGTAGAAAATTGGGGCTTGACAACAAGCCCCATTTCTGCTATAATAGATAATACCAAGAGAAAGGAGAATGCCAAAATGGAATTTATTGAAGCCCCTATCTATGTCAAGTTGAGTGATGAAGAGCGCAATTCACTCAATGAAGTTTATACCATTCTGAATGACCTTGTAAACGCCGCCGAAGAGAATGACTGCGAGTATGTGGGCAATCCGTTGACTGGCGATGGCTACGGGCGGTTTGACCTCAGCCAAGCTGCTGAAATCTGCCGAGTGTTCGCACCTGCTGAAAAACTAGAAATTAGTAATTGAGGGAGGGAAACAAAATGGAAGTTATTAAAGCCCCCATCTATGTCAAAATAACAGAGAAGGAGCGGAAAACCCTGCGCGACGCCTATGACATTCTCAATGAATTGTATGACATCATCGCCGATAATGACTGCGAGTATGTAAGCGATACTTGCGGGAATGGCTATGACAGAGTTGATGTCGCGCTTACGGCTAATGTGCTTCAAATGCTTGCCCCCACTGAAAAAGTGGAAATCCGTAGTAAATAAAAGGAGATAAAACAAATGAACATCATTACCTCAAACGTTCAGGTTCAACTCACCCAAGAGGAAAAGGACAAACTCCAAGACGCCCGCGAAGTTATTTCTCACCTTTTTGATTTGATGTATGACTACGAACAAGAATACGCTATTTCCAACATTGGCGAAGAGTATTCTATGAGCCAAGTCCGTGATACCTCAAACCTGCTGGCTGCGCTTATCGGGTCTGACAAAATGCGGTTAGAAAATAAATAAAAAAATGTGGGAGAAATCCCACATTTTTCATTTTAATTATTAACAAACCTTTTAGGGTGTGTTATAATAAATACATCAAATGAAGGAGGACGCCCCGAATGACTACTTTTGCAATCAGAACTGAACTGGCTGACCGCTATTGTGTAGAGCCTGATAAGGTAAGATGCTCCAACTGTGAATACTGGGGTTATAACCACGGCAAGGTAATGAACAGTATGGGTGAGAGTAAATGTATGAAGCGAAAGAACGAGCGCACCTGGTGTCGTCAATTCTGCCGAGGTTTCGTGCCGAAATCAGGAAAGTAAATCATTTGGGCTGGATGAACAAAAATCCAGCCCAATTTTTGTATAATTTTCCACTTGACATTTTCGGCCGCGCGCTCACGATTGTGGCGCCCGGCATTTTTGTCAATAGGTATACTTCACAAATTTTTCACCGCAATTTTGTGCATTTTGACGATTGACTTCTATCCCGTAATACGGTATAATGGCTATACTGAAACAAGGAGGTAAGAACAATGGAGTTGAAGAAAGCGTATCAGATGGTTTTCGCAGACCTGCGTGAATGCCCTATGTTCCAAGGGCGGTATGACACCATCAATGGCAATCCCTACTTTATGTCCGGCATCAGTACGGTTATGGAAGTCATTGCCAATCGCGCCTATGATGATGATTTCGCTGAGAAGTTCTCCAATGAATTTTGCGACAATATGTTAAGGAGTAGAGAAAATGTCTGATTTTCAGAAACTGACGCTCAAAAAATGGGTGTGCAATTTCCTCATTGTGTGCGGTTTCGGTCTGCTGGTGTATGGTATGATAAAGTCCACGCTGGTGCTGTACGGGGCTGTCGCCATCCTGACCCTGACTATCGCGGGCGCGTGCGCGTATACTCTGATAAGTTCTATCCGCTGGGACTGGTGGTTGCGTGGCAAGCTGACAGAGGACGAGTATAAGGCGTATCAGTCCTGTGATAGATGGTTTGGTTTTCAAAATGATAAATACCTGCCGACTGATGAACAAATTGTATGGATGGCTGAAAACACAAACAATTCCTGTGATACGCTGTGGAGTATGTATAATAAACTGACGGAGGGGCATTAACGCCCCTCTTGTTGGGTTTAGTCCTGACTAACTACACGGAACAAAAATCTAATCTTGTGAGAATTTAACTACGACAAAAATTTTTCTTGACATTTTCAATTAAATGTGTTATTATTATTATACTGAAAAAGGAGTGATGATTATGAACGCAATTATCCTATTCATTGTCTGTACCGCTATCAATGTGGTGCTGTCCACCATCAAATCCATTCTGACTGTCAAAGGCAATAAGTGGGTAGCCGCCGGTATCAATGCGCTGACCTATGGCTTCTATTCCTATGTCATTATCCTAACCAACATTGACGGCGTTTCTACACTGGCAAAAATGAGCATCACCGCCGCCTGTAATTTCATCGGTGTACTGGCGGTTAAGTGGGTGGAAGAGCTGGCGCGCAAGGAAAAATTGTGGAAGATTGAAATGACTGTCCCCACAAAGTATCGTGCCGCTGTGGATTTTGACCTGCGAGACATTCCCCATTCATACATTGAGATTAGCAATAAACACACGCTATTCAATTTCTATTGTGCCACGCAAGCCGAGAGCAAAAAGGTCAAAGACATTGTGGCGCAATATGGCGCAAAATATTTCGTGGCAGAAAGCAAAAATTTGTAAAATAGGGGTTGACAAATCAGCCCCTCTGTGTTAGAATGGTATCATCAAATAAGGGAGGACAACAAAATGGAAATGATTAAAGTTTTCAATGACCACACTGGCGAAATCCTTGAAAAGACGTTCGTAGACCCCGCGGACGCGGACGACTTCGAGTTCATTTTCGACTTCCTTGAAGCGAGATACGAACGCTACCACAACGGCGAACAAATTTATTAAGGAGGAACAACAAATGTTTACTGCTCTGTTTTTGGTACTGGTATGCCTTGGCATCGACTTCCTGTTCTCTGCTGGACTGGTCTGGCTTCTCTGCTGGCTTCTCCCCGCCATTGGCATCGTGTCCATCGGCTCTTTCGTTATCGCGTTCTCGTGGAAACTGGTGCTGGTGGTTTGGCTCATTGTCGCAATCCTGCGCTCCATCTTCCGCGTCACTGTCAAGAGTTAATAAATGAAAAATCTCCCAAATTTGGGAGATTTTTTTTGTTCATTTTACCTATTGACAAACGCCCCTATTTGTGGTATACTCGGCCGAGCGCCCACGGCCCTGGCGCTCGAAATTTCCATTATACACCCTGCCAGCAATTTTGTCAATAGGTAAATTGAACAAATTTGCCCAAGCGCGCATCCCGAAAATTTGTGCGAAATGACCAAGAGCAGAATTGAAAAAACTGTTGACAAATCGCGTTTTATCCTGTATAATAGCATTACAATCAAGAAAGGAAGTTGATACTATGACTATCTATCTGGACATGGACGGGACTATCACCGACCTGTATGGCGACCCTAACTGGCTGGCAAAGCTGGAAGCCGCGGACACGAGCGTATATGCGGACGCCCGCCCGCTTGTCCACTTCTCCACCCTCGCCCGCTATCTGAACCGCTTACAGGCGCGTGGCTACAATATCGGCATCATCAGTTGGCTGTCCAAGAGCGGAACGGATAAGTTCAATGCCGAAGTAGCCGAGGTCAAGCGAGAATGGCTGGCAAAGCATCTCCCCAGCGTTCAGTGGGACGAAATCCATATTGTCCCCTATGGCGTCCCCAAGTCCACCTGCGCCACCTGCCCCGCGTCTATTCTATTCGATGATGAACAGCGCAACCTCAACGAGTGGACGGCAAACACCCATAATATGGCATACAATGCCGACCTGCTTATGGAAATTCTGCGCAACCTGTAAAAAAAATAGCAAATAGGGGTTGACAATCTCGCCCCTATTTGCTATAATATGTAATGTAATTAAGGTATGGGACACGATGGTAAGCCCAACCAAGAGAAAAGGAGAATGAACAATGAAAAATATCTACTGCACGCTGGACACTGAAACGGTAGGCGGTGCGGCTCACCCCACGGGAATGTATAATGTGGGCGCGATTATCCACGACCGCAAGGGCGAAATCCTTGCCACCACTTCCCTGCTGGTGATGGAGCATTATGACGAAATCGCCACCGATGGCTATGCCAAGAAGAATTTTCCCAAGTATGCCGAACGGCTCAAAGCTGGTGAAATCTCCGCTATCGCCACGGAGCGCGAAGCCTATGAGGTAATCAAAAACCTGTGCGACCATTACGGCGTTCGCTATGTGATGGCATACAATTCCGGTTTTGACTTCTGCAAGACCTGTTTCCGCGACCTGCTGGACACTTTCGAGTTCATCGACCTGTATCTTATGGCACTGGAAACTATCACCCACAAGAAGTCCTATGCGGAATATTGCCGAGAGCATGGCAAGCGTTCCAAGAATGGCAAGACCTGTGCAACCTCTGTCGAAGCGGTGTATGGCTATCTCCACGGCAATCCTGACTTTGAGGAAGAACACACCGCCCTGTCTGACGCTATGCAGGAAATGGAAATTTTCCTTGCCTGTCAGAAGATGCACAAGCGATACACCAAGAACGTCCACGCATGGGACGCACCCTTTGAGGTAAAATGTTTTCCCAAGTTTTGAGATTGGGGCTTGACAGTCCCTTTCTCATGTGGTATAATGACTATACTGAAATAAGGAGGTAAGCGAAATGCCGAAGCAAGTTCTGTTTAAGAGCGACCATTCAGATGGCGTTCAGGCGGGTATTCAGACTGATGACGGAAATGTCATTTGTGCCTGCTGTGGTGGAGTATTCGAGGGCGAGGAAACTACCATTCTCCATGAATTCGACTACTGGGTTGACTTTTCGGAATGGATTGGCGACCCTGACCTGACTGAATACCGCAAGCACGACACCCCGTAAAAAAAGTTTGGAATGGGGGTTGACAACGCCCCCATTCCATGCTATAATAACATTACAAATTCAAGGTAGGGGAAACGATGGTAAGCCCCACCAACAGAAAAGGAGAAAAAACTATGAAAGCTCGCTATGCCAATGTTCACAATTTCAACCGCACGGTCAAGACCTACAAGTGGCTGGTAGACCTATTCGGAAACAAGGAGTTCACTTCCGAGGACTTCTCCAAGGCAAAGCACGACTACCGGCGGTACACCTACAATTCCCTGTCGTTCCTGCGGGACGAGGGTATCATCAAGGTGGTACGCACCGAGAAAAGCACCAAGGAAATCAAGATTGACCCGTGGGAAGCGGAAATCTGGATGATTGACAAGGATGGCAACGCTCTGATGACCGAGTATGACTGGATGCGTTTGCCGGGAGTGGCGCAGAACGCTCTGCTGGCTATGAATGGACAGGATTTCCGCACGGAGTGCAAGGACACCAAGACCGTGGAAAAGGAGAAGCTCATTTACACGGTCAATCCCGATGGTATGCTGAACTGGCGCAAGGGCTATGGGCGTCTGTTGGCTATGAGGGCTGATGCGCTGGCGGGCGAAATCGTCAAACTGAACGAAAAGCGGGACACATTTCTCGCTTGTCAGATGGACTAAAAAAATGAGGGGATTTTCCCCTCATTTTTTGTGCATTTTTACCTATTGACAAATGTGCCTGGGTGTGGTATAATGGCCGGCCGATTTCGCGCGTCTCGGCCGGAATTCACCATTATACACCCCGCCAGCAATTTTGTCAAGAGTTTTTTTACATAAATTTTTTTATTTATTTTTCCCGAAACTTGTATAGTTTGCCTATTGTAATCCATACCCACCTGTGCTATACTACATAATGTCAAGAGGGAACAGCAAGTCGCCTCGCAAGAGCCACGCTGGCGGGTGTGATAACTCGGTAACTGACCCGCAAATTCCCTCTTGACAATCCCCAGCACCTGTGCTATAATTGATAATGTCAAGAGGGGAACAGCCCCACCCAAGAAATCCACGGGTCGCGAACCGTGAGAGAGTAAAGGAAGTAAGCCCTATACCAGCGCAGTAATCCCAAACGATGAACGAAAAGTGAGTGGATTGGTCAGTTCGTCCATGCGCATGGAAACGTTGAACCAACAAGCAACACCTTATTCGTCAGGCGAGGTTGTAAGTCGTTGTGAATACTTGTGGGACGTTCCCCTGTTGACACTATTAAAAAAAATCAAGAATTTTGAAAAAAAGTCTTGACAATCCCAGCGCAAGCTGTTATAATAGATAATGTCAGGAGGGTAAAGCCCTCAAAACCAAATGGAGAAAGGAATTGATACTATGGCTAACACTAACACCGCCACCCGTAAGCCCACCAAGCGCGACAATTTCACCGCCCTGCTCAAGCTGTCCGAGGTCAAGGCTGACCCCAAGCTGGTGGAGTTCATCACCCACGAAATCGACCTGCTCGACCGCAAGAACACCGTGGACAAGAAGCCCACCAAGACCCAGCAGGAGAATGAGGTTATCAAGACCTCTGTCCTGTCCGCTATGGAGAGCAACCGGCTGTATTCCATCAGCGAGATGCTCAAAGAGTTCCCCGTCTGTAAGGACATGAGCAATCAGAAGCTGTCCTCCCTCGTCCGGCAGATGGTGCTGGATAAGCAGGTGGAGCGCGTGGAGGACAAGCGCAAGGCGTTCTTCCGCAAGGTGAGCGCGTAAACCTCAAAGGGTGGGGATTGCTCCCCACCCTAACCCTGAAAGGAGTACCGCATGACTGACCGAGTTGCCGACCTCATGCGAAAGCTGGATTGTACCGAAGCCGAAGCAAAGGACATTATTGTTCAAGATGCTATCATCGACAAGGGCGGCAATCCGTTTCCGCTGACCGAGGAACAGGAAAAGGCAAGCAAGAAAGCGCGTGGAGTAGGACGCCAGCCGACCGCATACAAGTTCGCGCCAAGAGAAAGAAAGGCTAATCTTACGAAGCAAGGCATTATCACCTTGCTGACCGAGACACTGACCACATACGGCGCGACTGACCTGAACGTGAGCAACGCGGAGCGCGAATTTTTATTCACGCTTGATGGAACAAAATATAAGGTTGTGCTTAGTTGCCCGCGCAAGTGAGGGAGAGAAATCTCCCTCATTTTTTTTGTGTATTTTGCCTATTGACAAATCCGAGCGCGTGTGGTATAATTTGGCCGGGCGCTTACGGTCCTGGCGCCCGGTTTTCGGCACATTATACAATTTCAGAAATTTTTTCCGCAAAATTTTGTGCATTTTGCCTATTGTAATTCTCCTGTAATGTGCTATAATGATGATACTGAAAGGAGCGATGAATGATGGAGTTTCCGAGAGTTCAGGATTTTATCCTGACCATTCAGCAGGCGGTATCTGAAAAGCCGAGACTGGTCAGACAGGCAGACAGTCTGTGCCGCGTTATCCACAACGAATACCCTAATGTCAAGATAGTCACCAGCAACGGCGCGACCAAGGAATGTCTGGTGTTTCCTGAGCTGGGCTATGTTCTCAAATGGTCTATGGAGACGCGGGACGCAGAGCGCGAAGTGGCTGTGTATCAGAAAGCCGTAGACGCAAACCTCGCTGATTTTTTCCCCGCCACTATGTTGGCTGGCTACATTGTTTCTCCTCGTGATGGCGAAGCGATTGCGTTCACCGCTCAACAGATTATCACCAACTGTGCTCATAAAATCTGCTGGCAAGAGGATGGGCTGAAAAATCGTCTTATCCGTATCGCAAAGACTGTTCCTGATTGCCGAGTTAATCAGATTGAACGGCAGTTCCGCAAGGCAGACCAAAATGGCTATGGGCGCAACCTTGATGGATTGTGGGCAAAAGTCGCCGTTTCCCTCCACGGTAAGCGCAAGGTTATCGCCCTCTGTGAGTTCGTCAAGAAGTATCACATAAACGACCTCCACGGCTCAAACATTGGGTACATTGGCATTTCTCCTGTTATCCTCGATTTCTCCGGCTATGGCGTTCGGGACGAGTTAGAGTTTTGAAAAAAACTCTTGACAAATCGCCCCGCCTGTGCTATACTAATATTGTGAGGTGAGAAAAATGAAATGGCGATTGTATCGACCACCTTAGTAGTCAATCATTGTTTGATTAGATAGTTTAATGATTGATTATATTTAATTCCCCGGCCAAGATGGATTTTAACAGAGTGTTTGTCCCCTCGACAGTTTCTTCTCAAACGCTATCTTGAACCCCTCGTTAGAAATTGGGACTGGGTACGAAGTTCTAACCACATTCACCGCGTGCCGAGAAAGACCATCTATGTGGGCATTGCGCCCGTCTGATTAGGTCTGCTGTGTAGAAGTGGGCTGGCTGTCCGGACGGCTGGCGAGTATCAACAGGGGAACCAGCGTAGTAGCCAACTACGCTGGTTTATTTTTGTGCAAATTGCCTATTGACAAATGCGCTCAAATGTGTTAAAATGAGTCGGGCGCTCACGGATGTGGCGCCCGAAATTTCCATTATACCACGTGGCACAAATTTTGTCAAGTGTTTTTTTGCACAAATTTTAGATGTTGAAAATCCCATTTTTTTGTGAGTATTGACTATTGTAATTTGCCCAAGGGTGTGGTAATATATAATTGTTCCAAGGGAGAGGGTAAGACCTCCCGGCGGGGCGTGTACCTTAAAAAAATTCCACAAATCCGAAAAAAAGTCTTGACAAGGCTTCGGATATGTGTTAGAATATAGATGTTCCAAGAGGGAAACAACAATATGGTGGGCGACACCTAAAAACGCAGAAAGGGTTGATACTATGACTAACACCACTTCCTCTGTTCGTCTGACCAAGCGCGACTATTTCACCGCCATTCTGTCCAAGGTGGATATGGACGCCACCTATGACATTTCCAAGGGTGATGCCACTGTCAAGGTTTCCGGTGCTGATGTGGCGGGCTTCCTGAACCACGAGCTGGAACTGCTCGACCGCAAGAACACCGTGGACAAGAAGCCGACCGCCATGCAGGTGGCAAACGAGGGTATCAAGGCTGACATCAAGGCGTTTCTGGACGCCCACAAGGGCGAGAAGTACACCGTGTCCGCTCTGATGAAGTCTGTCCCCGCTATCGCCGATGCGTCCAATCAGAAGGTTTCTTCTCTGGTGCGTCAGATGGTGCTGGACGGTCAGGCAGACCGTATCGAGGATAAGCGCAAGGCGTATTTCACCGCCAAGTGAGACAAGAGGGGGAGATAACCTCTCCCCCTCTCTCCTCTAAAATCTGAAAAGGCGGTGTTTTATGGCTGAAATCTCCAAAACCGAATGGCTGAAAAACGCTATGGCGAAAATGGGCTGGACTGCCGATGAAGCGGAAGCCGTGTGGAACTCTGACCGAGAAATCGACAAGGGTAAGGCACAGGATTTTGACCTGTCGAAAGAACAGCTCAAAGTCGCACAGAAATTCGCTAAGACTGGCACACGCAAGACCCCCACCGCATACAAATTCACCACAAGGGAACGCAAGGCAAATCCCACGAAAGCGTCCATTATCGCTGAACTCGCAACATTTTTGACCGAAAACAGCGAAAATGCCTGCGAAAATGTGGAAATAACTAATAAAGAGAGACAGATTGCATTTTCGGTTGGTGAAAATTCCTATGAACTGACCCTTGTGCAGAAGCGCAAGCCGAAAAGTTGAGAAAATGGGGGAGAAATCCCCCATTTTCCCCAGAAAATGAGGAAAAAAGTGTGAAAAACAAGGAATTTTTGTATGTTGGACACTATTATGATGAAAATGGTGTCTACATTCTGAAAATAGGCACGACTAACGACTTAAAGCGTAGACAGCAGGAACACACAAGAAACTACCGCAAGACCGCCGTTCACCGTTTACCGCACAATTCTGAATTTATTTACGATTTTTCGCTACCGCTCTCCAAGTATAACACTTTGCGATACGAGGACAAAAATCGTGAGAACTGGCAGAAAAAGGGATACGGCGTGTTTGTGAGAAATGACAGATTTGCCTGTCCTGTGAAGCCGAAATCTGTTGAAATTACCATTCGTCGAACTTACCAAATCGCCCTATAATAAAACACACAAAATCATTACCCAGGACAAAACAGGGTAATGATTTTGTGTGTTTTTTTAAATATAATAGAATATTAAAGGAGGTTCTATAATGTTATCAACAAAAGAAATTATAGAAAAATATAATTTAACAACTTCACGAGTAGATAAAAATATTTTTATCGCTTTTTGTAAAAGACGTGGAATTGAATTAGTATTTATAGAAAAACGTAATCACACTAATTATTATAATATTATAAAAGATGAAACCTAGGATTTACCTGATGAAGAATGGAAACAGTGTTATGATTTACCAGACTATTTAATATCTACAATGGGGCGTATTAAAAAAGATGGTGTATTTTATAAAGGGGTATTAAATAATGGATATTTATATTTAAATTTACCAAATAAGAAAAAATATAGAATTCATAGACTTGTATTAAATACTTTTCAAACAAATATAAATGCGAACAATTTAGTTGTTGACCACATCAATGGAATAAAAACAGATAATAGACTTGAAAATTTAAGATGGGTAATAAATGAAGAAAATATAAAATTAAATTTTGAAAATAGAAAACCTTTTGATAAAGAAATCACTCGTTTACTTGAAAAATATGGGTATGATAAAACCTTACAAATGATAAAAAATTTAGTATAATTTTTTTATTCAATTTGACTATTGACAACGCCCTCTGACTGTGGTATAATGGGTCGGGCGTTCACGATTGTGGCGCCCGGCATTTTTGTCAATACACATTTTCAACAATTTTTCCGGTGAAAATTTGTATAAATTGACTATTGCATTTTGTCCCGAAATGCGCTATACTATAAACAATCTGAGGGAGCTGGAACCCACCAACAGCACGGAGGCATCTATGAATAAGAGCCAGTTTTTTGACCACGAAATCGAGTTCATTCAGTCTGAGGATTTGCGCTCATTCGTGCGCTACTACTTCGACTGTATTGTTCCCGACTATTTCTGGACTATCGGCGCGAGTTCTTCCGGCAAGTTCCATCCGGCTATGAGCCAAGGCGAGGGCGGTTTGGTGCGCCACACTAAGGCGGTCGCGTGGTTTTGTGAGGAATTGCTCCGCATGAGCCAGTGGGCGTATCTCACTGACGAGCGCAAGGACTACGCAAGAGTTGCCTGTCTGCTCCACGATACAGCCAAGTATGGCTTACACGAGTTCGACAAGGAGTTGTACCCCAAGCACGGCGCGATTGCCGCTGACCAAGTTTGCCGCACATGGATGGTGTTTTTCGAGAGCGACTGCCCCTATGAGTTGACGCAAGCCATCAAGTCTCACATGGGTCAGTGGACTACCGACAAGGCGGACAGACCTTTCACTCCTATCGACAGACTGGTACACATGGCTGACTATGTGGCAAGCCGAGCGTTTATCGACATTCCAGCAATCAACGCCGACTATAACGACAAGGCGGAACTGGACGAAATTTCGCCCGAACTGCCGTGGGAGGAGGAATAATCGTGACCCCTAAATTTTACTTCAACGCTGACGAGAATGTATGCGCGAGCGAGCACTGGGTCATCCAGTATCTCCACATACAAAATCCCGACATAGACGAGGATGAAATCGAGGGCGAACTCCGCTCACGCCGGGAATATTTCGGCTGGTATGAGTGCCAAGTGTCTGATGACATTTTTGACAACTTCTGTTAAGGGTGGAGAAATCCACCCTTAATTTTTGTTCATTTTGCCTATTGACAACGCGGGCCCGGTGTGGTATAATAAAAGGGGAGGTACAACGGGCCGAGCGCGGGCGCTGCGGTCCGAATTTCCATTCTCCCACCCCATATGGAAAATTTTCCGTGATTCTAGCGACCCTCATATGCACCCATATTTTCCCAAAACCCGAGCCCCGCTCGGTACCCATATGCCGCCCGGTTTGACATAAAAAAAAATTTATGTTATAATGATAAAAAAAACCATTTTTTTTCTCGCTTGACTTTTAAAAAAATTTTTTGTATAATATATGTATACAAAATGAAAAGAGGTTATTTTAATGGATAAGAACGATATTCTGACGCGTTTAATGAATGGCGAGAGCGCTGAGGATATTGCTAAGGAAATGACTGCAATGCTGAATGACGCCACTAAGGCATATGCTGACCAGAAGAAGGACAAGGAAAAGATGGCCCGAGCGGAAGCGGTTGCCGATGCTATCAACGACTATGCGGCCTATGTCGGCTATAAGGGCGCAGAGTTGAAGGGCGAGGATGTCATTAAGGTAATGGACAGTTTCCTTAAATTCTACAAGGACCCAGGCAACTTCAAGATTGAGCTCCCCGGTTTCCGTTTTGAGACGAACTCTAAGGGTGCGATTAAGAAGGGCAAAACCGTAGATGAAATCCTCAACGACTGGATTTCTCGCATTTAATTTCGATTAACGTGTCGGCCCAGGTATTTTTTATTTGGGAAATTGGCGATTAGAATACCTGGGCTCGACGTTTTTTGGAAAGGGTATCTTGAAAAATTCAGAGGATGACGATAATGATGAAATTGAGTGATGAGTTGGTACCGAGCGGGGGCACCAAACTTCTATCATTTTCTTTTATCAATATCATCATTCTACCATAATCATTTTCTTTTATCAATATCATCATTCTACCATAATCATTT